GTGGAGTCGATGATGTCCAGCGCGCTTGCGCCGGCGATCCCGGCCACCCCGTTGCCCGCCCGGCTTTCCATTTTATCGCAAATGACTGTTTTCATAATTGAGGGCCCCTTAAAATTTATTGAAGTGCGGGCTGAGGCAGCTGGCCAGCGAGGTGGGCATGCCAGTGTCGTAGAGGCCCAGACATGCCGCCGCTTTATTGGCAAATAGTATCTTGCCATTGGGTAGCATCACTCCGCCTGAGTATGCGAAATACTTAGGGACCACCATCGGTTCCCTGGCCGGTCCATTCGTATACGTATTGGTCACTGGATCGTAGATGCTGACGAAACCCCAGCTGTGCGGCACAAAGCACACTTTGCCGTTGGGCATGAGCACACCCCCGGCGAAATCAGACCAGCCGCCACCACGTTCGCATTGTGCGGAGAGGGTGTTAGAGGTCGGATCGTACACACAGACATTGGTGCTGTCATGGGGCACTAGGCATACTTTTCCGTCAGACAGCAGCACCCCGCCGGAAAAGGCACAGCCATTGGCGTCAGGCACATACGGGCCGCGTGTATAGGTGTTGTCCCCTGGGTTATACACGTATATGCGGTGTATGTTATAGTGTGTCACCAGGCACACTTTGCCATCGGGCAGTAGCACCCCACCGGAAAAAAACGGCGGCACGGTCATCACATCTGCCGACATGTCGCATGGGGTTATGGAGTGGGTCGCTGGATCATACACCAGGATGACGGGGCTAAATGACGCGCTATGCGCGCTATACCACGGCACCATGCACACCTTGCCGCTGGGCAGTAGCACTCCGCCTTGATATTGCGCCTCAGCAGGCGTCGCGCAGTCGCTGGCGTACGTGTTGGCGACCGGATCATAGATCCCCACGTAGCCGGATGTCGTCGGGATTAGGCATACCTTGCCATTCGGCAGCAGCACTCCGCCGGAGAACCCGCTGGCTATCGGCCCATTGGTGTAGGTGTTCGATGATGGATCGTATATTCCGACATAAGCCGCCGTGTCCGGCACCAGGCACACTTTGCCGTTGGGCATGAGCACGCAACCTGAAAACCCCCCGTCAGTGGCCGGTCCCGGCGTGAAGCTGCCGCGCCACGTGCCGGCGTCGCCGCCTCTTATCGAAAGCGCGCCGGGCCTGGCGCCGCCCACGACCTCAACGGAGCCCGTCCGCGCCTCGACCCTATCCGCCGTGTTGTAGCTCATCGGATCACCACCTGTTAGCGATCACGGTGACCCACTCGTAGGTGCTGGCCCCCGTCTGCATGACCATGTCGGCGTAGCTGTTGCTGCCTGACGTGCGGTAGCGCATCGTGCCGACCGTGGCCGCGGACGGCGTGGAGGCGTCGTCGGCGATTTGTAGGCCGCCCGAGACGCGCAGCTTGGCGAATGTTGGCGTGTTTGCGACATCCAACCCCAATTGCTGTCTTATGTCAGCCGCATTATCGCTTATAGTTGTCATTTTTTAACCCTCAAATGGGAACATCGGTGGCGCGTTCGGATCGACTGGGACTGGAGGCGGGTAATTCTTGCTTGGGTCACGCTTATAAGCCTCGTGCAAATAGGCCGATTGAATCATTCCAAATAATTGGGCATAACTTACTTTCGATTCAGTCGGCTCCAGTGTGATTGGATCGAAAATTGGAAATTCTTCTGTCATGTCTGGGGTAAAACTGAATCCGGCCAAATCCTTTTGGAAATCCGTGTCGTCCTGCGCGACGTTCGCATATTCCCTTTCGAGGCATTCGACAGACCAGCCAGCCATTGATTTGCCAGAGCGGCGGATTCCGAAATAGCGTGCGGTCATCTGCGGGATAGTGTTGTCTGAGTAGTTCATTGGTTCTCTCCTTTTTTAGAATTTGTTGAGTGTGCCGCCAAGTAGCAGCGGCGTGGGGAAATTAAGAGACGCATGGGATATGGCTCCAGCGTATATCCGCGCCTGCGTTGCGTTGAATGGCACGCAGAACACACGCCCGTCGGGCAGCAGGACGCCGCCAATGTATGCGTTACCGCCCGGCGCGGCGCCAACGTCGGTGAAACCGCCTGCCGCATCATATATCCGCGCCTGCGTTGCGTTTAATGGCACGCAGAACACACGCCCGTCGGGCAGCAGGACGCCGCCCTGGTATGCGCCAGCGACCGGCGCGGCGCCAACGTCGGTGAAACCGCCTGCCGCATCATATATCCGCGCCTGCGTTGCGTTGAATGGCACGCAGAACACACGCCCGTCGGGCAGCAGGACGCCGCCAACGTATGCGCAACCGCCCGGCGCGGCGCCAACGTCGGTGAAACCGCCTGCCGCATCATATATCCGCGCCTGCGTTGCGTAGTGTGGCACGCAGAACACACGCCCGTCGGGCAGCAGGACGCCGCCCTGGTATGCGCCAGCGACCGGCGCGGCACCAACGTCGGTGAAACCGCCTGCCGCATCGTATATCCGCGCCTGCGTTGCGACGTATGGCACGCAGAACACACGCCCGTCGGGCAGCAGGACGCCGCCAACGTATGCGCCAGCGACCGGCGCGGCGCCAACGTCGGTGGACGACCATGCGGCCGTGTCTACCGTCAATCGATTTTTATTCGCAGTAGTCAGTGATTTGTGTTGTTTGTAAATGGATCTGATCATCAGCGGGGAAATGGTGTCGTAGACATTGGCGACCGACTGCAATTTAATTTTGCCGTCTTTGCACAGCACGCCGTCAACATCAACGCCATGCGCGGACGTGACTTCGGCGATATGATTTGTTTTAACGCTGTTGGCGGCGGCCACCGCGACATCCCCGCCAACCCTGAGCAGCTCGCTGCCGCCGGGGTCGGTGCCGACGATCACGTCGCCATTTTTCCGCACGGTGACGAAAGGAGCCACTCCGTGCACGTTGGCGTGTCCGCCGCTTCCGTGCGCGTATCCTATTTTCAACCCGCCAGCGGCGCTGGCGGGCCCGTCGTGCATTATGCCCCACACGTCGAAATCGCTGGTGTTGGCGCCGTTGACCAGCACAAGCCCGTAGTTTGGCCAGGCACCGTTGTATTGAGTGGCCACCATCAACGCGCTCATAGTTCCCGCCGAGTTGTTGTTGCTGAACAACGCCGTCGCGCGGGAATCCTCGTAGCATCCGCAAGCACCTGTGAAAGCCGACGGCGTGCGCACTAGGGAATCCTTGAGCAGCACGCCGTCAACATCAACGCCATGCGCGGACGTAATCTCTGCGATATGATCCGCCGATAATGATTCCGCAGCCGGGCGGGTCGGGATATTGCCGGACGCGGTGCCCGTGGTGCCGGTGGCTGCGGTGCCTAGGCCGTGGACGCTGGCGCCGGTCGCGGCGATATGCGTGTCGATCTGGGCGTGCGTGTTCGTGCCGACGCTGGTCAGGTCGCCGTGGCTGCGCGTGGCGAGCTGCGTCAGGCTGCCGGACTTCAACGCGTAGCCGGACAGATCCTGGTCGCCCGTGTTGATGCCGGACAATGTGCTGATACCCAGCTTCGTCTTGATCGTGCTGGCGGTCTCGTCGCCGGTGTTGGCCCCGGTGATGGCGTCCAGCTTGGTCTTGTCCGCGGAGGACATCGACCCGGCCGCCGATGTGGTGGCCGCGCTGATGCTGATGGCGGGCGTGGTCCCGCCGGACGACACGATCGGAGCAGTTCCGGAAACAGCCGTCACCTGCGCCGCGTTGGCGACGTTGCCCAGTCCCACGTCGGAGCTGATCAGCGACACGACGCCGGTCTTGCCGGCGACGCTGTCCACGGCCCCCGACGTGATGTACACGAACGCCGATCCACTCCAGCGGTAGGTCTTGTTGGTGTCCAGCGCCACGTAGATCTTGCCCGTTGCCTTCGTCGAAAGCGCGTTCAACGCCGTCAGCGAGGCCGCCTCTACGACGTCGTCCACGTAGCTGGGCAACTGCGTAGTGGGCACGAGCCCGTTGGCGTCGAGGCTGGCGTAGCCGCTGGCCTGGCCTTTGTTGGCGGCATTTTCAGCCGTGTAGCCTAGAGCGGCCTGCTTGGCCGTCCATGCCGTGATTTGGGCGTCCGTCACGAATCTGTTGCTGGAGTCCTGCGTGATGATCGACGGCGCGTGGTTCGCCGGATGCGTGTAGTTGGTGGCCCCGGCGGCGATGCCCGCCAGCTTGGTCTGCTCGGCGGCCGTGTAGGCTTTGTTGGTGGCGCCGGACGCGACATCGTCCTGGGTCAGCGTGATGTCCGCGGAGAGGGCCTTGGCGTTCACCGTGCGGGCGGTGGGCACGCCGCCTAATCCGCTAAGAGTTTGATCGCCGGTGTTGGAGCCCGAAAGGGTCGTGATCTCCAGCTTGGTTTTGATCGTGGAGGCCGTCTCGTCGCCCGTGTTCGTCCCGGATGTGTTGCCGATGACCGTCTTCTGAGCGTCCGTGCAGTAGCGTTTATTAGCGGAGTCCGCGATGTCCGCCGTGGTGGCATCGGCGCCGGAAGTGATCAATCCCTTGGAGTCGTATGTGATCTTGGTCTTAGTCGCTCCGGTGATCGCCGCGTTGGCGACGACCGCCGCGTCGGCTTTCGCGCCCTGTGTGGCCGTGGCGTAGCTGCCGGACGCCTGTTTACCATCCAATGCGGTCTGCAATCCGGAGACGCCTGAAATTGTATGGGCGGAGCCGTCGGCCTTGGCGGCATGGGCGGACACCGCCGAGCTGGCGGCCCCCGCGGACTCATAACTGCCTGAGGCCTGCTTGCCGTCGAGCGCCGTCTGCAACCCTGAGATGGCTGAAATCGCCGCGCCTGACTGAAGGGCGCTGTCGGCCTTGGTTCCCTGCGCGGCCGTGGCGTAGGCCGACGCGGCGGTCGTGGCGGCCGTGCCCAGGCCCGATATGTCCGCGGCGGCCAGATCCACCGCGCCGACCTTGCCGGCCACGCTCAGCACGGCGTTGGGCGGTGTGAGCAGCTCCTGCCAGTTGGCCAGCGTAGCGGGCCCGGCCACCTTCAAAATGAACGATTTGCTGACATCCGTGCGGATGGCCACGTCGCCCACCTCGGCGGTGGACAGCGCCAGCATGGCGGCCTGGTCGGCGGCGATGAACGTGTCGGTGATGGCCAGCGCCGGCAGCTGGCTGGCGTCTACCTTGCCGCCCACCAGGTCGGCCTTGGCCGAGAGGGCCGTGGAGAGGCCGCTGACCGTGGATATGGCGGTCCCGCTTTGAAGCGCGGTGTCGGCCAGCGCGCCTTGGGCGGCCGTGGCGTATGACCCGGCCGCCTGCTTGCCGTCAAGGGCGTCGACCAGCCCGCTGATCATGGCCATGGCGGTGCCCTGCTGCAAGGCCGTGTCGGCCTTCGCGCCCTGGGCCGCGGTGGCGTACCCGCCCACCGGCTGCTTGCCGGCCAGCGCGGCCACCAGCCCCGTGATCTGGGCCTGCTCCAGCGTGAGGGCGTCGGAGCCGTACCGGGCATGGGTGGCCGCGTGCTCGGAAGTCACCCCGATGCTGTTGAACCTGGCGTCGTCGCCCGCGGCCACGGTTCCGGCCGCGAAGCCGACCGGCAGGCCGGCGTAGGCCACCTTGCCGTCTTTCAGCACAACCCCGTCGACGACCACGCCCTGGGCTGAAGTCGCCTCCTCGATCCGATCCAAATAAGCGATGTTACTGCAGCCCATGGCGCCCCCCCCTGATCCTGTTTTATTTTTATTTCAATGGAATGTCATTTTTCAGTCTATGGAAAGGGCCGGGGGTCGGACCCGGCCCTTGGGTGCTTAGAACACGCCGCCGTCGACGATGGCGACATAGAGGTCGTCCCCGTCGAGCTTGATGGAGACGGCGTCGACGTTGACCTTGAGGGATCCGTCGGAGTCCTGGCCGAGGCCGAGTCCGGCCACGTCGCTGTTGATCTTGGCGGCCGTGACGGCGTCGTCCTTGATCTTGCCGGTGAGGACGGCGTCGGTGGCCAACTTGGCGTCGGTGACGTTCTCGTCGGCGATCTTGGCGGTCGTGACGTTGCTGTTGAGGATCTTGGACGTGATGACCGAGTCGGCGGCCAGCTTGGCGTCGGTGACGTTGTAGTCGGCGATCTTGGGGGTCGTGATGGCGCTGCTCTTGACTTGGAGCGTGTCTACCCCGGAGGCCTTGATCTGGATCTTGCCGGAGCTGACTTCGATCATGGTTCCGTCGACGGCCACGCCGGCGCCGTTGGCGCTAAGCGCGATCGGGGCGACGTTGGCCGTGGTGACGTCGGACTTGATCCTGAGCTGCCCGTCGGTCAGGTCGGAGCTGAGCTCCAAGCCGCCGGTGGATTCAAGGTCGAGCCCGACCTCGTCCGCGGGGAGGACCTTGATGCCCGCGCCCATGTTGATGCTGATGGTGTTGCCGCTCTTGGACAATCCGGAGCCAGCGTCGATCTGGCCGGCGCCGGAGAACTGGACCCACCCGGCGCCCTCAGCGTCGAAAGTGTAACCCGCGTCGAACTCCTTGTCGAGGACGGCCCAGTTGGCCTCAGGCATGACGCCGGAGTTCCAGGCGCCGCTGGCGACGGTGTAGATCTTGTTGTCGGTGGAGAGGACCACGCGGTAGCCGTCGGCCAAGGCGGCCGCGGACGGGAGGGCCGCCACGATCTTGTCGACAGGCGGCTTCCAGGTCAAGCCTGTGATGCTGTTGTCGACGTAGTTCTTGGTCTTGTCGGAAGACCAGAGCTTGGTGGAGCTGACGGATGCGTCGTCGATGACGCGGTGGATGGTCTCGTCTGCGATATGGTCTGCGGCGGCCTCGGCGGTGACCGAGTGGGTCCCGTCGTCGATGCGCGTGACCATGCCGCTGCTGACCTGGGTGGCGAGCACTTTGGCGTACGTGCCGTCGGCCAAGTCGTCGATGCTGGTGGCGGAGGCCTGGACCCAGCCGGTGACGGATCCCTGGTCGAGCCAGAGGATCTTGGTGTCGGTCGCGAAGTACAGCTGGCCGGGAGTCTTGGCGGTGCCCTTGGCGGAGTCAGCCCCGCTCTTGACCTTGCCGATCAGATTCTTGTTCTTGTCCTCGTCCACGACGTAGACCTGCTTGGTGTCCGTGGTGAAAAGAATTTCACCGATGGCCAAGCTGGAGCCGAGGAGTGCGTCGAGATTCTCTTGCGAGCCGCGTTTGATTTGGATCTTCTGGAAGTTAGCCATTGCTATCCCCTTTTTCGTTTCTGTTTCTGCCTTGTCTCTACACTATATGCGAAGGCTCCCTCGCGGGGCCGGACGTCTTAGAACGTGCCGCCGTCGATGGCGGACACCGTGAGCACCTGCGAGCCTGAATTGCCCGCCATGGCGAGCACGTTGGGATCGTACGATATGGAGATGCCGCTGCCGTCGCCGGCCACGGAGAGGCCGCCGTCGACCGCCGCTACGGTCGGATCCAGCGCCGCCGGTAGGACGGCCTGCTGCGCCAGCTTCAGCGTGGCGTAGGTCTCCTGCCCCGTCTGTGATATGACAAACTCGGGTCCCACCGCCACGGCGACCTCGTTGTCCAGCCGGATCAAACCGGCGCCGAACGTCAAGGCGGCCGACGCGCTGAACTGGACCCAGCCCGCGCCCACTCCGCCGTTCTGCGTGTCGGCGTTGTAGGTCCACGCGCTGTCGTCGGTCTTGACCAGCACCGCCCAGTTGTCCACGGGCGCCGTCACGACCCAGGAGGTCGTGGCCAGGTCGTACGTGTAGATGGCCTGGTCGTCGTCGGTGGTCATCCAGCGCATGCCGTCGGCCATTCCGGTGAAGGCGAGCCGCTCGGCCTTGGTGCCCATCATGTCCACGGGCTCGCGCCACGTGAAGCCCTCCACGGCCGCGTCGATGTAATCCTTGGCCTTCTTGCCGGACCACAGCTTGGCGGCGTCGTAGGAGCTGTCGTCGATGACGTGGTGCAGGACGGACGTGTCGGCCAGCGGCGCGCCGGTCTCGTCCAGCTCGTTGACGTGGTGGTAGAGCTCGTCGGCGGTCAGCGCCGCGCCGCCCTCGGCGGTGGCCGTGGGGGCGTACAGTTTGACGATCTTGCCCGCGCCGTCGCCGGTTCCGGTCTCGGTCGCCTTGATCTTGTTGTAGAGGCTGCCGTCGGGCACGCCATCCAGGTCGCGGCTGCCCACCTGCTCCCAGGTCGCGCCTACTCTTTTAAGCCAGAGCTTGCCGGTGTCGTCACAAAAAAACAAAGACCCTGCGGGTAGCTCCCCCGCGAGCCGCTCGGCGTTGGTGCCGACCTGCACGCCGCCGATGAGATTCTGAGTGTGGACGCCTTGGACGACCGTGTTCACGAACACCTGCTTGGTGTCGGTCGTGAAGATGATCTCACCGTCGTCGAAGGCGCCGCCGGGCAGGGCCTGCATGGCCTCCAGCGTGCCACGTCTGAGTAGTATCTTGCTTGGTTTCGCCATTGTCGACTCCCCTGTTCAGTTAGATTACTATAATACCTAGAATACGCCGCCGTCTACCCCGTCCAGCATCGATCCGCCCACCGCCTCGTCGACTCTGGCTATCGTCTGCCGCGTGGCCTCCTCCCAGCCAGGCGTGAACGCGCCTTGGTACAGCCCCACCTTGGCCGTGGCCCTGTACAGCGTCGCCGGACCCTCAAGCGGGTACGTGCCCTCCCGTATGGACTCCGAGATCCTGATCGCGTCGCTGCACAGCAGCTCGGACAAGTAAGTCACCGTGAATTCTTTGCCGGACTGATCCACCACGCGGTCGCCCAGCGCGACGAGCGCGGCGGCCTCCGTGTCATCGCAGGTCAGCGAGACAGAATACTCGTAGTTGGCCAAGCTGACCGGCGCCACCGCCGACAACTCGCCCGACGTCGATAGCGCGGGCCTGTACGTCCGCTGCCCGGGCGTGCCCAGCGTGGACGCGTAGTCCGAATCCTCCGCGGGCGTGTTCGGCCCGGCGGCGTAGGCCACGCCACCGTCCACGAAGTCCGCGGGCTCGCCTTCCCAACCCGCCACGGCGAACTCAGAGGCCGCCGAGTCGGTTATGACGTCGCCGGTCTGCAGGTAGGGCGCCTTGAACGGATCCTGGAAGTACAAGTTGAAGGCGTGTGGGCTGCCCGCCGACACGGCGTATATCCACACTTTCTGATTCAGCATGGCGTCAACCCATTTTTAGGTACAAAATCGAATCTGTGTCACCCACGATGGTGTTGTAGGCCGACACCCGGATCTGCGTCAGGTCCCTGTTGGTCTTGAATGTGCCCGCCGATGGCGCGCCGATGTTCCACGCTATTCTGGCCGGGGCCGTGCGGTACACGATCGAGGCGTCGATCAGGGTCTTGCCCACGTTGTGGATGAGGATCAGGTCGGTGGTGGCCATGGTGCCCAGGTCCGTGCTGATCCGCGCGTCGCCCGAGACCACGCCCTGCAGCAGCAGCCACCCGTCCGGGATGCCGCCGGCCGGGGCGTTGGCTATCTTGGCGGTCACGGTGTTGGTCGGCGTCACCGCGTCGTAGCCGAGCCGGATCAGGTACTCGACCGTCTTGAACTTGTCGTCGACGTACTTCTTCGGCGCGGCCTCGCAGTCCAGCGTGGGTGCCGCGTACACTTTGCCGATCTTGAACGTCGACCGCATCGTGCCTGCCAGATCGGAAAGAAAACGGACCATGCTGAACCTCGCCGATGGAAATTGGAAAGCGGGGGCTTTACGGGGCCCCCGCTAATGTCAGACGTATTCGACGTAGATGTCGGCCGCGCCCTGCGTGGCTCCGCCGACCACGAGCGCGTATGTGACAGGCAAGCTACTGGGCCCGACGGACAGGTCCACCGCGATCTCATAGCGGCCGACGGCCAGCAGGTCGTTGTCCGCGGCGGCCATGTAGGCGGCCGGGCTGGCGCCGTATCCGACGGTGACCGTGGGCGTCCCGTTGAAGGCGGCCGTGACGTCGACGTAGACGCGCTTGATGACGCTGTTCGCATTGGCCGTGAACACGTTGCCGGAAGCGGAGGCGCTGGTGAAATTCTTGGTGGCCGTGCTGGAGCCGCCCGAGGAGGCCGCCGGCGTGATGAACGACAACGCGCCATTGCCATCCGTGGACAGCACTTGGCCGGACGTGCCCGCGTTGGCTGGCAGCGTGAATGTCAAAGCACCGGCCGCGCTGCTGGCCAGCGTGGTCTTGTCCACGGTGACCGCGCTCGCCTTGATGGCGGCGTCGGCGCTGTCGGCGGCGTTGCGCGCCGTGACCACGCCAGAGACGTTTTTCAACCTGACGGATCCGATCCTGAACGTGTCCCGCATTGTGCCGACTAAGTCGGCGATGATCTTGTTGGCCATTGCCTCACCCCTTATTGGCTATTTCCACTCTGACGGCCGCCGAACCGGAGGTGGCCCCCGCGCCCGGCGACACATATACGAAAACGTCGAAAGGCCCCTCGAACTCATGCTCGCGCGTGAATTCGCACAGCACGCCCAGGTCGACGTCGTCCGCGCCCAGCAGGAACGAATGGTCGGCGGCCACCCCTACGGTCAGCGAGGCGCCGGCGCCGTTCCACGCGGATTCGACCGACGCCGTCACGGATAGGATGGAGCAGTCGGCCGATACGGCGGCCACCATGGAGCTTGCCGGGCTGGCGTAGTCCACCGTCGACTCTATGACGCGGACGCCAGGATAGCCGCGCGGGCCTGGCTGGCCTGGCTGGCCTGGCGGGCCTGGCGGGCCTGGCGTGAAGTAGGCAGTGCCGGTGTCGGTCCAACCGGTAGGGTCGACCCACACGTAGGTGTGGCCGTCGCTGGTCACTATGGCGAAATCGCCAGGGCTGGCGGTGGGGTAGGTCGACACCAGCTCGGCTAGGCTGCTGTAAGTGCCTAGGGATTCGTCAATTACCCCGCCTGGATTTGAGACTGGCATCGGGCTGGTCCTCCATGGTCGACCTTGCGGGCCGCCTCCAAACGCTCCCTTACTACCCGCCTGAGCTCCAGCTGCTTCGAGGCATACGCTTTTGGCTCGACCAACGCCTTGCCGGACCTGAACAGCTTGCGCATGTCCTCTCCGGCCATATCGTCCAGCGCCTCGAGTATGAAATAGACCACGTTCCTGTAGCCGTTGCTCTCCGTCTCCGATCCTACGCAGGAAAAGACGCCGGTAGCGCAAAGATACGCAGACTCGTCGATGTCTTTTAAGCGGAGGCGCACTTGTCAACCCTCCACATAGGAGATGTTTTTGCCTGCCGACGCGCAGTACACGGCAATAGGGCCTGTGTAGTAGTTGAGATAGTTCATCTCATAGACGCCGCCGTTCGGACTGAGGCGAATCCCTTTATGAGCCTCGGCCGTCTCATACAAAGCGAGATACATGACAGCGTCGCTGTCGTTGCATATGCAGGCGTACCTGCGGGCCGGGTTCTGCGCCAGGACGAGCACCGAGGCTGCGGCGACCGTGGCGATGGACCTCGGCGCCGCGGAGCTGACGCGTTCGATATATGTGTTCATGTTATCCTTAGATTAGAGGTGCCCTGCGCCACTTGCGTCGCTCGACACAAAAGTAAATATAGCCCCCTGAAACGGCCCTGTCGCCCGGTTCGCCGTCCGAGTCGGGGCGGCGCGGCGCTTTGACGACCCTGGCCACCGCGCCTTCCAGCCGCGGGCAGACGCCTTTCGCGGAGGATGTCGCCAGTCGCGAGGCGGCGGCGCCTTCGGCCGCCGTCAAATGCAGCGCGAAGCCGGGCTCCGCGTGCGCGACTGGTTTTACCCTCGGCGGCGGTTTCATCCAAAAGCCTCGTCGATCGGGGCCGATTCCTTGTCCGAGCTTGCGATTAGAAAGTCCGCCAGCTCGTCGCGGGTGGCGTCCTTGGCCATCTCATGGCTGCCGCCGGCCTTAACCGCAGCCAGCATCAGCGCTTTTTTCGACATCTTGGAATAGCGTGAGCGGTCCGGGGCGCTTTTAACCTCGGCCTTGGCTTCGACTTCAGCTGCGTCGAAGGAGCCCCTGCCCCATACGGCATCTTCGAAACTGACCGGGCTCGCATCCTTCAAGGCAGCGGCCTCCTCGCCCGTGATGGCGTCGAACACGGACGCGGCGGGCGGAGCCAGGGCTTCGCCCACGTCGCGAATGCCGTCCACGAGGGTGTCTTCGCCTTTAAGCGGATCCGAATAGGCCGTCTCGGCGGCGGGCGCTGGTTTGGCGGCGGGCGCCGGGGTCTGTTCGCAGGCGGCCGCGTCGTCGGCGCCTACTTTGAATTCTGTGATCAGCGCCACCTGGACCCGACCGGCCGCCAAATCGGACCTGATCTGCCTGATGTTGCCTGGAAATTGGATATTGTGAGTGTAGACGTCCCCGTCCAGCGTGATGGACTGCCCCTGCGCGAGGTTGACGCCGCCGGAGCAGGCCCAGCCGTACGTCTGTTTGGAGGCCGTAGGGTTCGTTATCTTCGTTTTTACCATGATTCGCTCCATACTTTGTATTGCTTCTACGTGAATATAGCAGCTGGCCTAGACTAAAAAAAAGCCCCGGGCTTGAGGCCAGGGGCTTCCTAAGCGCTGATCGCGCCCTTAGATGGCTGCGCCCGTCTTCCAGCTGTGGTTGGCCGTGCCGCCGAAGTCGCAGCGGGCGACGGCCGCGCTGTTGCCGACCGCGGCGCCGATGCACTCGTAGCAGAACCAGTCGATGAAGAAGTCTTCCTTCTTCGTCGAGAGGGTGACGTCGTCCAGCACGAAGAAGCGGCCAAGGAACTTGGGCTCCGCGAACTGATAGATGACGCCGGTGGGGACGAGGTCGGTCTTGATCGTGACGACCCACTTGAGCCCCATGATCTGGCGCTCGCCGAAGCCGTTGACGAACATCTCCTCGGAGAGGTCGCCACCGACTTCGTTACGCGTGAGGCCTGCGACATCCCAGACGGTGATGTTGTTGACCAGCGCGACGGAGGGGTTCAAGTGGCGGTTGGAGGACGGCAGGGCTTTGCGCATCTCCTTGAGGGTGGTGCGGGTCATGCCGTTGTATGTGATGTTCTGGCAGAAGTCGATCTCCGCGTTGTAGGAGTTGGCGTCCTGCGTGGCGGCCGCGTTGACGTTGGCCGGGTTGCCCTGCGTGACGATATAGTCCACGACTTGGAGGTACTTGCGGTCCTCTTCGGCCATGATGCGCTTGAGCATGATGTCCTCGAGGATCTGCTTGATGTCCATGTCGTAGGTCAACAGGGTGTTGACGTCGGCGCGGAACCGGCGGGACATGATGCGGTCGAACATCACGCGGAAGCGCGGGCCCTTGATGTAATGCCCGATGGGGAGCGTTCCGAAAGGCACGCTGTAGGCGGCCGGGGAGTTTGGCTCCTTGTCGAGGATGATCACGGGTTTGTCGGTGTCGACCTGGCGGTCCAGGTCGGCGGGCTCGACTTTGACGGGCGGTTGGAGGCGGCGGGCGAATCCATCCTCATAGAGGCGCATGCGGAGGTAGTCTTCGACACCCTCCTGGGCCTGCTTGCGGATCACGCTGTCGGACGAGGTGAACCCGTTGATGAGGGTCTCGTTCACCATGCGGACTGTTGGGTCTTGCATTGTAATGGGCTCCTTTGATTATGAGTTGACTGCGGGCATGTGGGTCGTCCAGAAGGACAGGACCGACTTGTTGTCCGCGTTGGTGGAGGAGCCCCTGGAGACGACGCCCAGGACATGATTCGACGAGTAGAGGTCGGCGGACAAGGTGACCTTGCCGATGTCGGCCCCGACCGCGAACGTGAGCAGGTCGTTCGGCTTGTAGATGCCGACGACGAACTCGGTGGTCTGGATCTCGTACCCGCCCGTGGCGACGAGGCCGGACTGGACTCCGCCGGACATATTGCCGATGTCGGAGTTCGCGTCGAACTCGTTGGTGCCTTGGATGGCGAAGATCGCCATTGGGGCGTTGTGGGCCACGAGGGCCGTGGCGAGGACGCCGGCGCCGAGGCCGGAGACGAACTTGCCGTTGGCGTTAAGCGTGAGAACTCCGCCTTGGCGAACGGATTCGCCTGAAGCGGCCTCGGCTGAGAAGTCGAGGGCGTACATCTGTGAGCGGCCGGAAAGCTCGATGATCGAATGGTCGAACATCTGAGCGGGGGTCAGTGTGCCTGGCATTGCTATTGCCTCCTGGTCATTTGTTGCTTATTGCTTGTACGGTATACCGAACCGCTCGTAGAACTTGCGGTCAGATTCACGGATCGTGGACGGAGCGGACGCCTTTTTCGGAAGCGCCGCCGGTTTGCCGAGCGACCAGACCTTGCCCTCGTCGGCAGCCTTCTTGCTGAGGGCCGCCATCTTGGCCACGTCGGTCGTGCCGGTCGCCTCCTGGACGTTGCGGACGAATTGCTCGGCGCCCACCTTCCAGGCCTGCAGCGAGCTGATCTCGGCCGCCATCTTGTCCATCTTGCGCGTCTGCGCCTCGACGACGTTGTTGGCGGCCTCCATGAAGTCGAGAACCTCTCTTGGGTCGATCATTGGATTTGCCCCTTACTTGAGAAGTCCGTGGCGGAAGTCGCGGACGACATTTTTAAGATTCTCGAACTGCTCGGCGGCCGTCTTCATCAGAAAGGCCTGTTTGTCGGCCGCGCCCAGCTTGTCGAACCAGACCTTCTGCTCCGCGGCTGTCTTCTTGAGGTAGGACTCCTGCGCGGTCTTGTGCAGCTTGGCGAAGGCCTGCTGCTGAGCCGCCGCCTGCTTGCGCATGACGAGGGAGCGCTCCATGGCCTGCTTCGCCACCTCGGGGGCCTCGCCGTCGAGCTCGTTCACGGCAGCCTCGATGACTTCCGGCGGAATGCCCATGCCGATGAGGTCCTGCAGGAGCTGCGCGGCGTCGTCGGGGCTCGGAGCGCCGCCATCCGGCGCGCCGGAGGCGTCCATCTCGGGGATCTCGCCGCCGGGCATGGGCGCCGCGCCTTCGTCGCCGTCGGGCTCGCTGGCGTCGCCGTCGGCGGGCATGACGCTGTCCGGGTCTTCCGCCGCGACATCGTCGAGCATCTTGGAAGCGGTGTCGTCGTCGACTCCGAGGGAGTCTTTGACCGCCTTCTCGTCCTCGGCCCGCTTGGCCAAGCCGAGCTTATAGGATTCGACAAAGTCGACGTAGGCCTGGTCGGCTGCGGTCTTGACGAGCTTTTCAGCTTGGGGGACCCGGCCGAGGGCCGCTACTTTCTCAAGGATCTTATCGCCCAGGCGGCGGGCCCTCTGCATCTCATTCGCCATAAACCGTTCCTCCGATTCTTTGTTCATACTTGCGTCTTGCGTGTTGAAATCCCCGGTAACGCCTTGCGGGCGGCTCGGCGCTTTGTTCGCGGAGCCTTTGGAAGTGGCGCTCTGTCCGTTCGGGATAGCCTCTGCGTAGTCGGAATCCTTCTCCCTGCCGAACTCGCCCTCCTGTGGGTTGGTCCGCTCCTCCGCCGACACGCCGTCCGTACGGCAGCACACGTTGGCCTTCTCAGTGCCGGCGGGGTAGCCGCCGACATCCTTGGCCTCGACGTCCTCGGTTCCGCCGCGGTCGGCCGCCTTCTTCTCGAAAGCGATCTTGCCGAGGAAGCTGTCGATGAATCCCAAAGCCTGCTCATTGCTTGTCTTGTGCATGGAAAAATACCCCTGTGTAAGTTCTATCCACTGTTAGTAGCATAACATTGAGGCCGTCCGGCTGCAAGCTTAACCTCAATCTTCGTCTTTTTTAACCTTCTGCAGCATGGCGGCCATGACCTCCGGACCTTCTTTGCCCTTCAAAGCCGACAGGAGATACTTGCCGTACTCTTCCGAAAGCGCCTTCGCCTTCTTGTCCCCGGACCCTCCTTCTTTTACTTCGCCGGCCGCGGGTATGCGCTTCAACATCCCGGCCGCCGGCTTTCTCATGATGGTTATCGAAATCCGCCTGGCCAGCGGGGCCTCGGCGAGCGAGTGGCCGTCCATGAGCCCGGATACGAGCCGACCTATCCCGCCAAGCATCGAGGACGAGCCTTCGTACGCGTCGTCGGACAGCATCGCAGGCAGATCGGGCGAGGCGAGCATCGAACGGAACACACCCGGCAGCTCATCCTTGGCCGGCTGGACTATATCCTTGATCTCGTTGAACTTATCACCCATGACGAGCTTGAGGAACATGTCGATGGGCAGCACGACGCTGCCGCGCGACATGGCGGCGAACGACCCGGGCAGGTCGGCGGCCATCTTACTCAGCGCGCCCTCGCCGTCCACGCCCCAGCCCGCCGCCTTGGAAAAGGCGAGCATGACGTCCGCCGCCCAGGGGGCGGTCGACGCGCGCTCGACGTCGGCCTCGACCGCGGCCAGCTTGCGCAGCAGGGCGAGCTTGCCGATCTCCCTGATCGGGGCGGGCGGTCTGAACCCCTCCAGCAGCGCCAGCTCGTGGGAGCTGACGACCTGCGTGCGCGACGCCACCTTGCGCAGCGCGAAAGCGATTTTGTCGGCCGGCCGGAACACGCAGCTGATGTCGTGGAACTTAGGGCAGTCGTTGATGGCGAACACCTGGTGGCCTAGCTTAGTGAGCTCCAGCGGGTGGTCCGCTATGTGCGAGCAGCTTTCGCCGACGGTCCGCCGCTGGTGCGAACATACCGAACAGGTGTCGAACGGGACCACAGCGCCCATCGACCAGTACACAGGCTCCTCGCGGGCGATCTTCTCCAACTCCTTTTCCCAGAGCTTGTTGTCCAGTTGGATGATCAGCTCGCCGCGGCCCATCTTCTCGTTGTAGCATTCCATGGCGATCTTGCCGAGCGCCGCGTCCGGATTCTTGTTGTCGGAGTGGTGCCTGTAGACGTAGGCGCCGTCGCTGAACGTTTTGTGGAACTCGCGCAGGCCGCCCTTCAACTGGGCTGTCTTGGGCATGCCCCGCTTCGGCTCGGAAAAAGTGAAGGGCGTCGCGGATCCGTTGAACCAGTCGCTGTTCGCGTTGGGGCCGTATAGCGCGCCGTCGCCTGTGGTTATGACGTGCACGTAGGACGCGTTCTTGTCGAGCGCCATCCCTTTAAGCCTGTCGTCGAATACCGCGGCCCGCTTCTCCATGGCCGTCTTGTCCAGGCCTTTGGAGCAGGCGTGTATGAGCTTGGCGACGGGTTCGTCGAACTGGAAGCTGGCCGGCAGTACTATCTTTTCGATCATCAGGCGTACTCCTTGTCTGGTCTGATCGACGCGGAGTCGGCGTATCCGACCTGGTCGCCCCGCTCCTTGGTCTTGGCGGCGCCGGTCCCGAGCATGTCCTTTAGCTCAAACTGGTCCAACATCCCGCCCTGCGTCAGGTACCGGCGCATGGCCGCGCGGATCCACAGCTTGTTGCCTGCGAGCGACGGGGTGGTGCGCCTTATGTCATTGTAAGCCTGCAGAGCGTCCATCAGCGGATACCCGTTCAAGACTGGGTCGAATTTGTAGAGCTTCAGAAAATCGGCTTTGGACTCGACGGCCTTCAAAGCCCCCGAGAGCTTGGCCGGCATGCCGTTGTCAGGGTCCAGCCCTTCGGCTACGCTCGGCGCGCCGCCGGCGCCCAGCATGGACACTATATTGTCAGCGACTCCCATCTCGCCCGCGGCGGTCTTTGAAAAAAAAACAGCGAGCTCGGCCTCGGCGGCGGCGGCCTTGTCCAGCTCGCCGACGATCTGGCTCAGCGCGATGTAAGGCGCGTCGGCGGGTAGGAAGACGGCCGACGCGGTCTTCGCCAGCGGCGCCGACATGCGGCAGAACCGCGACTTCGAGGCGGTCTTGGCGATGAGCTCGGCTCCGCGGGCGACGCCGTGGGCGTTGACGACGTTCTGCGCGAACGAGGCGCGCGCCTCGTCGGACAGCGGCTCCAGTAATCCGGCGAGCTTATGGAATAGACACTCCGCCGAGGTCCTGGCCTTGCCGATGGAACGCCTGAGCTCCTCCTCCGAGGCTTTCACTACGGACTCGGCCGCGGCCTGCTTGCGGAAAGCGGTGGCCGGGCTGGGCTGCGCGGTCGCGAACCTCTCGGCGGAGGCTGCTTTGACCATTGCCGGCTGGAAGGCCCTGGAGGCGAAATCCACTGGGCGGGACTCGGCGGCCGACTTGGACGCGGCGGCCGGTCTGTCCTCGAAGACGCGGGACAGGATCGCCTCTGGCCGGGCCAAGGGGAAATCCTCGGCGCGGCGGTCTGACGACGCGGCCTTCAGAAAGGCCACGCTCTTCGCCTTGTTGTACATCTCGGCCACGCGGCACACCTCAGGCGCCGTGAGCCCTCTGCCCGCGGCGGCCTTGTAGACGGCCTCGCTAGGATCCTCGAGGCCCCTGGACAGCTCCGCGGCTTTGTCCAGCACACTGAGAAGCAGCCGTTCCCTCTCTTTTGGCATCCTATCCATTCGTAGCTCCTGATGTTTCTAGCAGCCTTGGTTCCGCCGGACCCGCGTCCAGCGCTCCCGAGGCCATTTTTATTCCGCCCGATATGCCTGCCAGCACGTCCGCGATTTCCGATGCCGCCTTCGGCATGTCCGATTTGTCGGACTTGGACCCCGACAAAGCCACACTAAAGCGTTGAACCTCCATCGGATCCGACGCCGACACGCTCAAGGCCTCCCACGATTTGCTCCATACATACAGCGACCGCAGATTGCGGCCGTCGTTGTCCAGCCAGTCCTTGTCGGCCGCCGTCATCTTGGATCTGTCGAGGATGATGCGCCGGAATCTATCCACGCCGCCGGCCACAGCTATCTGTTTATAGCCGATCGACGTGAACATGCTATGTTCATAAGCCTTCAAATACACATGCAGCAACGCTTTCTGCGACGCGATGACCAGTTCGTCCTCCACGTCGTAGAAGCATTCCAGATAAGTCTGGGCGAGGCCTTTTGGACAAGCCAGATCCCGCGCGATCGCGGCGGGCTTGGCGCCGCCCAGGGCCAGCGCCTCCATGGCGTGCCTGATGTTGTCAGGCCTGCGGGACTCCTTCAACATGAACGCCAAATGCACGAAACCGTGCTTCGACATCAAATAGTTGTCGTCTGACTCTATCTTGGCCTTGCTGACCATTCTGTCCATGAGGTAGGCGGTAAGCCTCCTCAGCGTCTTGTCCTCGTTCTCTTTGAATTGTACGGTCTTGTTCTTGCCTTTTTTGGCCAAGGCGGCCAGTTTAACGGCCTTTTGATGCCGCCAATCTGGCTCGCGTAGAACAAGAGGCGTCTCAAGCCTGGCGTCCTGCTCCATTGTGCCCTACCCCATAGACTCTACGCTGTCAGTGTCGCCTAGATCCCCTCCGATGCTGCCTCGCGTCTCGTTCGTGAGCGAGTCGAAGTCCGTCGACTTCTCCTTTAAGAAAAGAATGAGATCGCCGAGCGTGGCGAACACGCTGCGCAGCGAATCCTCGAGCTTGCTCATAGACTGCGTTCCGAACTGCTCGGCGTACTTGTCGTTGTGCCAGTAGAACAGGAACAGCATTCTGCCGAGGCGGTCCATCGCCTTCGTCAGATCCTGCAGATACCCGCCGGTGGCCTCGAGCGGTTTGCTGGTGCCCGCCAGCGCCGCGAGGATGGACGTGTCCATGACCTCTTTGACGCCCTGGTTGCTGGCGTCCATGGCGGCGTTGAGCGCCTGGGCCGGCATCATCCTGTTCGTAGTCTCCAGCGGGGCCTGCTCCGTGGACATCCGCGCGCCCGAGCCGGGCTGGTCGCGCTGCAGCTGGTAGAGGCCGGTGCCCGAGTCGCTGGTGTAGTCCTCAGCCATTTTCAACATGTAGGAAACACTGGCGCCCCTGAACCCGCCGCCCTTCCGCTCGGCCGCCAGCAGGATGGCCTCGGCCTCCTCCTTGCGTATGCCGCAGTCGCGGGCCAGGTGCAGCATCGCCGCGAGCTTCGAAAGCGAGGGCCTGCCGCCCTTCGGGCTCTCCACGCTGAAGCCGCTGCGGTCGGCGTACACCTTGAGCCGCTTCAGGCCGGCCTGTTTGCCCATGTGGTAGATCATCACGTCGGAGTCGCCGAGCTGGAAAGGCCGGGCGCCTTCGTACATCTTGTAGTAGACGGTCCCTGTCGGCACTGCCAGCTCGCCTTTGAACACGCGCAGCTTGCCGTTGGCGCCGGTGAAGCGGATCGTCTTGACGTTGCCGGCGCAGCAGCCGCAGGCCGGCAGTACGTCGCGGCCGGTCAGGAATCTGGAGCGGTGGTCGGACCCATAGGGCAGATGGACCAGCGCCGCGTCGCCCGAGAGGTCTACGAGCAGGAGCTGCTGGCCTTTCGAGTCGAGGTAGGCGTCCTTGTCGAACGCCTTGACGTTTTTCAGTTTGTCGTAGGCGGCCTCGGGCAGTCGGGAGCACTGCGTCACGTGAACCTGCTTGGCCGGGACGCGGTGGTAGCCCTTCTCAGGCTCCGCCGTCGAGATCAGGAACACGTCGTCGGTCGGATGCAGATTGCCGTGCGACGAGCCGCCGCCTTTGACGTTGGCCCGGAGGATCAGGAAAGCCGCGGTGGTTCCGTCCTGCATCAGCACGTTGTAGATGCCGCTGGCGGCCGGGTTCGTGAAGTTGAAATTGTTGGACTCGGAGTTGTAGACCTGGGTGGTCTGCCGCCTGGAGTCGCGGATGAGCACGCCCTCGTCGATCAGCTTGGCCTTCTCGTCGTCGGAGAGGCCCGCGACCCGCGGGTCGTCCACTCCGTTGATGACGTCCAGCCCGCCGGACTGCTCCGACTTGGAGGCGGCTTCCGTCTTTACGTCGCTATCCGGCAAGCCGTCGTCGCGGTGCTCGCCGCCGCTCGGCTCCGTCTTAAGCATGACCCTCGACTCGCGGACCGGGCCGCCATCCGCCTTGGACGCGCTTACGGCGTACTCGGTCAGGCTGCCGCGGTTGCCCTTGGACGCCTCTTTGGCTTTCGTCGAGTCAGCCTCGTCGGCGGCCTTGGCCATGGCGCGCAAATCATCCGGGGAGTAATATTTGAGGACGGCGTTGGCGAAATCGGGCTTGTTCTCCATAGTCCGCGCGAACGTCATGAACGCCTCGGAGCCCAGCTTGCCGAAGCCCTGGATCAGATTGTCGACGGGCTCCGCCGGCGGGAGCCATCCGCTGTTGCCGGGGGACAGATCGGCCTCCTCGGAGATCTTCTCGTGGGGCGCGAGCATAAGGTGGATGAGATCCGGCTTCTTGGTCTTGACCTTGGCCCGGTCGACGCCGACGCCGAAACTCTTGATCCGCCCTTTGCGGACTAGGCTGAACCAGCCGTCGTTGAGCGGCGTCATGAGATCCATGTCGCGCATGTACATCATCTCCTGGCCCTTGAGCCTGCCTTTGATGAAGAAGGCGGGCACGTAGACCCACATGCCGTCGACGACGAAAGCCATGACTCCGACGCCTTTGGTGTCGTCCTCGCTCTTATCGATGAGCTGGAAGCCGACTCGGAACGGGTAGAGCGCGGGAACGCGCTCCTGGAGGCGGGCGTCGGCCAGTTGGGCGAGCTTCAATTCGAAATTACTGTCGAACATTTGATGACCCCTGTGTTTTTTAGCGTCTATTTTTGAATATAACGCGGAGAAGATCCCAAAAGCCGCCGAGCCAGGTAGTCGCGCCCGCTTTTGTCCGCATCCTGGGCTGCCGGCTTGTCTTCGCGCCGCGGGCTGCGCTCGTTCAGGTATTTCACCAACGGGATTATGATGTCGTCGGCCAATGGCGCGAGTCCTTCCATCAGAGCCTCCCGCTGACGATCTTCGGGATGTAGGACGTGCCCGCCGGATCCGAGGTGGAGCCGCGCGAGGCCGAATCTATCAGCGAGCTTTTGAGATTGAAGCCGCCCAGCCGCGTCTGCCAGTCCGGATCGTCGGTGCCGATGTCCAGCACGCTCGACACGACCGGCCGGAACTGCGGCGGGTCGGCGTGGGCGAGCACCGTCTTGACTCCGGCCGCCGCCAGCTTTTCAGCCGCCGACTTCGAAACCCTGTCGCCTATGAGCATGTGCATATAGGGAGCCTCGAGATACATGCCCGCCGCCTGCCTGGCCGACACTGTCTGCGTGCCCGGCCGCGGCTCCCAGTCCGCGGTGAGCGCCGAATGGCTGACGACGTCGCCCGGGAAATGGCCGTTCACGCCGTCCAGATCGGTGATCTCCACCCGCGACAGGAACGACTTGGCCATGACCTCCGAATTGCGGCGGTGGTTGGCCGCCCCGTTCTCCTTCAACGTGGCGGCCAGCAGGCCCACGTAGTACTGGCGCGCTTCGCCCAGTCCTTTGAGCTCCGCTATCCTGGCGGGGTTCGGTATCCCGGAGGCGAGCGCGTCGCCGGCCTCCACATGGTCGCCTGTCTTTATCTTCAGAGCGGATGTCTGCGGTATGTAGATCTTGTTTTTGCCTATGGTGGCGTACCAGCCGCCCTGGTCCGCCTTGTCCAGCGAGGCCACCGATCCGTCCTCGGGGGCGAGCGGGGCCCAGTCCGGCGAGCTTTTCGGAACCTGGAAGATCTGGTTGACGGCTTTGAATCCTTTCGTCTTCTTATCGTCCACGCCCGCCACGCCGCCCGTATGCTTGGAGCTGATGACGGCCTGCGTCATGGGCTCGGCTATCGCGGCGGCGGAGGTGAGGCCTATGTGGTCGCCTATGGCCGGCAGGTCGCCGGACTCGCGCATGCCCGCGCATTTCGAGCAGACGCCCTCCGGCATCCGGCAGGTCACGGCGGACCGGATCACGATCCGGCTGCCCTCCAAAGCAGTCAAATCCCTGGCCGTCAGCACATGGCCCCTGTCGAGTCCGCCTGCGGGGGCGGCCAGCAGGGCGCCTACGTTGTCCGGGTTCGAGCCGTCGACGGTCATGCCGACGCCGTCCGCGCCGCAGTCGTCGGCCGTAACCACCTCTCTATGAGCGGCATGCTTCAGCTGCTTGGAGTTGGACACGATGGCCCCGTTAGCCAGCACAAATAAATGGCGGGGGCAGTCCACCTCTATATCGAAAGTCTCAGCCTCGCCGGCGCACTTCGACCCTTGATACGTGAAAGAGTACGACATATCCCTTGCACTGCCTGTGAAGCCTTCCATCAACATTTTTAGATGGGCCATCTTACGACCGCGCATCGGAATCTCATCCAGAAAACGCCTAACGCTGCATGAGTTGGAGACGCAGATGGTATAGACCGGCCTATTTCCGGTTACAGCCACGTCGTAGCGCCTCATTAGTCTCGTCTTTCCAACCCCAGCGCAGGATTTAATGACAGGCGAGGAATAGATGCCGAACCGCACTTCCATGAGCTCTTTGACTTTACCAACCAGTTTCTCAGAAGTCATACCCAGTCTCAGAACAGGCAGCTTCGACAAATTTGAAGGCGTGGCGCACCCGTCAGTCGACCAGATCCCTCCCAGCAGCTCGGCCACGGACAACTTATCCCAGCCTTCAACGACGTCCGGTATGGTTTTCTCCCAGCTTCTTTTACCAAAAAGACCCAGCTTTTTTAATAGCGATGTGAACGCGCTCGGTATGCTTTTTATGCTGCGCCCGTTCGACACATACCCGCTGGGCCCTCCGCACCCGACATAAAATTCTATGTCCGGCGCTTTATACCCAGGCCTGACTATCCTGGTTAGTGACAAGCCGTGTCTGTCTAGATAAGAATTCAAAAAATCCACGAGAGTGTCGTCCGCGCACGAGAACGTCGCGTTATGTCCGGACGTGCATCCGTCTCCGAGCAGCGCGCCTATGAAAAAAGCCAAATCAAAACGCCTTCCATGGTTAGACTCGAACCCGAAAGCAGGTTTCAATGAAAAGTTCTTCCGTGCGTCACCCAAAGGTCTTACAGCCAAGGGCTTGGAACTGATTTTTCCACGTTTGAACGCAGCCAGGGCTCTATGTTCTGCTGTCGCTACTATGGAGATGGATTCCCTGCGCGCCGCGCCTTTCCTGAACACGAACTCCTTGACCGCCCTTGTGCCATTGTTGAACTTGGCTGTGACGCGCGTCTCAAAAGCCCTGCCTGTGGTGTCCGCGCCCATAACCCGATCGCCGACCTCGATATCCCGTATCTTTTTAACGCTGAAGTCGGCCATACGGACCAGCGTGTCGCCGTGCAGGCATAGGTAGCCCGCGTCAGGTGTGGCCATCTGCAGATCGATCAGACCTTTGCGGGCGCCGTACGCCCCGGCCCAGAACTCGGCGGGCGTGACGCCCTCGCCGTACCCGTGCAGGCCTGGTATCGGCACCGGCCGCTCTTTATGGTCGACCACCACCATGTCGCCGAAAAGAAGCTGCATGGCCTGCGACAAACTGCCGCGGGCGCCGATGATGGCGTGGTCTATGAAGGTGTTCTTGTTCATGCCCGTGGCCGTGATCAGGCCCTGCACCTTGGCCATCTCGGGCAGCATCGCCTTGACGATCATCTGGCCTTTGTCCTTGGGCGATATCTTGGGGTCCTGGGAGATGGCGCGGACTTTGGCCCGCAGCGCGGTCCTTAGATCGGCCAGCTCCTTAGGCGGCTCCAGGTCGTCCAGGCCTGGGCTGGCCCTGCCGCCGAAGCTGGATCCGGCCAGCAGCGAGACCCTTTCGACGTTGCGCATGACCTCGGGCCATCGATCGGGATCCTCGCGGGCGTACGCGTCGAGCACGGCGTTGAGCTTTTTACTGTCGAAGGGCGCGCTGATGTCTTTGTGGCCGGGCGGCAGCGCCTCGGCCATCATCACGCGGCCTATGGTCGTGGTCTCAGCCATCTTACTTCTCGCCTATAGGTTTATCCTCTAGGATCATGTCGTGCAGCCTATGCCCCAAAGCGTTGAAGATGCCTTCGCCTGCCGCGCCTTTGGGGTCGGCGTGGTCGGCCCTACCGCTCTCGTGCCGCACGACCACCACCTTACGGACGGGATCGGGGGCGGCGTCGTACATGGCCCGCTGAGCCTCCGTGAGCAGCGCGCCGTCCGGCCCGACGAGCCCTGCCGGCGTCCATTTGACGCCGAAGGACTTGAGCTTGTCGGAGACCATGGAGCCGCCGTCCACGGCCTCGACCGCGGCCTTGTGCAGCTTTTTATCGAAAAGGGCCATCAGTACCCCCTGTCCACGGCGCGCATCCGGCTCATGGCGTTCTGGATTCTGGCGGCGGCCGTGGGCGGGCCGCGCTTGAGCGGGCGCAGCGCGGCCTGCACCTGCATGCCAGGCATGGGGGCGCCGGCTGGACCTGGCGCCGGCATCATCGGCGGGGCGAGCCCTGGCGGGGCCATGCCAGGCGGCGGTATGCCCGCGCCTGGATCCTGCTGGGCCATGGCGTCGAGCGCCTGGGGCGTGAAAGGCTGCTGGGTCTGGTCGAGCGCGCCTTCGTCAGGCGGCGCGGCGTCGGGCGGCGGGGTGCCGCCGGCCGCCTCCACGTCGGACTGGCCCACGTCGCCGGGCTTGACGCCGAGCGCGGCCGGGGATATCCCCAGCTGGCCGGCCATCGCGAAAAGCATCCGCTCGATCTCGTCGAGCCTGTCTGAAAGTTCGGCGACCGTCGCCTTGCCGGAGCCATCGCTTTTGTTCGACTCATGGGCGTCCAGGATCTTGGGCATCATGTCCATCAGCGCCTCCATGGTGACCGGCGTGCCGCTCGGCGGCGGGGCGCCTGGGTCCATTCCAGGGGGCGGGCCTGCCGGCGGCGGCGCGCCTGGCGGGGGCGGGGCCATGCTGGGATCCACGCCGGCGCCTAGGCCCATGCTCTGCAGGATCTGGCTCATGGTGGCGGGGTCGATGGGGCCTTGCGGGCCGACCGGGCCTTGCGGGGTCACCTGGATGCCTTGCTGCTGCAGCGCCTGCGCCACCTGCGGCGACGCCATCATCTGCATCATGGTGGCCGGGTCCATGGCCGGGGCCGGCGCGGCGGGCGGCGGCGTGGGCGGCATAGGCGAGAAAGCCACTTTGCGCATCAATCTGGTTGTCAATCTATGAAATCTGGTGTCTTCCATGCTCCGATTCTCCTTTTTATAAAGTAGCCGCCGTGCGTGATAGAGAAAAACGTAAAATAAAACTATGCCGTCCTAGCCGCGGCACCACTACCGCCTGTCCCTGCCATCCGTATAAGGGCTTTAGCCAAGGCGGCCATCTCCTCGTCGCTGGAGTCTTCAAAGCGCACATCACTGACAGCCTTCCGTCCATCATTACTACCGGACGCGCGTAGAAGCCTGCTCAATCTACGGACCCCAGCCTCGGTCGGCACGTCATGTTCAGCCTTGATGGCGTCATTCCTTACAGGCGCAGGCGGAAGCCTACTGACCGCCGTAAGTCCGTCAGGCGCCATTGCCTTCCCTGCATTATGCTGGTCTATATTGGCCCCGGCGGCACGCATCCTTAGCGACGGATCGACGCCGCGCCAGTAGGCGGCCCGCGCGTCCGACTCGCGCTGCTGCGGGTTGTACGCGCTGAGGTAGTCCCGCAGCTGCGACCGGCTGGTCGGCGCGGAATACATTTTATCGTCGACGTTGTCGCTGTCGAGCCAGCGCTGGAACGACCGCGGGCCGTTCGGCCGGCCTTCGAAGGCGGTCGCCACATCCTTGGCGTAATCCGCGTAGGGCTCGGTCCGCGGCGGGGGCGCCGGCCGGTCGGCGGTCAGCTGGTTGGCGTTGTTGAGCGTCCGCAGCCTGGTCATCTCGCTGTTGTACCGCTCGTATTCGTCGCGTGACTGCGCCTCGCCGTCCCACCCTAGGAACCTACCATCCTTTGACACAGACTGGTTGCCGGCTCTGGCCGCGGGCGACATGAAAGGCGCGGGCTCGCCGGTGCCGTCCCCGGGGTCTTCGTATCTAACCTGCGGGGCGGGGCCTGGCGGGCCCGCGTAGCCCGCGGCGCGCGCGGCCAGGTCGAAGGCCCGGGCCTTCTGCTCGAAGGTCCGCCCCTGCACGGGCTGCGGCGCGTTCGGGTCCACGCTGGTTATGCGCGTGGTCTGCCCGCCGCCTTGGCGCCACACCTGCTGGCCGGCGTCGGTGTCCGCCCGGCTCACGTAGTCGTTGCCTTGCGGGTTGGCCGGGCCGGGGTCCACAAGCGGTGTTTCCTTATCGTTGTTTATCTGCCGCCAAACAGGCGGCTGGGCGGCCGCGGCCGCTTTGCAAAGCTCCATGCGCACTTTATCGGAATACACGGCGCCCATGGCTAAGCCCCCCGTACTTTGTTAAGCGCCGCGGACGCGGCCGCGCGGCCCTTGTCGCCGGCCCAGCCGGACGCGGCCGCGAGGGCCAGCGCCAGGGCGGGCGGAATCGTCAGGCCCGCGCCCAGGCCGAGCGCGCCTTTCGATAAGGCGTCGGCGGCCATGCTGGCCGTATCCTCCATGAAGCCGTTGCCGGCATAGGCCGGCTCGGCGGTCAGCTTGCCGCGCAGGTAGCCGAACAGCGACTTATTGGCCGCGGCCAGCTCGCCGCCCAGGCCTTTCGCGGCCGTGGCGGCGCCGGCGGGCAAGCGCGCGGCGGCCTGTTTGACCAGGCGCGCCGTCCGGCTGTCATATTCGCGTGTGTTCAAATCGGCCCCCAGTCTTCAACATGCCGAAAAAAGTAGTGAGCAAGGCTGTGTGTAATATAATGGCGGCTCAGCCTGGCGGCGGCTGGGCCGGAATGGCGGCCCACTGCCTGGCGTCAAGGCCTGCGGCCGGCTGCGCCTGGCTTGCGACGGAGGCCGTCGGGGCGGCGGCGGGCTTCGGGTCGTGCTTCGCGTGCCACGCTTTTTGCTGCTCGGCGAAGGCCGCGGCGCCGGCGTCATGGTCGGCCAGCCTTTTGTCATTGGCGGCGGCCCACTCCGCAAGCGCGCCTTTGGACTTGCCGCCATTGGACTGCGCCCACGCCGCGTCGAGGTCCTCGGCGGAGCCCGGCCGCGGCCGGGCCGGCTCGGCTTGGGTCGCGGCCGGGGCGGGCTTCGCGGCCTGAATGCCGCCCCACTGCCTGGCGTCAAGGCCGTCAAGGCCTGATGCGGCCGGCTCCGGCTTAGGGGCCGCGGCGGCCTGGGCCTGGTTCACGGCCGTCGGCCGCGGCCAAAGCCGCTCGAACTCCGCGGCGGCCGCCGCCCTGGACTGCGCCAGCGCATTGTCCACTGGCTTGGCGGCCGTCGGCCGCGGCGCCTGCGCCTTCATAGGCTGCCTGAAGACGGCGCCGCCCGGATCGAAGCGCGGCGCGGCGCCGTCGAGGTTGTTCTGCCGCATCCGGGCCATGTTGTCGAAGGGGTTGCCCGCCGTGGCCTTCGGCGCGCTGGCCGGGTCATAGGCGGCGCGCTCGGCCTGCGCCAGACCGGATGCGTAGCCGCCGGCCGCCCGAACGGGCGCGGGGCGGCCGCGCGCGTCATAGCCTAGCCGGTCGTTGTAAGCCTCGGCCTTGGCCTTGTTGCCGCCGAAGGCGTCCTCGGCCGCCATTTTATCCATAAGTCCGCGGATGGCCGTCCTAGCCTGCTTTGAAAGTATCGAAGCCATTTCATCACACCATTGTGGATTCGGCCGGGCCCGCCTGCGCGGGCTGCGGCGCGTTCTCGTTCGGGTTGGGTTTGGCGGCCACGCCCGGGGGCCGCGGTTTGACGCCGGCGCGGCGCGCCGCGAGCCTTAGGTCCGCCAGCGAGCCGGCGGCCTTATCGAACAGATCCTTGTTGTATAGTTCAACCATATGGGGCGCCCTCACTGTGGAATATAGCGCGCCGCCTACTTCAAACCAAACGTGGAGTTCTCTATGCCGGACGACTCAAGGGCGCGCGACAACGAGCGGAAAAGGCGCATCGAAAAGAATGAGACGCTGCTGAGACGGTTTGAAGAAACCGTTATCGACTGTGAAGCCTACCTAAAGCGCACGGACGGCCAAATCAAAGCCAAGGCCGACCAGATCAAGCGGCAGACGGCCGAACTGGCGGCGGCGAGGCTGAAACTCGGCCGCATGCGCTCGAACGCCAAGGAGGTGGCCGCATATGAGCGCGAGAAGGCCGAATGTGAAACTAAGCTGGCGGCGGCGGCGGCCGAAATGGCCACCCTGGAATCCTATGCCCAGGGAATGAGGGATCATCTGGCCTACCTACAGGGAATCATCGAGCGGATCAAGGCGGAGCTGGCGGATCTACGGGCCGGCGGCGATGACGAGCCTAAGGGCCGGCGGCGCGCCAACCGTAAAAGGGGCAGGCCGCCGGCCCAGTAAAAAAAACCAAGGCGGCGTTCAATTGCCGCAGGGCCGCGGCGCCGGCCGCGGGGGCGCCGGAATGGCGGCGGCGGTCTCCGCGTCATCCAGCCGGCGCCAGTACTGATCCGGCGTCATCGTCGACCGCCAGGCCTGCTTTATGTTCTGCTTTTCCATAAAAATAGCCCCCGGGGGTGTTTTACCGGCGGAAAAGCGGGCCACCCCGGGGGCTAGGGTACCCATTATTAAAGAAGGTGGGGGGCGCGGCCCGGCTGGCGGCCCGGTCGGCCGGGGGCCTTATTATATTAAGGTCGTTTAATAATATATTTTGGCGGATTTTTTATCCCACGCGCGGGAAGGGAAGTCCCCCACCCCTGGGGTCCCCCCGGTTGGCCGCGCCCCAAAATTCAAATCGTTTGGTTTGACCTGGGGCGGCGTGGCTGGGCGGGCTAAAGAAAAGACAGGCGGGCCAGGCGGCCACTGTTCGCTTTCGCGAGCGAGAAGCTTCGAGGGTTGGTTGGTTGGGCGGCGCGCGGCGCGGACCCCGGGGCAAGCGGCCAAGCCGCCTCCATCGAGTCCGCGCCGCAATCCCCCACGCCGCTGTAATGGGACTGCAATGGATAATGCCCTGCCCGGGCCTTTTCTTCAGCCCCCTCCTATAAGGTTCCGGGAAGCTGGGCGGGCTAAGAAAAAGGCCGGATCCCCGCGAGGGGCCGGCAGAGGTTTTAGTTGCCGCGCTCCAACTGGTCGAAATGTCTACGGACAAGTATAGCCCACCTCATCGCCACATCTAGGTGGCGATGAAATTGAATAGCCCCTGTTCTGCCGCACTGGACGAACCAGCCGGCGGTTTCGTCCGAGGCCGCTTTCACGTAGAAGTCCGGGTGATGCCCGAACTCGCCAGGCGCGGGCCTTGTCCAGTCCGTCGTCACACGGACAGTTGGCTCTGAGCTCGGCAGAAGCTCCCATGCATCTCTCATTGCTGAGCGCTGCTGAGGTGCGAGCGTCTCCGCCCTCGACCATCCTAACAATCTGTTGATTAAGTCGCATGTGTCTACTGCGTTCATGATGATCCTTTCCTTCCCGGCAGGCGCCGCGTCGGCCCGCAGACGGTCGGGAATGTTGGTTCCGCCTGCAATGGATAATGCCCTGGCCGGCCCGTTTATTAAGCCTTCCCTCCTATAAGGTTCCAAAACAACCGTCCCGCCGCGACACACCGAAGGCAGCCTTGGCCCTACCACTCTTTCGAAGTGAGGCTGAGGCTGCCCTTGCTGAGTAATTCAGGCCCGCCCGCTGAAACGACCCTCGGCGCTCTTCCAGGCCGCGTTTGTCCACTAGGGAACGCTGACGCCCTTACTAAACCGCCCAAAGCCGAACCGACGAACGGACTATTCCGGGGCCGGCCGCCCGCCTGGGCTTCGCGCTAGCTGGTCCACTGTCCGGAATCCCGGGGGTAGGTCGCGCTACTGACCAGGCCGGCGAACCGGCCCGCTACACATACTATATATAAGGTATAAGGGGCCGTCAAGTCCGCGGGGCGGAAAAAGCGGCCAGGCTGGCGGCCCGGTCGGCCGGGGGGTGGGGGGGGCAGGCATGGCCGTGTGTGCGGGGCCGGCCCGAACGAGCCCTTGAGCTTGCTGGCCCTGGCCCGGCCTTTTATTAAGCCGGCGCTCCCTCCTATAAGGTTCCGTTTAGACTAATCCGCCCCACAAGGTCAGCTAGGGTCTTCGGCCTTGGGAGTGCCCGCTTGCACGCCCATGCCAGCCCTTACTACGTAAGGGCTGGGCAGGCTAAAAAAAAGCCAGGCGCCGCCCTTGCGGGCAGCTGCCTGGCCCGTGGCCCTGTCGGGTCACGGGTTGGCCGTGGCCGTGGCAGGGGCCGGGGCGGCCGGGGCCAGCCTGGCCATGTCCACGGTCAGCTGGGTCACCAGCTGGGTCAGCCGGTTCTGGGCCTGGCCCAGCTGGGTCACCAGCTGGGTCAGGTCCGGCCGGGCCATGTCCGGCCCCTGCTGGGCCTGCTGGGGCTGGGGCGGGGCGGCCTGCCGGGGCGGGGCCGCCTGCTGGGCAGCCCGCTCCTCCGCCGCCTCGAGGAGCGCTATGTAGCGCTCCTCTACCGCTGAGCTCGGGACCGCCTTCTGGGCGGTCCAGAACTCCGAGGCCTCCCGGCGGAGCCAGGCTCCGGCGCGGTGGCCTAGGACCGCCCCGTCCGCGGTGCCGCCGATTCCGGCGCCGATGGCGGCGCCGGCGAGGCCGCCGAGGACTGAGCCGCCGGCGACGCCCATGGCGCCGCCGGGGACCGACGCGACCGTGAGGCCGCCGAGGCCCCCGGCCACGCCGCCGGCCACGCCGCCCAGAATCCCTCCCAGAATCGTTGCTGTTTTGATCATTTGCTACCTCCTGTGTCCGGACCTGACTGGCTGTCGCGCTGGCCACATGCCATGCCGTCGACGCCGCGGCTGACCGGTCCGATAGGGTCCGCCGCAATTGATTATGCCCTGGCCCGGCCTTTTATTAAGCGGCGGGGGCCCCTCCTATGAGGTTCCAGCGGGCCGGGGTTGCCGGCTTGGCTTGCCGCCTTGGGGGTATTGCCCCGGGCAGGCTAAAAAAAGCCCTTGCGGGCCTTTGGGCCGGGCTTGAACCGGCCTTGGCGTTATCAATGCCTGCCGGCCCTGAGGCCGGCCACGCCGACCGCCATGCAGAGCTCGAAGAGCTCTGCCGGCGTCAGGCCGGCGGCCGCAGCCTGCGGGCCGAGCTCTTCGCAGGCGGCCTTGGCGGCCGCCTGCATTTGTCTTTCGGTGGCCATGTAGGCCACCTTGGCTTCGATAATATCCTTGAGCTTCATTTTACCCCCCCCCCTTTTTTTTGTTTTACTTCAGCCTGGCGCCAAGGCGGCGCGCCATGGCCAAGGCCATCTCCTCGGCCTTGGCCGCCGATCCCCAGCCGCCGCGGTCGCAGCCGGCGATCACGGCCTTGCCGCCCGAGGTCGGACCCCAGACCTCTTTGGCCAACTGGGCGCAGTCGACGCCATCGATGGCGTCGCAGAGGCTGACGGTCGTCGCGAAGGGCGCGCAGCCCTGCCACGACACGACCGCCTTGTACAGGACGCCGTCGTGCCTGTACAGGTGGTTCACGAAGGCCGGGCGTCCGCCCTTCTCCGGGGCGCGCCTGATCACGACGGCGTGGCCGACGTCGGCCAGGTCCTCGAAGGACTCGGCTTCGAGGGACTCGTTGGCTTTCGCCCAGCAGGCGCGCTTGGCCTCGAGGGCGGCGTCGCCGGCGATGGCGCGGCGCCAAATGGAGAACCACTCCTCGACGAGGGCGGTGACGTCCATAGACGTCTGGCCCTCCGCCCAGAGCGGCGTCCTGGGCGCGCACGCCCACATGGTCTCGATGACGCGGGCCGCGGCGTCGTTCATGGCCCAGAGTTCGGCCTTGATCTCGGGCAGGCGGTGCGGCCCGCGGACGTCGACGTCGACCGCGGCCGCGTAGCGCGCGGCCTGAACCGCCAGGTCGCTGTCCTGGAGCTCGACTCCGAGCATGGCGGCTAAGCCGAGCGCGGCGTCGAGGTCGATGTGGCTCGCCACACCGTATGCGGCGGGCTTCTCGCCGATCTGGAGGCGGCGGACGCATGGCGCGTCCTCGTTTTCCCGCCCTTCGTGGTGGTCCCAATCGACCGCGGCGGCGATCCCGGCGGGCCTCTGGCCGCCCCAGGTGGCCTCGCACAATCCGACCCGGAGTCCGTCGCGGACGGCCTCGAGGGCGGCTGAGGTGGCTGCTTCGGCGGTTTTGAACATAATGATGCGGTAGCTCATTTCAAAATCCTCCTATTGATTTTGAGCTTTGACTTTATTCAGCATGCGGGTGGGCGCGCATGCCTTCGATATGTTTCGTTAAGTGCCTACCGAGCTATCCAGGGCTCACTCATAGTCGGAGCCCTCCAGGAAAGGGCTGGCGGCCCGGCTGGCGGCCAGCACTCGGCTGACCTGGATGACTTCTGGGGCGGCGCCCCCGAAGCCTACGACCTCGACCGCCGTATCGTGTACGGCGGTCACACGGACTATCTCCGTGACGGGCTTGCCGTCGCGGAGATACTTGACCCAGACCACGTCCTGTGGCCTGAGATCTAGCGCGGCCACCGCCTCGGGGGGCGGCGGGTTGAACTGCGGGCAGCGGGCCCCGCAGGATCCGATCTGGCCGCAGTGGGCCAGATCCTGCTGACACTCGAACTTATGCATTTTAGCTCCTCAAATACTCTTTGGTCTCAGCGATGGCCAGCTTCACCACCTCATCGACGATGCGGTGGCCGGCTTGACGCAGGCCAGCGGCCAGCCTGGCGCGGACAAGCCGCCGCCAGACCTTGGCGGACCGGAGGCGGGCGTACCCGCCTTCCGGGATCTCGAGCGCGTCGACGGACGCGCTCATATGGGCCATCAAGGCGATGGCCCGATCGAACCGCCGCAGCTCGTCAGGAGCCGCGGCCTTAACGCCCGGGGACCATGTCCAGTCCCCGAACGAATTCCGCTGCGGATCCATATCCATAGAATTCCTCCTTAGTTGCCGCCGCATTGGCAGCAGTCAAACCCCTGACGGTCGCGTCCGTCCGGGCCGTTGTTGCACCCGCAGTAGGTGCAATAATCGTCGGCCTCATGGCCGACTTCCGGGACGTCCCGCTGAAAATAACTTCTCAGCGTGTCGACGCGACCGTCGCTCCAACGCCGGACGGCGTCCCGCACGAAGCGGGTCGCGCCGTCGAGCTGGCAGGAGCGCTCCTCGCCTACCGGCGCGGGCTCCTGCGCGATAATCGCGCCCGCGGGCAGATCGCCCGCGTCGTTGCTGGCGTGGTGGTACCACGCCAGGCCCTTGTCGGGCATCCGGTAGAGGATACCCATCACTCCACCTCGCGGCGGAGTGCTTCGAGTGCGTCGTCCGACGCCCTCCTGAGATCCATCGCCAGGCTGGCCAGCCTTGCGGCGGCCGCCTGGATTGCCGGCTCCTCCGAGCCGGCTTCGAATTCCCAGGCCACGGCGGCTGCCGTGGCCGCGAAAGAGCCCGCGGCCGTGAGGCCGCTGACCTGGTTGTCAACCAGGCCGGCTCTAATGTCCCAGGCGTCGCCGCCCAGGACATCGACGCCCGTCAAACGGGCGGCCAGGATTTCCACCTGGCCCAGGAGTTCCATGACGTTCCCCATAAATCCTCCTACGGGTTGGGGGTTTCAATGACAAAGGCCGGCCACCTCGACGGTGGCCGGCCTGGGTGCCTGGACCGAACAGACCCGCGCGCTTGCCGCGGCCTTGCGGCTAATGGCCCGTCCAATTGATTATGCCCATTTAAGGTCTTTTATTAAGCGCGGGCCGGGCGCCCTCCTTAAAGGTTCCGCGGCCGCTATATTAACAACTAGCCAACAACCAACCGTGGAGTCAGATATGAGCCTGCTTTCAAAGACAGCCCGCGAGTTCCTAGCCTTCAGGAAGCGAGCCGCGATGAGCCCGCCGAAAGACCAGCCGGAGCCGGCGGCCAGCCCCGAGGCGGCCATGGCCGAGGCCCAGCAGGCGGCGCAGATGGAGCTGGAGCGCGCCAAGCTGGACGCGCAGACCATGGTCCAGGCGGAAAAGACCAAGATCGAAGCCGAGAACGAGGTGCGCAGGATGCGCGAGGAGGCGAAAACGGCGCAGCAGCCGCAGCCTGGCGCGGATTCTTCGCAGATGGCGCCGCCGAACCCCTTGGGCAATCCGCCGCCCGGGCTGCCCGCGCAAGGCGGCATGCCGCAGGCTTAAAGGCCGCAGGGCAGCTTCACAGCCGGGAGGGCACGCCGCATGGACAAGCCGTTCGCACCCCGCGACCCCATAGCCCACGGGCCGGTCGACGGAACCCACCTGACCGACTACTGGCGGGCCGCATGCCTGCGCGACGCCGACGCCGCCGGCCCGGGCATGGTGCCGGCCGGCCTGGCCGCGTGCAGGGACGCCGCGCCGGGCGCCAGAGGCTGGCCGGGCGCGCGGACCATACTCCAACCTGACGGAAAAATAATGTTCCACGACGGCGGCGCCTGGCGCGGGCTGCAGGAGGACGCGGGATGGTAGAGCAGCTGAAGGGCGGGGCCGCCGACGGCAGGCCGGCGCGGACCTTCGACAAGGCCGACCTGGCCAAGGGGCGCGCCGTGGAGCGCGAGCACACGGCCGACCCGCGGGCCGCGGCCGAGATAGCCAAGGACCACCTGGCCGAGTTCCCGGACTATTACGCCGAGCTGGCGCGGATGGAGGCCAAACTGGAGCGGCGCGAGCTGAACAAGCGCGCATATCTGCTCGGCTACCTAAGGCGGGACCGCTGATGGCGCCCAAACTCAATTTCAAACCGCACGGCCGCGGCCTGCACCTGGACGCGGCCTCGAAGGCCCGGGCCACGCGCGTCGTCGAATCGGGCGGCGCGCTGATGTCGCCCGCGCTTTTCGGCGTGTACAAGCCGGCCGCAGTGCCCGCCTCTAAATCCGCGTCGGGCGCCGAAGGCCAGTGGGCCGTGGACGAGAACTACTACTACTGGAACGCAGGCGGCCGCTGGCATAGGTCGGCGCTGGCCGCTTGGAGCCCGGAACTGTTCGGCTCGAGCAGCAGCAGCAGCAGCACAGGCGGCGAAAGCTTCTCGTCGGACAGCAGCTGGGGCACCTCCAGCAGCTCGAACAGCTCCAGCAGCTCGTCGCTTTCCGACTTGTCAAGCCTGAGCTCCAACTCCTCCAGCTCGTCGAACTCCTCCAGCTCGTCCAGCCAGTCGAGCTCCTCAAGCTCGTCCAGCAAGTCCAGCCAGTCGAGCTCCTCAAGCTCGTCCAGCCGCGGCGACGACTGCGAATGGATCCAGCGCTCGCCGCCTAAAGGCCCGCCGGCGCCGGGACTCTGGTCGGCCTGCGCCATGAGCCGCGGCGGCAGGCTGCGCGCGGCGGCTGAGTATGGCGGCCGCATATGGACGTCCACGGACCACGGCGTGAGCTGGCAGGGCCGCGGATGGGCCAGCGGCGGCGCCATAGGCGACCTGCCCAAGGATCCGAACACGACGCCCTACGACATGGCGCGGCAATGGTGCCTGCTGACGGCGGCCGACGACGACAGCCGGCTGGTGGCCGCCGAGGACGGCGGCTTGATATGGGTCAGCACGGACTGCGGCATGCACTGGGCCGCGGGCACGGGCCTGGCGCCGCGCGAGTGGCGCGGGCTGGCGCTGCGCACCACGGACGGCGTGCGGCTGGCGGCCTTGGCCCTGGACGGCACGCTGGCCCTATCCTCGAACGGCGGGCAGTCGTGGACCGAATCGGCCGGACCCTGCGTCAACGCCTACGCGCTGGCCGCCGCGGCGGGCGCGACCGGGTCGAACGACATACTGGCCGTGGCCGGCTCGCCAGGCTACGTGCACATATCCCAGGACTCGGGCGCGACGTGGTCGGCCAGGGAGTCGCTGGACAAGCGCGACTGGCGCGGCCTTGCCATGGACGACGACGGCCTTGTGCTGTACGCCTGCGCCGATAAGGAGCACTGCTGGAAATCGCTGAACGGCGGCGTGGCGTGGTCGAAGCTGGAGTCGCTGGGAAGCGGCGACTGGTCCGACGTGGCATGCGGGCCGGACGGCTCCTGCCTGATGCTGGGCGAGAACGCGGGCGCGCTGCGCGTCAGCTACGACTACGGCGGTAGCTGGCGGCGCATGGCGGCCGTGCAGCAGGACAACCTGAGCAGCTCCAGCGACGCCGTGAACGGCTGGACCGGCGTGGCCATGTCGGGCACCGGCTTCTACCTGATGGCCTGCGCGTACGGCGGCGGCGTCTGGACGTACGGATGCCTGAGCTCCACATCCTCGTCCTCCCAAGGCGACGCGTGCGCCTGGGTGGAGCGCTGGCAGCTGGGCACGCACCTTTGGCGCGCCGTGGCCTACTCGCCGCGCGGCGACCGCTGCGTGGCCGTCGGGCTCGGCGTCGGCGTGTGGCTGGGCGAGTTCCATGGCACGCGCTGGAAGGTGTGGCCCGCCCCGCTGCAGCCCGGCCTGCCGCCCGCCTACGCCTCGCAGTCCGGCTCGCCGGAGAACCCCAACATGGACTACAGCAGCTCGAGCAGCTCGAGCAGCTCGCTGTCGTCGGAGCAGAGCAGGGCCACGAAGGGCTGGAACTGCTGCGCCATAAGCGCGGACGGATCGGTGGCCCTTATAGGCCAGGACGGCGGCAGCCTGCAGATTACGAAGACCTTCGGCGCCAGCTGGACCGTGGCCGCGGGGATAGCCCGCTGGTCGAGCTGCTCCATATCGGAGAACGGCAACAAGATGATAGCCGGCACCAACGGCGGCCGCGTGTGGATCTCGCAGGACAAAGGCACCACATGGGTCGAGCAGACGCGCCTGCCTAGGACGCGCTGGCTGGCCGTGCTTATGGAGGGCGACGGCCGCAGGGCCTTCGCGGCCAGCAGCATCGGCATGATCTACGGCCTGGGCCTGCGCGACTGGTTCGAATCCAGCAGCTCCAGCTCCAGCTCGGGATCCGCCGACGACCCGGTGGTGACGCTCGCCGGCCTGCCGCCAGCCAAGACCAACAATAGAACGGCGGCCGTCACCGTGCTGAGCGGGCCCGACATAGGCCGCGGCCTGGTCACGCATTACGGCTATTCGGTGGACGGCGGCGAATATGAGTTCGAAGTGCCGCTGGCCGAGCCCCTGCTGCTGGCCAACCTTTCCGAAGGGCCGCACAAACTACGCGTGGTCGGCCGTTACCAGTACGACCTGCACGGCAATACGGGCGGGTATGAGGGGATCGACCACCCGCTGGAGCATTCGTGGGCCGTGGACACCGTGCCGCCGCAGGCCGTCACCCTGACCGGGATCTCGCTCGCGCTGGCCAACAGCTCGACGGCCAACATCACGGTGCACGCCGCCGCCGACGTGGTCGGCTACCTATGGCGGCTGGACGACGGCCCGTGGGTGGACGACGTGGTGCCGATCGGCGCGCCGCTGATCCAGCTGACGGGCCTTGCCGAGGGCCGCCATGTGGTGCACGTCAAAGGCGTGGACGCGGTCGGCAACTGGCAGGCGGCCCCCACCGTGACCGACAGCGCGGCCTGGACCGTGGACACGGTGCCGCCGGCCTACGTGGCCCTTACAGCGCCCGCCGCGCTCGTCACGAACTCGACAGTGGCCGCCTTCACCGTCAGCGGCGCGGTCGACGTGGTGGCGTACAAGTGGCGGCTGGACGCGGGCGCATGGGGCAACGAGGTGGCCATATCCAGCCCGGTCATAAGCCTAGCCGGCCTGGCCGAGGGCGTCCACCAGCTGTTCGCGCTGGGCCGCGACGCCGCCGGCAACTGGACGGCCGCGGAAGCCGCCAGCCAGCAGTGGACGGTCGACCTGACCCCGCCCGCGGCCACGGTGGCGGGCTACCCGGTCGGACCGGTCAACTACGCGTCCACCAACATAGCCGTGGGCGGCGCCGGCGTGGTGTCGTACCAATACAAAGTCAACGCGGCCGGCACGTATACGGCCGACATACCCGTAGGCACGCCGCTCGTGGCCACCGGACTGGCCAACGGCTTGAACAGGATCTACGTCCGCGGCAGGGACGCCGCCGGCAACTTGCAGCCCGCCGCGAGCGCCACGCAGACCGGCGAATGGACCGTGGACACCACGCCGCCGCCAGCCGTGACGCTGACGGGCGGCTTGACGGGCCTGACGACCGCGAAGGCCACCGTCTTCACAGTCGCCGCCGACGCTGACGTGGCCGCCTACAAATGGGAACTGTTCACGAACGGGACCGGCCACGGCCTGAGCCAGGCCATACCCATATACCTGACCGACTCCATCCACATACTCGACACGATATCGGAGGGCGAGCATTACATTAGGGTCATAGGCTATGACCTGGCGGGCAACCCGCAGCCGACGCCCACCATAAGCCAAACCTGGACGCTGGACACGACGGCGCCCGTGGCGCAGCTCAGCGGGGTGCCCGTAGGGGCCACATCGACGCGCGGCGCCACCGTGACCGTAGGCGGATCAGGGGTCGTCAAATACAAATACGAGCTGGTGTACCATGTTTAGCGGCGAGATCGACGTCGGCGTGCCGATCATCATACCCTCCGGCTCGCCGGACGGCTCGTACACCGTGCGCGTGGTCGGCTGCGACGCTGCCGGCAACTGGCAGCCGGTGGAGCTGGCCACCGAGCCGCCCGAGTGGACCGTCTACACCAAGTTCAACATGACCATGGCCACGCCGCTTGGCGTCGGCACGGCCAGCCCCGCCACGGCCCAGTCAGGCCCTGGCGAGGCGGTGGCCATAAGCGCCTTGGCCGGATCCGGCTACATATTCTCCCGGTGGGTCGCCACGGGACCGGCCACATTCGAGGACTACGAATCCGCCGTGACCACGGTCACGCTGGCCGGCGACGCCTCCGTGCGCGCCGTGTTCGGCACGCTGGTCGTGAGCTACACGCTGAACTACTCGGCCCAGGCCCACGGGGCCGTAACCGGCGAGGCCGTCCAGGTGGTAGTCCGGGGCGCGGGCGGATCTTCCGTCACGGCTGTGGCCGAAGCCGGCTATCATTTCAGCGGATGGAGCGACGGGGTCATGTCTGCCACCCGCGTGGACTCCAACGTCATGGCCAGCATCGCCGTATCCGCGCACTTCGCGCTGGACGCCGCGCTGTACACCGTGATCTTCGCCGCGGGCGCGCACGGCTCGCTCTCGGGCGACCTGACTCAGTCGGTGGCTTACGGCGACAGCTGCACAAGGGTGTTCGCCCTGTCCGCGACAGGCTACCGATTTTCCAGATGGAGCGACGGCTCGACCTATTCGTACCTCACGTTGACCGGCGTGACGTGCGACATGACGCTGACCGCTTTCTTCGAGATAGAGACAGGATATAGGTACTTGAAGTACCAGGCGTCGACGGGCGGCAGCATAGCGGGCAACGCCGACCAGTCGATCCCCACCGACAGCACAGGCTCTCAAGTCACGGCCGTCGCTCTGGCCGGCTATCACTTCAAAATCTGGAGCGACGGGTCGGCGCGGGCCACCAGGACGGACACTGCCGGCTATGACAAGACGTTCACGGCCTATTTCGAAGTGAATTTCTTCACCGTGGCCTACGCGGCCACGGATGGCGGCTCCGTGACGGGAACCCTGATCCAGAAGATCAACGCCGGCAGCTTTGGGTCCGAAGTCGTGGCCACGCCCGACGAAGGGCACCATTTCACCTACTGGAGCGACGGGCTGGCCACGGCCGCACGGACGGAGTACGACGTCACCTACAACATGACGCTGACCGCCAACTTCCTGCCCGACGCCAGCAACGTCACGCTGGCCTACTCCGCGGGCCTGCACGGCGCGATCGAAGGCGTGGCCACGCAATCCGTGCCCGTTGGCGGCTCGGGCTCGCAGGTAACGGCGGTTCCGGACGCGGGCTACAGATTCGCCTACTGGGACGACGGCGTGGGCACGGCCGCGCGCACCGACTCGAACGTCATGTTCGGCAAGGCCCCCACCGCCTACTTCGAACGTTTGAAATACACCCTGGAGTATACGGCGGAATACGGCGGCGAGATCCAAGGGACCACTCTGCAGACCGTGTCCCCGGGCGGCGACGGCACTTACGTGGCGGCCGGGGCCCATACTGGATACCGTTTCATCAAGTGGTCGGACGGCCTGGCCACAGCGGGCCGCGTAGACTGGAACGTGACTTGCAGCTTATCCGTGTCCGCTTTCTTCGATATCATCAAAAGCGCATACGTGCTGACCTACACGGCCGGAATGGGCGGCTCGATATCAGGCTCGAAGACGCAGCTAGTCGCCAGCGGGGGCACTGGATCCTCTGTGACCGCCATGCCCGCCGCGGGCCATCATTTCGTGATGTGGAGCGACGGGCTGGCCACAGCCGCCCGGACGGACTCCTTAGTGTACTGCGACAAGGCGCTCACGGCCTACTTCGCCGCCGACTCGGCGGCTTATCTGCTTGCATACGCCACGGACGGCAACGGGACGCTGGCGGGCGCCGCGGTCCAGTCCGTAGCGTCCGGCGGCTCCGGCACCGAAGTCGTGGCCGTGGCGAACACGGGATACCACTTCAGCGGTTGGAGCGACGGGTACGCGCGGGGGGCCCGCACCGACCTGAACGTCAAAATGGATATAACGGCCACGGCCATGTTCGCGCTGGGCGGCCAGAACTGCGTGGTGACATATTCCGCCGGGCCATGCGGCTCGGTTACCGGAATACTCACCCAGTCGGTGGCCCAGGGCGGCGCGTGCACGGCCGTGACGGCCGTGCCGGACTCCGGCTACCACTTCGTGACGTGGAGCGACGGGTCGACGTCGGCCACCAGGACCGACCTAGGCGTGGCCTGCGACCGAACGTACATGGCCGTGTTCGACCCGAGCGTGTACACGGCCGACTATAGGGCAGGGCCGAACGGGTCTATCAGTGGATCAGCGCACCAGTTGATATCGCACGGTCACAATGCCAGCTCAGTGACGGGCGTGCCTTCAGGTTATTATAGAAAGTCCCACTGGAGCGACGGATACCCGTTGACGGCGAACATGGGCGTGCGCGTAGACCAAGCCGTGGACCACAACATAGACGCCGCGATCTACTTCTATCTGCCAACTTACAGCGTCTCAGTCTCCGCGGGGGCAGGCGGCACGGCCACCCCTGACACCGTGGGCGGCGCCATCGCCATGGCGGGCGAAACCGTGGTCGCGCTGCGCGCCGAGCCCGCCGTCGGATACGTGTTCAGCAAGTGGACGGTGCTGCGCGGCAGCGCGCCCGCTGCCCCTACGGCTGCGGACACTACGGTCACGGTGGGCGCCGACACCTCGATAAGGGCCGACTTCGCCGTCCTCGTGCCGAGCGCCGCCTTCGTAAGCGGTGTTCCGACCGGAACCACGAACGTGCAAGGCGGCACAGTCGTCGTCGGTGGGTCGAACGTGGTATCGTATAAGTATGAAATAGTCAAAGTCAGTTAGGAGCGGCCATGGCCTGGAGCGACGAAATACCTGTCGGGACGCCGATAACCATCCCCTTGGACCTGGTGGACGGAGTGTACCGCATCCTGGTGATAGGTAAGGCCCCCGCGGGCAACTGGCAGGCCACCGCGCTGACCAGTTCCAACTGGACGCTGGACACGACGGCGCCCACGGCTGTGATCGGGTCGCCGCCGGCCAGTCTCACAAACCTCACCTCTTTCTCGATCGCTATAACGGGCGCAGGGGTAACCCAGTACAAATACGCATTGAACGGCGGCGCGTACAGCCAGCCCAGTAGCATAAGCTCGCGCATCGCCCTAAGCGGGCTCGCCGATGGAGCTTACTCGCTGGACGTGGTCGGGCGCGACGCGGTCGGCAACTGGCAGACGACGCCCACGACCTACAGTTGGGTAGTGGACACCACGGCCGCCGTGGCCGTGCTCTCCAATACCCCGCAGCCCGTGACCCAAGAAACTTCGGCGACTATCTCCGTGGACGGAACCGACGTGGTGGCCTATATGTATAAGCTGAATGGCGGAGCATGGTCCGCCTCCACCCCGGTGGCCACGCCTATAGCTCTGGCTAACCTTACTGAGGGGACCTATTCGCTATCCGTCAAAAGCGTGGACGCGGCCGGCAACTGGCAGGTGGCGCCCACGACCTACAGTTGGGTAGTGGACACCACGGCCCCCATCGCGGTGCTGTCCAACGCTCCACAGCCCGTGACCGCGGCGACTTCGGCGACTATATACGTGGGCGACGACGTGGTGGCCTATATGTATAAGCTGAATGGCGGAGCATGGTCCACTTCCACCCCGGTGGCCACGCCTATAACCCTGTCGAACCTTACTGAGGGGGCTTACACGCTGGACGTGGTCGGGCGCGACGCGGCCGGCAACTGGCAGGTGGCGCCCACGACCTACAGTTGGGTAGTGGACACCACGGCCCCCATCGCGGTGCTGTCCGGAGTTCCGCAGCCGCTATTCCTAACGATTGATGTTAGTCATGCGCATATATACGTGGGCGGAACCGACGTGGTGGCCTATATGTATAAGCTGAATGGCGGAGCATGGTCCACTTCCACCCCGGTGGCCACGCCTATAGGCGTGGACCTTTACCACGGAGCTTACTCTCTGGAAGTGGTCGGCTGCGACGCGGTCGGCAACTGGCAGACGACGCCCACGACCTACAGTTGGGTAGTGGACAAGCCGCTGTTTGCTGTGCTGTCCGGCGCTCCGGAGGAACATACCAAAGAGACTTCGGCGACTATATACGTGGGCGGCGACGACGTGGTGGCCTATATGTATAGGCTGAATGCCGGGTTATGGTCCGCCTCCACCCCGGTGGCCACGCCTATAACCCTGTCGAACCTTACTGAGGGGGCTTACACGCTGGACGTCAAAGGCTTGAATCCGGAGAGCAGCTTGCCGACGTGGAACCGCCTGCACTACTGGGTGGTGGACACGACGGCGCCCACGGCTGTGATCTGGTCGCCGCCGGCCAGTCTCACAAACCTCACCTCTTTCTCGATCAATATAACGGGCGCAGGGGTAACCCAGTACAAATACGCGTTGAACGGCGGCGCGTACAGCCAGCCCATTAGCATAAGCTCGCACATCGCCCTAAGCGGGCTCGCCGATGGAGCTTACTCTCTGGAAGTGGTCGGCTGCGACGCGGCCGGCAACTGGCAGACGACGCCCACCACGGCCAGCTGGACGGTCGACGCCACGGCCCCCATCGCGGTGCTGTCCAACGCTCCACAGCCCGTGACCGCGGCGACTTCGGCGACTATCTCCGTGGGCGGAACCGACGTGGTGGGATATGCGTATAGGCTGAATGGCGGAGCATGGTCCAATTACGTCCCGGTGGCCACGCCTATAACCCTGTCGAACCTTGCTAAGGGGGCTTACTCGCTGTACGTGGCCGGCCACGACGCGGCCGGCAACTGGCAGGTGGCGCCCACGACCTACAGTTGGGTAGTGGACGAGGCGCTCACGGCCGTGCTCGGCGGCAGCGTGCCGAGCGGGGTCTACACCCAGTATGTCCAAGGGATAAGCGTGGGCGGCTACGGCGTGACTCACTATAAATATTCGCTCAACGGCGGGGCCTACACCGACGAGGCGCCTATAAGCGCGGCTATAGATCTGCCTATGTTGCCGGACGGCGAATACACGCTGGACGTCATAGGCAGGGGGCTGGCGGGGAACTGGCTGGGCACCCCCACCCACGCCGCCTGGTCTTTACTGATACCGCCGCCTGTGGCTACGGTAAGCGGCATCCTCAACCCTTCTCTCAGCACTGTAAACGCCTCCATAGGCGGAGCAAGGGTGGCCGCGTTTAACTACAAGCTAGACCAGATGACTACTATAGGTCCCGTCGTCGCAAGCGGGTACGGGCTCAGTCTGAACATCGAGCCCAACGGGCCGCATCAGTTGTCTGTGTGGGGAATCGACCTCGCAGGCCGGGTGCAGACTACGCCTACGGTTGTAGAGTGGACCGTGGACTCCGCCCAGCCTGTATTCAACCTAGTCTATGACGCCGGCGGCGCGAACGGCACCGTTCCGTTCGATAACAAATGGTATTTTATGAACAGCAAGGTGTATCTAGCTAGCGCGTCCACTTTGAACTACCCCTCTAAAAAGTTCAACAGCTGGTTTATGTCCGACTACGGCTCTAGGAATCCCGGTGAATACATAATGACGCCTACCGCAGCGCCCCAAGGCGGGCATATTATTTTCTGCCAAGCCCAGTGGACCATTTTTAATTGGTATGCCGCTAATTCCAGTATTCTGTATATCACCGGTGTTGTCAATAACGTGCCCCAGAGCGGAACCGTCACAATACCCTATTCCTTAGGGCACCAAGCTGTAACTGTAATTGGCAACAATTGTTTTAAAGATATGTCGGCCATATCCAGTGTGGTTTTGAACTGCACCTCGCTTAGCGAAATACAAAGCCAGGCGTTCGCCGGCTGCAGCGGAATGACTTCCATAACCACGCCTAACTCCCTGACCCGCTTAGGCGTTAGCGCGTTCGAAGGGTGCTCCAGCCTGACGGCCTTTACGATCCCTGTCGACTTGACCGTTATTCAAAACCGCGCCTTCTACGGCTGCTCCAGTATATCTTCAATCAATATAGGCGCCACGAATGTTAGCTTGGTAGGCGAGGCCGCCTTCCAAGGCTGCGCCAGCTTGAGCGACTTGTCTTTCGGTACGACGCTGCAGGTTGTAGGCGCGAACGCTTTCACGGGCACTGGCATCACCCATGCACACTTCAAAGGCAACGCGCCGTCCATTCAATCCACATCCTACCCGGCAGGCACCGTGCTGCATTATGTTCCAGGCAAGACCGGCTGGACTAATCCGATGGCAGGTTTCACGACCGTAGGCGACGAAACACCCTACTAGGGGGGCAATGAAGCATGGCCTACTCAGAATCATCCATGAGCTCCCTGTCCTCGGACTCCACCGAGCTGCTGAACTCCACCAGCTCGGACTCCTCAGCCTCCTTCGCCATGGGCAAGGGCGCGGCTGGCAGCTTCGCCTGGTGGCCCACGCGGGCCCCCGTGGCGGACTGGCGCGCCATGGCCGCCAGCCACGACTGCTCGCTCATACTGGCCGCCGCGGACCGCGAGGCCGGCGGCGGGCTGCACGTGAGCCAGGACGGCGGCCACACCTGGCTGCCCTGCTGGAGCTCCTACCCTAGAAGCTGGCGGGCCGTGGCCGTGTCGCGCAGGGGCGAGATGATGGCCGCCTGCGACTCCATGGGCATGATCTACGCCACCCACGCCGCCTACGACTCGTCGTCCACGCCCGGCGACGCCTGGCACTGGAAGGCGCAGCCCTCCGCGGGCGAGCGCGACTGGCGCGGGGTGGCCATAGGCGAGGAAGGCAATTTCCTGGTGGCCGTGGCGGCCGGCGGGCGGCTGTGGACCAAGTACTGCCAGGACAACGACATGAGCACCTCGAGCGTCAGCGTGGCCGGCGACAGCAGCTCCTCCGCGAACGACTGCGTAGTCTCGTTCAACAGCAAGGGCGGGGCCGCCGTAGAGCCGCTGCGCGTGAACGCCGGCTACTCCATAGCGCTGGGCGAATGGCCGAGGCCGACGCGGGCCGCGCGCTCGTTCGGCGGGTGGTGCTCCGACTTCCAGTGCCTGACTTTGTTCGACGAGTCGGCCGTCGTCAACTACGACCTGACTTTGTTCGCCAAGTGGAACAAAGCCACGGGCGCGGCCTTCCACGCCAACGGCGGCGGCGACATACCGGATCAGAGCGCGACGCTTGTCAACGGGCAGTATTACGTGACGGCGCCGCCGGCGCCGGTAAGGGCCGGCCACACCTTCCAAGGGTGGTATGCTGACGAACTGCTGCAAGGGGCCTTATTCGACTTCGCGGCGCCCATATCAGGATTCCGCGACCTGTACGCCAAGTGGCAGATCGACACCTACGCCGTGACTTTCAACAGCAACGGCGGCACGGCCGTGGGGCCGCAGTCGGTGGTGTTCAACAACCAAGTAGCCAAGCCGGCCGACCCCGTGTTCGCCGGCTACAGGCTGATCGGGTGGTTCCTAGGGTCGGCGGAATCGTCCTACGATTTCAATTCGGGGGTCCAAGGTGCTATGGTTCTTAAGGCGAAGTGGACCATATACATTCCAAGCGCAGCCAGCGAGAACCTGTTCGACGACGGGGCGCAGAACCTTATGATGTCCGCCGGCGACGACCACGAGATAGAGATGAACGAGGCCATCGCGCTGTCCCAAGGCGGCTGCGAGCCTTTCTAACCAGGAGAATCGACATGTTCGTACGCAAGGTAATGGCGCTGGGCACGTTGCCCGAAGCCGCCGACGCCGTGTACACGGCCCCCGCCGACGTCACCGGGCTGATCCACAACGTCACGCTGCACAACAAGTCCGTCAACGCGCAGACCGTCACGCTGCAGTACCACTCGGGGTCCGTGGACTACCAGATGTACAGGCTGCAGATCCCGGCGGCCGACACGGTCAGCCTGGGCTTCTACAACGAGGGCTTCGTGGTCATGACCGGATGCTCGCTGCGCGGCTACGCCACGGAGGCCGGGGCCGTCAACGTGAAGGTCGACGGAACCGAGGAGTCTTAATATGCTCAAGCAGGCCTCCAAGCGCAGGGCCGGCGACGGCAGGCCTGTGCCCCATTTCGACGTCGCCGACATGGGCGCGAGCTCGTGGTCGGACAAGACGACCAAGCTGCTGCTCCACTTCGACGGGTCCATGCTGGACGGGTCGCTCTACTCAAGGTCCGTGCTGCCGGCGGGCGACGCGCGCCTGGACTCCACGTCGTCCAGCCTGGGCGGCTCGTCGCTGCGCGTGACCGGCGCCTCGCATCTGGACGTCATGCTGGGACCGGACGCGCTGCCGGGTTCGCGCAGCCTGTCCATCGAGGGCTTCTTCCTGGTGGACTCCGTGAGCTCGACGTTCAGGGTGTGGGAGTGGTTCCAGGACGCCGCGAACAACCTGGCGCTCGACTACGTGGCCAACACGGGGTGGAAGGTGAGCAGGCTGGACGCGGGGACGCAGACGACTCTGCTGATAGGGTCGGCGGCCGCCATCCAGACGTGGCTCCACGTCGCCGTGACCCGGGTCGGGACCACTTGGCGCCTACTGGTCGACGGGGTCGAACAGGCCGCTTTGGCCTACCAGTGGTCACCCGTGTGGACGTTCGGCTCCACCTTCAGGCTGGGCCGCAACTACGCCGCCGCGTCGGCTATGGTAGGCAACGTCGACGAGGTCAGGCTGGTCGTGGGCGGGCCCGTGGTGGCTTCCGTGCCTACGGCCAGGTATGGCGTCGCCGAGCTGCTGACCGGCAGGGGCGCGCAGCTCGTCGACATTAACGGCGCCGGAGTCTACTACTGGGGCGTCTCGCCCGAGGGCGGCGGCGAACCCGTCGCCTGCAGGTGCGGCGACTACCTGCTGGTCTTCGGCCGGCGCCTGACGCGCGGCGGCTCGATCTTCGAATGCGTCGTCGACACGATGGCGCTGCAATGGCTGGGCAACGTCAGCTGGGGCGGCTACGACTACGAGCCCTGGCGCGGCTACGTCGAAGCGGTCGGCCAATGCCTGGTCGTAGGCGCCAGGGCGCTAATGGTGCGCTCCGCCGGCAACCCTGGGCTTATGCTTGGCGACGCGCTAAGTTCGTACTCCGTGAACGGTTACGCCGCGGTAAGCAATAGCGTCGTCAGGGATAACGACTGCTTCTACGTGGGCAACGCCGGATCCATACGCATGGCCAAATTGGGCGGCGGCGCGTTGTTCACATGGTTCGACGGCATATCGACCACTTATCTCACGCACATGCCGGCGGCCTGCATAACCGCCGCGGGCGCCGACAACGGGGTGCGTGTGGCCGCGTTGCGCTCTGGGTCGCAGTACGGCTCCGGGTGCCAGGCGCTGGTGGTAGGGCGCGGCGGGCTGGTCTCGGCCTACTCGTCGCTCATCGTGACGCTGACGGATCCGATCACCCGGCTGTCCGCGGACGTGAGCCTGGCCCAGCTGCCTGAGCTTTTCGTGGGCGTGTCCGCGTTCTGTTGGAAGGGCGTGTGCTCCGCCACCCATGTCTACCTGGCGCTGAACTCGCTCAACGGGTCGCCCGCCGGGATAATCGTCAGGCTGCCGATGGCGGATTGGTCGCTGGCCGGCGTGGAGGCCTTGCGCCTGCACTCGGTCGACGCGCGGCTGGTCAACATATCGGGCCTGGCCTATGACGGCCGGCACGTGTACTGCCTCGCGTCGGGCCTTGCCGGCGGCGCGCTGGCCAAGGTCGACGAGCTTAACTTCACAGCGTCCGGCGTGGAGGTGGTGGAGCTGGGCCCCAACAGCTGGGTGTGGTCCGAGCTTGTGGACTTCGATTCCTACTTGTGCGCCGTGTCCAGGGCGCGGGCGGTCAAGATTCCCTGCCGCGTCCACTCCGCCGCCTATTTCGAATGTTCCGACGCAGAGCTGCCCTACCCGCTGCCTATTTCGACGGTATCGCTGCTGCAGATGACGGGCGGTGCGGCTTTCGACGAGACGCTGCGCGGATCGCGCGTGACATCCACGAACGTGGCCTTCGCCGCGTCGGGCGGCAAGTTCACAGGCAAGGCCTCCATCGTGGGCACTAATTCCTTGCTGACGCTGTACCCGAGCCCGGCCGGCCCGAACTTCCCCATATGCCGCCCCGGCGACTACAACACGGTGGGCGCCTACACGCTGGACTTCTGGCTGAAGTTCGACGCGCTGCCGACGGACTACAGAACGGTGTTCAACACAGGCGTCGAGGACTATGGGTTTATGGCCCTTTATTTTAAGCCCGGGAGTTCCCCCAAGATGATTTGCAAAACACATTACGAAGGCGAGTCTCGTAAGCTGCTTGCTGATACCCCGGTCGGCACGTGGTTCCATGTGGAGTTTTCCGTGGAGAACCGCGTTGGCCGAAACAGTGGAGCGCGGCTATTTTTGAACGGTAAATCGCAGGTAGACGTTTCTCTGACGGTGTCGCCTGTTTTAGCCTTGGCCGGCGGCGGCGCGGCTATGAGCTATGGCGGCAGCTTGTTCCTAGTGGCCAGCGGCGGGAATTACTCCGCCTTGTCGGCGCCCAGCGCCAACATAACCACGCTGGGCGTGTCGCCCAATGGGCAGTTCATGCTCGCGGCCGTGTCCGGCGGCAGCATGTACGCGTCCATCGACGGCGGGGCCAGCTGGACGACTAGGTCCGCGGCGGGCGTGTTGTCGTGGACTAACCTGATATGCCGCGACGACGGCAGCTGCGTGGCTAGCGTGTGGAACAACGCGACGTACTATGAGTCTTCCAATTTTGGCGAATCGTGGTCCGCCAAGTCCGTCGGCACAACCACCACCCGCATAGTCATGTCGTCGGATGGTAGGTACAGGCTTGGCGCCGGGTCGACTGATGGATGGTATTACGGCAATCCCACCATGCACATATCTTCCGATTACGGCGCCACATGGTCCACTTATAATTACGGCTCAGTCGGCGCATTTACGAATAGCGTGGCAATGTCCGCGTCCGGCGCCGTCATGGCCGGCGCGGCGGCGTTGTACGCGGCGAATCTGCCTACCCACGAACGCTACGTGTATATCAGCGTGAACTACGGCGCCACATGGACGCAGCTTACGGGGGCAGGCGGCCGTAACAGCTGGACATGCTGCGCGGTGTCGGCGGACGGCGCGAAGGCAGCCTTCGCGGCTGTGGGCTCGCGGCTATGGATCTACACCGTGGCGACCGGAACGTTCGACGAGATCACCGACGTGCCCGAGAAGCCGGCTTGGAACTCCGTGGCGTTGTCCGCGGACGGCTCCAAGGCTTACGCGTTGTCCGGCGACGGCTATCTGTACCGAGTCGATGTGACGGCTGGCACCTTGGAGCCGTCGAACGGCGTTTTGAATTTTCAGGCCATAGTCGGAGCGGCCGTAGCAAACTATTGGGGGGTGAATCAGTGCGGCATCGGCTACCACAATCAATTCTTCTTCGGCAACGCCTGGCAAGCCGCCTGGCCCGGCATGCACGTGTCGGACATAAGGCTGACGAACGACGTGCTGCACACCGCCGATTTCACGCCGCCAGCGCAGAAGACGCTTTGACAAAACGTAAAACAGAGTAAAAAAAATGACAGATGGCGTGATCTACTTCAACGTCGGCACCAAGTGCCTCCACAGGCTGGCCGTGTCGCTGCGCTCAATGCGCAGAATACACTCAGGGCCCTGCGCCGCACTTTGCGCCGACGAATGCCCGCGATGGTTCGCGGAGCTGGCCCGCGCGCTCGACGTCGAACTCCGCGCCTTCGATCCTGAAGGGCTGCCCCCGCTGGTATTGAAGGCGCGGCTGCACCGCCACAGCCCTTTCGACCGCTCGCTCTTCATAGACGCGGACACGCTGGTGACCGGCCGCTTCGACGAGCTTTTCGACCTGATAGGCGAATATGGCTTCGCCGTGGGCCGCTTCGCCGGATGGCGCACCAAGGGCCGGACCATCGCCAGCCGCATAGCGGCCATGGCCCCGGCGTGCGGGCCGGCCATGGTGGCCGCCGCCTTGGCCTACGGCCCGGCTGTGAACACCGGGGTGTTCGGCTTCACGAAGGATTCGAAATTTTTAGAGCCGTGGGCGGACCTTACGCTGCGCGCCCACGAGCTCGGGTGCTCCCGCATACCGGACGAGCTCGCGTGCCAGATGCTGCTGCCCGCCATCCGCAGCGCGACTTTCGACGAACGCTACGGCGAGTCGGTGAAATTCGGCAAGCTGGGTCCGACCACCCGCATAGTCCATTACCACGGCCGCAAGCACGCGCAGGGCTTCCCGGCATGCGGCGAGTGGAAGCGGGCCTACTGGGAGCTCATGGCCGAATGCACGGACGAGGTCCGGGCCGGCCTGGCCGCGGACCTCGGCGACAAGACGCTGCGCAACTACCGGCGGCGCGAGGCGCTGACCTTCGTCACGGCGGTGGATCCGGGCTATCTGGCCAGCCTGCGGGCCAACTTTCCGCTTATGGCGGAGGTCGCCGGAATAGCTGGCGAGCCTTGGATCTGCTATGTGAACGGGATTCCCATCGACGACCCGCGGCTTGACTTCCTGAAGGGCCGCGCCCTTGTGCGAGCCTGGGACTTCGACGCGCCCACCCAGCGCGAGCGGATGCTGACCTGTTTCGTGAAGGCCGCGCCGTTCGACGTCAAGACGCCGCGCTGGGTCAAGGTGGACGCTGACGTCCGGCCGAGTGGCGCCGCTTTCAAATTCGAGGCGGGCTGGCGCGGCGCGGCGCTCGTAGGCCACCGCTGGCATTACACCAAGCCTGGCCGATGGCTGCGCGGCCTGGAGGAATGGGCGGACGCCCACCCAGGTTTCGCGGGCAGCGCCCGGCTGTTCACGGCGGGCCATCTGGTGGACGCCGACGCGCAGCTTCGCTACGGCCACCCCAGGATAGCCTCGTTCATGTGCGCGCACGACACGGCGTTCACGCGTAGATGCGCCGAGCTGGCGGGCCCGGGGCGGCTGCCGGTGCCCAGCCACGACACTTTCCTATGGTACTGCGCGGCGCGGCTGGGCGAGCCTATCGCCCGTACCAACTTCAAGAAGAAGGGCTTCCACCCATGATAGAGCTGAACGCGCAGTGCCACTCGTTCGGCATGCGGCTATGCTGGATGCTGTCCAGCCTGGCCGACCAGCGCGGAGCCGCCGGCCTGTTCAAAGTGTCCGTGGCCTACGCCGCCGACGAGCCGGGGGCGCTGGCCGCCTGCAGAGTGCTGGACTATTTCAAGGGCCGCCTGAGCCTAGTCCGCAGGGAGTACCCCGACATGGCCGCCATGATGCTGCGCGGCCGCACCCGCTCGGCGGCCGCCATGGACACGGACGCGGAGTGGATCTTCTTCGCGGACTGCGACGCCGTGTACCACCCGGACTACATGGCGGCGCTCGCGTCGGAGCTAGGTCGCCTGCGCGGCGAGGCCGCCGGCAAGTGCGTCTGGTCGGCGCGGCGCACGATGGCCGTGGAGGCCGGCGAGGCGCTGGTGGGCTCGATGGCCAGGCCGGCCTATGTCCCTGACTCTTTCAAAAGGGCCGACGCCGTCTCCACTGCGTGGTCGAAGCCGTGCCCCTGCGTGGGCAACACCCAGATAGCCCTGGCCGCCGACGTGAGGGCGCGCGGCGGGTACTCGCCCGGCAAAGCCGACGCCAGCTGGCTGGCCGGCGCGGGCAACACGAAGAGCGACGTCGGCTTCAGAAGGTCGATGGACGGATGCCTCAGGCTCGAGCTGCCTGATCAGATACACATAAACCACAAGCGCGACGCGGGTTCCGGCAGGCACCTGACGGAGCAAAGGTAGCAGTAAAAAAATGCCAAGGATGGTCAGTCTCAAGGAGGATCCGGCCGACGACGCCTCGCTGCGGCACGGATACGACAGGCACGTCGGCGACGACTGCGGCAGCCGGACTATGGCCGGCACCTATAGGTTCGGCCAGTACTGCCCCATGTTTTTCACGCAGGAAGGCGCGACAGCCCACCTGGAGGGCATGTACAGGGGCCGGGCCTGCTTCCTCATAGGCGGCGGGCCGAGCTTGGCCACCCACGACCTGGAGCAGCTGCGCAAAGCCGGCTGCCTGACCTTCGGGCTGAACAACTCGGCCAAGGTCTTCCGGCCGGACCTGTGGACGTGCGTCGACGACCCTGGCCGCTTCCTGTACTCCGTGTGGCAGGATCCCCGGATAATGAAGCTGGTGCCCATGGCCCACTTCAAAAAGAATCTGTGGACCAGCTGCTTCGTCGGCGGCCAGCCTCAGTGGCGGCGGGCCGGCACCACGGTTGGCGACATGCCCAACGTCTGGGGCTTCAGGCGCAACGAGAAGTTCGCGGCGCACCGCTTCCTGACGGAGAACACGATCAACTGGGGGTGCCACAAGGACTTCGGCGGCTGCCGCTCCGTCATGATCGCGGCCATGCGCCTTATGTGGGAGCTCGGGATACGGACCGTCTACCTGCTCGGCGTCGACATGAAGATGACCCAGGAGCGCGGCTACGCGTTCGACGAGGGCCGCAGCCCGAACGCCGTGCGCAACAACGAGCACACCTACGCGCGCATGCTGAGCGAATACTTCCCGAAGCTGAAGCCTGAGTTCGACGCCCACGGCTACAAGGTGTACAACTGCAACCCGGACAGCTGCCGCGGCATATTCCCGCACAAGCCCTTCGCGGAGTGCGTGGCCGAGGCCAACGCCGCGATAGGCGACACGGCCAGGGAGCGGACGGAGGGCATGTACCTGGTCCTGGAGGAGAAGGAGCGGCTGGGCACGGCCGAGGCCGCCCTGGAGGCGACCAAAGGCTTGAAGCCCGCCAAAGAATCCTAAGCGATATACTAACATAAGATGCTTGCGTCAAATTTCCAACAGAGTGGACAGACATGGCCGACGAGAATGGATACAAAACCCTTGCGCCGATGGTCCACTACGGGGTCAACCGCAAATACGGCCCGCACATCGGCATAGGCGGCGCCGGCGCCAAAGTGCATCTATATCCGCAGTTCATCCACATAGGCGGGGCCGACGACGCGGAGCGCGTGCCGCTGACCCCTAGGCAGGTTCGGCTGGTCTCGAAGATAATAGAGCAGATGGGCCGGCTGCCGGCCCAGACCGGAGATTCCAATGCTACCTGACATCTGTCTCACATGCGGCGACAACGAGTCGGCCACCGCCATCGGCAGGCCGGAAGGCGTGGGCGGCGGGGTGCCCGACTCGGCGTCGCTGTCGCAGACCGGCATGGCCTCGCGCGGCTCGATAGGCGGCCGCTGCAAGAACAAGCCTGTGCTGTCCATGGTCAGCCGTTCCGCCCGCACCTTCGTCGTCGCGCTTCAGCGCGCCGACGGATCGCCCGTCGACCTTACAGGCCTGACCGCCGAGTTCGCCGCCAAAGAGGACAACAGGGCGATCACATTCTACATCCGCAAGCCGATGGTCGTGGCCGACGCCGCGGACGGGCTGCTCACGGTGGATCTGCTGCCGGACGAGGTTCTCCATGGCGGCGTGTGGCTGGCCGCCATCCTGCTTAGCGGGACGCCAGGCCTGCTCGCCACTTACGACTTGTGGCTCCACGTCGAGAAAAGCATCCTGTCCTCCGACAGGAAGAACAACATGGTCACGATTCCAGAGCTGCGGCTGGTCCTCATGGACCGCTGCCCGGCCGACAATCCGCTGCTGGACGACGTGGACTTCTCGGACTCCGACCTCTGCAGCGCCATCACGCTGCCCGTCTACGAGTGGAACGAGACCCCACCCGTGCTCGAGCAATACACCTACACGCCGGCCACGTTCCCCTATAAGTACAACTGGCTGCAGGCCGCGGCCGGCGAGGCGATGCGCATAACGGCGCGCAGGCTGTCGCGCAACAGGCTGGTGTACACGGCCGGCGGCGTGAACGTGGACGACCTGGCCCGGGCGCAGGTCTACGCGCAGATGGGCCAGGAGCTGCGCGACGAGTGGAAGACTTGGATGATGCGCGAGAAGGTAAGGCTGAACGCCGAACAGATATACGGAGGGGTCCGCTCGCGGATCTACTACTGATGGCCGACTATTTCGGAGTCGTCGAAGTCCTTACCACGCCGGACGACGTCCGGACGGTATGGTGGCGTATGGGCCGCAACTTCAGCCCGGGCGCCCTGGCGCCGCGGTTCTATGTGGACTGGGGCCGCGCAGCCGGGCCGTGGACATGCCTGAACCCGACTGCGCCTGTGGTCGGCGACTGCCTGTTCGTGGATTCCGCGAGACGGACCTTCGACATGCAGAAGGATCTTTGGTACAGGGTAAGGGCGGAGTGGGGCGCCTACAGAGACGCGTCGCTGCCCTGCCAGGCGCTGGGCACGCTGAACGCGCAGGCCCGCCTGACAGCCAAGGCCATCGTCAAATCCCTGTACACCGGAATGAAGAAGGGCGGGATCCACGGGTTCCTGCTGCGGCGTAGGGACTGGGGGCCCAAATGCTCGACCTGCGCCGACTGGGACACCGAGGAGCCTACCATAGGCGACTGCCCCGAATGCCACGGCGTAGGCGTGGCCGGCGGCTACTACCCCGGCGTCGACTGCTGGGTGGAGATCGTACAGCCGCGGGCCCGCGCCCGCTCGCTGACCGAGGGCGGCCTCGGCGTGGCCGACCCGCAGACCGTCACGGGCCGCTGCGTGGCTTACCCCTGGATCACGGCCGGCGACCTTTTCGTGCCGGCGCGCTCCAACGAGCGTTTCATCATACGCAAGATCGACCACCTGGCCGACATGGAGACGAAGCCCATCCTGTTCCTGCTCACCATGAACAGGCTGCCGGAGACGTCGCCCGCCATGAACGTGCCGATAGCCGGCAGGCCTGAGGTCTTCACGGTGGAGGCCGGGCCTTGCGTCGCGGTACCCGCCACGCCGCCCATACCCGACTCGGAGGACGAGCAGGTGCGTTCCTCCGCCGCTTCCGACGACGCCGGATGGCGCAGAGGCTTGAAACACGAACCCTGGTGAGCCATGGCCGATTTCACAGAACCAGTATGGACTACGCCGCAGGACGTCGAGCCCTGCGTCCGCTCGTCCATGGAGCGGGACCGGGACCCTTTCAAAATAACCGGCCTGGTCGTGCAATTCCTGAGGAGCCGATTCTTCACCGGCGCGAACATAGGCAACCCGGATCTTAAAGGCTACCTATGGTCGGCCGACGACGCCGCCAGCCGGATCCTGATAGAGCCAGCTTTCCGGTACAAGACGCGCGACGTTGGCAGAAGACCTGCTTATCTCGTTGCCAGACAGCAAGTGGCAGCCGAGCAGACGGCTTTGAGCGGCAGCCGGATGACCATGATGTCGGAGAACAGAGGCGGCCTTACCGGGGTCTGCTACAACATGATCGTCAAGGGCTCGCACCAGATAGCCTGCGTCGGTCAGACGGGAGCGGAGGCCGAGGCGCTGGCCATCGAGGCGTTCTACGCCTGCATGGAGTTCGCGCCCGTGTTGAAAAGCGAGGGCGCGCTGGGTAGATTAAGCGTAGATGGAATGGGTCCGCTGCAGAAGATCGATGAGAACCAGGAGAATCTATCGGTGGTCGTATCGCTGTCCTGGGCCTACACCCATAGCTGGACGCTTTCGCAAACGGCGCCCATCTTGAAAAGTATAATAGCAGTCAACTAAAAGAGAGGCGCAAATGGCATACGTTCAACCGCAACTCAAGATCCACGAGGAGTTCACAACGGCGCAGGCCTCCGGCGTATCGCCGCTGTACGCGTGCCTCGTCGGACCCAAGTACAAACTACACCGCTACTCACAGAGCGCCGAGAAGGCTCTGCTAGGCGCCTACTCCCCGAGCGTCGCGCTCACCGGCGCATACCCCGGCAAAGTCGCGGGCGGCGTGGTCGACCAGGCCTCCGTGTCCGTGTGGCTCGAAAAAGGCAGGCTGGCCTACTACAGCGGCGCCGATTTCGCCATGCCGGCCGGATCCGCGGCGGGCACCAACAAACTGGCCTCCGACAAGACCTTGCGCGCTTCGATCGGCTACGACCGCGACGCCGCCTTCGGGTCGCGCGACGTGTCGCTCAACGACCGCGTCGAAGTCACATGGACCGAGGGGGCGGACACCGGCTACAGGGCCACCCGCGTGATGGGCTTCATCAACGAGGTGGAGGCGGCTGTCGAAAACGTCGTCGCGGGGGCCAACAAGGCCGCCGTGGCCGTCGGCTCCGTCGCCGTCGCCAGCAACACGATCGACGCGCTGGCCGAGCTCACGCCCGCCGCCGTCGCGGGCAGCGCCTACTCCGGCATCCGATATGGATACCCCGAGGAGGTCTACACGGTCCGCGTGACGAAGTCCGGCGGCAGCGGCGTGGCCGAGGCCATGATCCTCTCCGACTCCGGCACCGACGACGTCCTCAACAAGGTGGTCAACTTCACGTCCACCGACATCGGAACCCGCGGCGTCAAGCTCAAATTGACGGCCGACTCGGGCACCGGGCTGTTGACGCTCGGCGAGGAGATCGTCGTCAACGCCAGCCAGACGTACGCTGTTCCGACGCTCACGCCGAACGCGACGTACGGCGGGCCGGCCGACACGACCTACATCGTCCAGTGCATGCTGGGCGGAACCGTCGGGATCAACACCGTCGACAACCCAGCCCCCGCCTATAAGGTGACCACGACCAACGGCGTGGACGCCATGGCCTCCACGCAGATCCTCGCGGCAGGCTCCATCGCCATCGGCAACTACGGAGTGTGCCTAACGGTGGCCTCCGGCGCGAAGTTCTGCAAAGGCGACTCATGGACCGTCAAAGCCAACGCCGACACGTTCGGCGCGATCAAGACGATGGTCCTGGCCGACAAGCTGGTCGACGAGACCGACGCGAACATCAAGTGCACGACGGCCTCGACCGTGACCATCAAGATCGGGCTGCCGGCGGACGTCAAACTGCCGCGCGCCGCCTACGCGCTCACCTCGAGCGCGGTCACGGTGCCAGCGGGGCTGACCTACCGCGGCAACTACCTCGGATCCGACCAGACCTTCCCGGTCATGGCCGGCGACATGTACGTCGACTACCGCGAGTTCATCGCCTCGGGGGCCAACGAGGTCCGCGCCGTGGGCAGCTCCGCAGACGTGCTCGCGCTCCTCGGACCGGCCAGCGAATCCAACCCTCTCGCCCTCGCCGCCGATTTGGCGCTCGCGAACAGCGGCGGATCGCCCGTCTATTACGTCCAGGTCGCCTCCGACGACGTCGCGGGCTACACCGCGGCCCTGGACGCCACGACCAACACGCAGGAGGTCTACTCCCTCGTGCCTTTGACCAAGGCCGAGGCTGTGAAGAGCCTGGTGGCCGCCCACGTGGCCGACCAGTCCTCCGCCTACAAGAACAACTGGCGCATCGCCTGGTTCGGATCCTCCATCGGGGATCAGAAGCCCGTCTACGTCAGCGAGGCCGGCATGGACGTACTTGCCACCGTGGTCAAGCCCGGTGGCAACGAGTACGCGGACCTGATCAGCAGCAACGGCAAGTTCGTCACCAACGAGGTGGCCGTCGGCGATGTGATCCGGTACAACTACCAGCCCAGCACGAGCGGCGTCACGACCTACACGGAAGGCGTGGTCGTGGCCGTGGTCTCCGAGGACGAGCTGCGCATCTCCGCGCTCGACGAGGAGAACTTCGACAACGAGATCAAGATCGAGCTTTGGCGCCCGCGCTCGCAGACGGCCATGGCCGGCGACATCGCGGCCGAGTCCAACGGATACGGCAACCGCCGCGTCCGCAACATCTGGCCCGACGCCCTGCCCTTGGAAGACGGAACGGAAGTCCCGAGCCAGTTCCTGGCCGCGGCCCTCGCGGGCCTGCGTTCAGGCTCCGCGCCCCACCAGCCCTTGACCAACGTGTCGATCGCCGGTTTCGGAATTCCGACCAGGACCAACATGTTCCCGGCCTCCGACCTGAACACGATCGCGGGCGGCGGCACTTGGATCGTGATGTCCAGCTCCGGCGACGTCATCACGCGCCATCAGCTGACCACCGACATGAGCGACATCAACATGCGCGAGGACACCGTCACGTGCAACGTCGACTCGCTCGCCAGGCGGTACCGCTCCGGGTTCGCCGACCTGACGGGCAAGGGCAACGTGTCGCAGGAGATGCTGGACGTCATCCGCATGCGGCTGCTGTCCGTCTCGTCCGCGATCCTCGCCGTGGCGTGGCCCGCCGCCATCGGACCGCAGATGCAGGGCTTCGATATAACGGGCATCTGGATCGACCCCGTCCTGAAAGACCAGGTGCACGTCAGGGTGACTCCGTTGCTGCCCTACCCGTTGAACAACCTGGACGTCTACATCACCATCTAAGCAACCGACCGGCGCCTAAACGGGGCGCCGGTCATAAAAGAAAGGCAGATAAAACATGGCTGACGCAAACACATACACGGACGTCTTCGGCTCGGCGCTTCAGTTTGGCGGATCCTGGAAACTGGACGGCGCCATTCTGACGTTCACAACCGGCGGATCGTTCGGCGGCGACACTGTCGGAGTCAACAACGACGGTACGACCAAAATCACAAAGGGCACAGTCAAGCAGGGGAAGCTTACTTACGAGCTCGTGGTCCAGGACGTGCAGTTCACCTACAAACGCCCGGTCAACAGGCTGTTGTCTTTGACGAGCGCCAAGCAGTACATGGTCACAGGCAGGGGCATGGGTCAGTTGCAGATCTCGTCCATCATGGGTAAGAAGGACGACATGTACCTTTTCATCCAGACGTTCTCCAACCCTTGCAACGTCGGCTCCAACATCATCTCGCTCAAAGCTTGCGACAACGCGTGCCCCGTTCAAGCGGAAGCGGGCGAGGAGGCCAGCAAAGGCAAACCGCAGATCTTCAACCTGCTCTACGTGCTGCTCGACAGCATCGCGGCCCAGGTGCAGGTAGGCGAGCTCTCCTATGTGACCGAGACGATCACCGGAGTCTTCGGAGGCCTTAACCTCGAGACTGAAATCAAAAACTGAAAAGTAACGACCTTCGACAAGACAGCGCGAACAGCCGCCGGCTGCCCGGACGCCGGGCCCGGCGGCTTTCTCTTAATCAAGCGCAGGCCGTGATCCGTACGGCCCTCATCAGCGGGGAACCATGTCCAACAGATCCGCGTTCCTATCCACCGACACGACCCGGCCGGCCTATCAAAGCACGCAGCTGGACGTGGACCGCGCGCGCTCGGAAGCCGAGAGCCTGCTCAACATAAGAGCCGCTGGCCTATTCTGCATAGCCACCGTGCTTTACGCCATACCCGGCACGGGGCTTTTCAAAGTTCTAGGCGGCTTCTCCGCCGGAGTCATGACCGCCATGGCCGTGGCCGACGCCGGCGGCCGCCTGCCCGGCGCCAAGTTCACGCCGGCCTACCCGCCCGGCAGCCGCGTGCTGCTATACAGGCGCAAACACGGCGACCACCCCAATCTGCCCGACGCCCTGATCATCGGATTCCTGCCCGACAGCGCGCTGACCACTTCCGACACGACCAACTCCGGGCTGCGCCTGCGGCATATACACGACACGCCGCCACGCTTCCGCGCCGCGCCCAACGGCGTCTGGCAGACCAGGCCCGAGGTGAAGGCCGGCATGGTCAGCGACGAGTCCATGCGCGTGAACTACTCGCACGGCAAACCGCTGGACGCCGCCGACGGCGACTACATGGTCTCGAACGCCTTCGGCGGCGGGCTGCTGATCTCCGATCTGATGCTGGCCCTGAAGGCGTCGCCGTCGGCCAAGATCGAAATGTTTCTGCCGGACTCGAAAGTCCGCATCACTTCCGATACTTTCGTACATGCCGGAATGTGCCACGACTTCAAGATACTGGAGGCCTTCGGCGGCGCGAACCGCTCAGAGGATTTCGGGTTCACGCCTTTCGACCTGCTGGGCCTGGCCCCCGGGGCCTCACTGAAGGAATCCTCCGAGGCGGACCTGCGCGACCTCCGGCTGTACCTCGACCCCGCGAAGAAGCCTTATGGCCATAGGCCGCTGGCCAGGGTGTCCCGAATGGCCGGGCCCGTCTTCGACGGCCTGCACGACCAGGTCTGCTCCGTGGGGCTGATCGGAACCGGCGGCGCGCAGGACGCCTACAAGACCGCCGTGGCCGCCCTGTCGCTTAGGGTGGACGGGGTAGGCAGGCTGTACGGCGCCCGCGAGGCCTCGCTGCTGCGGACGCTGCTCATACCCGTGTTCGACGAGAGCGACTTCAAAGAGGAGGTCGGCGAGTATCGCGGCAACACGACAGGCCCCGACGGCGCGCCCATAGCCCTGAACGACCCCGCGTACGCGCCTGCGCCTGAGACGCTGCGTATGAGCCCGCGCGAGGCCCTGGCCCGCGACGCGGCCAGGCAGACCAGCTCCGAGGACAACGCCGCGGAAGCCGCGGCCGACAGCGGCGAGTCGCTGCGGACGTTCCAGGCGTGGGGCTACTCCGCGGGCGAGCCCGGGTCGCCGGAAGACGTCACGGACCAGGCCACCGTCAAATACTTCGGCATAGAAGACCTGCGCCAGCCCGTGTCTGCGGTGGACGCGGAAAAAGCCAAGCAGCTGGATGTGGACATAACGTTCGGGTCGGCCTACGCCGCGATAGCCGACAACGCGGATCTGAAATGCCGCCTGCTGGCGAACCTCAGCACGAAATGGGACGCCCCCGAGGTCGACGCCATATTAAACGCCGCGAGGGCGCTCAGCTCGGACCCGCCGGACGCGGGGGCCGAGGCGCGGACAGTCGACTCCCTAGGCTCCACCGGCGAGTTCCTGAAGTTCATGACGATGCCACCCCTCGAGGAGAAGGAGCAGCGCTACGGCGAGTGCGGCCAGGTCCGCACCATGCTGAACCCTTTCGCGGACTTCGCCAAGGCCACCGACAAGCCGAGCGAGAAGCTCGTGAAGGAGGACGGCGGCGACAAATTCAAGATCTATGGCAACACCTGCGGCGTCCGTTGCCTGGAGGATGGCTCCGTCGTATTGTCCGGCGGCTTCGGCGAGGAGATAAGGATGCACCGCGGCAACATCTACCTGACATGCCCGGGCAGTATATACATGCAGCCCGGCAAGGACTTCGTCGCGATGGCGCCGCGGAACGCCGTGCTGAAGGCGGCGGACGGTTTCGCGGAGGTCACCTCCGGCGGCGTGGTGAACGTGGCGGGCGGCAACGACGTCAACATCTGCGCCGGCATGACCGGCAACACCGGCGTGCTGGTGCTGGAGAGCAAATCGAAATGCGGACTGCCGCAGCCGGCCGACAGATGGGGCAAGGAAGGCGGATGGGGTGGCATAAGCGCCCAGGAGCGGTACGAAAGACTGTCGATAGTCGACACGGAAGCCGCGGAGCCTTCGGCCGGAACAGGCGGCGGCGTGGTGATACGCTCCAACACGGACGCCGCGCTCATAACGGACAGCCTGCTCGTGGACGGCCCCGCGGCGGACAAGCCGCCGAACGTGGAGATGTTCGCGCGCGACCTGCTGACCCACTCGAGGCGCAGCATGCACTACCTAGACAAGAACGGCGTCATGGCCGTGGTGGGCAAAGACGGCACTTCATGCTCGCTGACGAGTCTCGGCATGGCACTTGCCGCCCCCTGGACCAGCATAATGACCAACCAGATGGACATCTACGGCAAGACCTTGAACACGGCGTGGCTCGGCCGCGGATCCGACGGCAAGCCCTACCATGAGACCGTGACGCTGGTTACGAACCCGAACCCCGCCGTCAACGTGGCCGGCACGCTGACGGCGCCCCATCTGGTGGACGCCTCGCTGAGCGCCGGGATGGACGATCTGAACGCCTTCTTCGAGTATAAGCGCAGCTTCGCCACGGAGGCCGGCCTGGATCTATCGCCGGATCTCGCGGGGTACAACGCCGTCCCGCTGGCCGAATCCGACATCCCCTCCGCGAAGAGCGGCGGGGCCTGGTCCATCACGGCATTGTTCCCATGCAGCAGGGCGTACGGCACGTCCACGCTTGTGTTCCCCGAGGCCTTCTGGCAGACCGCGCTGGCCGACTCCATCACATGGAACGAGCCGCAGATGCCCCTGCATGCGAACCTGCTCCCCTACAGCATGCCCTGGCCGGGGTACGACGCCTGGAACGACCCGCGCTCCTATCAGTACATAAAAATCGAGGACGGCAAATGGACGACGGCCATGGCGCCGCTCAGGGCCGGCTATAGGATAAACGAGAAGTCGATGGTTGAGTGACGACTGTAAAGCCGCCCCCGCTGTAGATTATATCTGGGCCGTCGTTTCGACGGCGTCAAGTAGCGAGTAGAGCAAACGAGACGAAAGGTAGGAGCCTATGGACGGAGCAAGCGCGGCAGAGCAGGATATGAACGAGCGGAAGGCATGCCCGCGGTGCGGGTTGCCGCTGGCGAAGGACTACTCCGACAAGCCCTCGGCCGAAGACCGCAAGAACTACATAAGGGCGGTGCTCGGCGGCAAACGCTTCCAGAAGGAGTTCACCTTCTTCGACGGCGCCCTCAAGGTCATGTTCCAGGAGATGACCGGCGGGGAGTCCAAGAAGCTGTTCGCGGCTATCAGCGAGCTCGAGTCCGATTCGAACCTAATGCCCAAGGCCGTGCGCATGAAAATGGGACTATGCACCGTGTACGTCGACAAAGGCGGCCAGCGCGCGGACACCCTGAACGCCGAAGTCACGCGCGAAAGCCTCGAGGCGGCCTATGACAAGGCCTATGGCAGCTTGCCCGAGAGCGTGGTGGCCACAGTCCACGGCGCTTTCGCCGCGTTCAACAGCATAGTCGGCAAGATCGGGGAGTCCTGCCTGGATAAAAATTTTTAAGTGGGCGTTGGACGAGGCTCGCGGCCAGCGCCCATCATAAGGGCTATATAGACTACGGCAAAATGGAGGCGTGGACGGTCAGGGAAGTCCTGCGCGAGCATATGGCGCTGGAGGAGGCGGGCCGCGAGCACCATCGGGACGCCCTTATGATGCAAGCCGCGTGCGGATCGAAAATGGCCGAGGCCGCGGACCGCTTCGTAAAAGCGCACTCGCCTTGGCTGCTGTCGGCGGAGAACGCGCCCAGCCCTGAAGAGGCGGCCGCGTTGAAAGTGAAAGCCCTGGAAGAGCTGTACAGGACCAATCTGCAAAAGAAAGAGCAAGTGTCCCCATGAACATGCACCCGGCAGGTCTGGCCGAGATCCTCGGCCCTATGTTCGCCCAGGCCATGGGCCGGCTAGGCGGCGGCGGCGGCTATGCGCCAGGCATGTTCGGCACAAGCCTGGCCGGCGCCGCCGCGGACCTGCTGGCGCCGGGCAATCCTGCGTTCCAGATGATAGCCCAAATGTACGGGCCCGAGATACAGAAGTCGATATTCGGCGAGAACATGATGGCCGGGTACGGCGGACCGGGCTCCACATGGAACGTCGCCACGCGGCACATGGAGCTCGACAAGTACCGCCTGAACATGACGCTGAACCGCTCGTCCAGGGAGCAGATCGAGAGCTACAACCAGCAGCAGTACGAAAAGGCTATGATGGGGAAGTACGCCACCCAGGCCGACTGGGAGCGTAACAAGTCCACGGTTCTAGCCGGCAGGGGATCCGACCCGCACTACGGGGCCATAAACGTCATGACGGCCATGGGCGGCTACTCCGGCATAGGCATCGGGATCCAGAACGCGGCCCACGCCTTCGGCTACCGCTACGGGCCAGGCAGGGGCCAGCGCGTCACGAACGCGGCCGCGGAGTCGGACATGGTCGCGCTGACAAACAGCCTGCTGGACGACGCCTTGAACCGCGGCGCCGACTACGGCTCGCTCAACGGACGGGAGATAGGCGACGTCGCGGCCGACCTGCTGCTGTACGGGCCGGGCCGTAGAATGTCCGGCAAGCGCAGGCTATCCTCTGAGGACTCCGACCGGCTCGGCGAGCTGCGCGGCCGCAGGCGGCTGAGCAAGACCGAAAGCGCGGAGAAGCGTGAGATCGAGGAGCGCGAGGCCTTCAACGAGGAGTACAACGCCTTCGGCAATCCGCTGATCGGACCGATGAGCATCGGCGACGCGAAGACGCGGATACAGCGGACCTCGCGCGAGCTATCCTCGCTGAAGGATCTGCTCGGCAAGGACGTCAACGGGATAATAGCCCAGCTCAAAGACACCTTCGGCACCGAGACCACCAGCCTTTACGGCATTGAGCGGACCGGCAAGGCCTTCAACAGGCTGCGCTTCATGGGCGAGGCCGCGGGGCTCGACCCGAAGACCATGCTGCCGATCGCGCAGGGCATGGCGGCGCTCACCAAACAGCTCACCGGCACAAGCGCGGGCGCGCTCGCGTCGTCGCAGCTCGCCGGCGCATTGATGGCTAGCGTGCCGCGCAACCTGCCCGGCGTCAACCTGGAAGAACTCAACCAGACCATCGCCTTGAAGACGGTGGGCGCCAACGAAAGCGACTACGCGCGGACCATAGGCGCCGGCATAGTCGCCGCCGGCCGCAAAGGCGGGACCCGCGGAGTCGCCGAGTTCAAACGCAAACTCGCGGCCCGGATGGCTGAGGGGGCCACCCCGTCCATGAAAGATGTGGCGGCTCTAGCCGGCGTAGAGGAGAACCAGATAGTGTTCGGCCGCGACGCCAAGGCCGTGCGCGACCTCGTGGCGGAAGACCCTTTCGCGGGCCAGATGACGATGGCCTACAACGGCAACCAGATCATGAACGAGCGGCGCGGGATACTGCGCAGCTCCCTGGGGTCGGCCTACAAGGACGGAATGGAGAAGCTGCAGACGCGCGAGCTGGAGAAAAAGCTGATGGCCAAGGGCGTCCCGCTGCTCTCGCTCGGCGTCATAAACAGAGGGTACGAGGCGCTGGCCCGCAGATGGGGCGTCCCGGGCGCCAATCCGGACGACCAGCTGGCCGGGATAATAGGCGCGGCCGGTCCGGCCGGCGCGGCCCTGATGGAGAGCGAGCGGAAGCGCGCGGTGGCCGACAAATACGCGCTTGCCGGCGGCGGCGCGCTGGGCATGCTCAAAGAGCTAGGCCCCGCAGGCATTTTCAACAGAAGCGCCACTGAAGCCCTGCGCTCCTTCGGCGGGGTGCTGGGCAAAGAGGCCGCGAGCGCCGCTCGCGGCGACCTTGAAGGCGGCGACAAAGCTGTGCTGGAGCAGGAATACAAGACCATGGCCACCATGCGCGATTCGATGGCGGCCGGCGGCAGCCTGCGCAATTTCATAGACACCGGCGATTTCAGCCGGGCCGCGCCTACACGCCCGGCGCGTGGCGGCGACAGCCAGGCCGGCCGGCAGGCCGAATACATGCTGGCCGCCGCCCAGTCGAAGGCCACGGCCGCGCCAGGCCCGGCCGCCGCCGCCTCGGTGGCCGCCCTGGCCAAATACAAGAAGCTGCTGGCCGCGAACGGTGGCGACGGCTCTAAAGTTTTGAACATGCTCGGCGATTCGGACCATAAGCTCGTGACCGCAGCCATAGCCGCGGAGGTGGAGCTCGAGCGCGACGTCTTCGCATCGCCCGGCAAGACTACCGAGGCGGAGGCTACCGCCTACTTGACAGCCTTGCGGGACCGGATGCCGGACTTGAGTACCGAAGAAAAGAAACTGATCGCCGACATGCGGGTCGATCTTAAGACCGGCACGACGTTCGCGGAAGCGCAGGCGGCCGCGCAGGCGGCCAGTCCTAGCGCTGCCTCATCTCTGGCCGGCAAGTCGGCCGCTTTCGCTAGGACCATCCGGGCTTTGAACACGGCCCCGCCGCCTGTGAAGTCTACGACGGAGTCGGCGCTGGACGACTGGATGTCGAGCAGAAGCGGCCTTTCCAACCTCGCGCGGACGTCGCTGGCCGCCGAGGATTCCGACTGGAACGCCAAGCTGGACGCGCTTGAGAGCGCCGCCGACCCGGCGGACAAGGGCGTCGTGCGGGCCATGCGCGACGCAGTGGCCAACCGAAGACCCGACGAGTCTATAAACGAGACGATTGACGGGGCTTACTTTCTTACGCGGACAGGTCGGCCGATACTCGATAACTTCAAAAAGCTGAACGACTCGCTCAGGGCGGCCGGCAAAGTGGACTTCGACGCTTCGAGCATAGCGCCCAACCCCTACTTGGCGGCCGAAACGAAAGAAGCCGAAAAAAAACTGGATCGCATAGTCAAGTCCGCGGGCGGCTCGGCGGAAGGGCATGCCGCCGCCCAGTCCATGCTGCTCGACATCCGAGGCGGAGCTAGCGCGAACGCGGCCTTCCGCCGACTGGCCGGAGTACAACGCGAGGCCCTGGCGGACACGGAGCGGCAGCTCGGCGGCAAGGGGTTTCTGTTCCAAGGCGGCGACGAGCCTTTCATAGGCATGACGCCTGAGGAGCTGGACGAACTGGGCGCCGCGGCCGCGGCGGGCAACGCGGACGCCCAGCAATTGAAAGACTATGTCGAAGCGCGCCTTAGCGTGCGCGGCGGCCTGGACAAGATGAATCTGTCGCGTGGATCCATGCAGAAACTGCGTGCGGACACGCGGGCGGCGTACGCCCGCAAAGCCGGAGCCTACGGCGCGGCGGCCAACCGCGACATAAGGGCGCGGGTGGCGACCAAGATGCTCGGCGACGCGGAGGCCGGCACGGACATAGGCGGCCAGCGCTTCGTCAACATGTCAAGCGACAAGTCATCATACCTGGAGGCCGTCAACTCGCTGAGCTCGGGCAACAAAGGCAAACGCAGAAACAGACTAGGTCAGCTGGAAGACATAACCTGGCGCACCTTCGGGCCGGGCAACACCATAAAGACCCACACCGCCGCCGAGCTCGAGCCGGAGATGCGCAGGCAGGTGGCCGAGGCCATAAGCGGCGAGGCCTACTTCAGATCAGGGCTGGATTCCGACACCGAGTTCAAAAAACCGGGCGACATGACCTACGACGCGCGCGAGGCCGCCTCGAAGCTGGCCTACGAGGATATAATGGGCAACGCCTCGTACGAATCCATGCGGGCCCAGGGCCGCGACACGGCCAAAGGCGGCGAGCAGGCGATCAAAGGCGACGCCACGGGCGACATATTCAACGGCGCCAAGGGCGACGAGTACAGGACTAAGATAGAGAAGGCCCAGGCGGCCGGCAAATGGGAGGAGGTGTCCAGTCTAATGCTGGAGGCCCAGGCCAAAGGCGCGCTGGGCGGCGGGGAGTTCCTTACGGCCGACCAGATTAAAGAAGAAGAGCAAAAGATCAAAGTGGCCGACGACACGCTTAGGCGCAGCTCCGCGCCAGACGCCGCGCGCAAAGCAGCGCAGAACGAGAAGAGCAAGGCCAAGGAGAAGCTGCAGCAGAACCAAGAGGCGCAGGACAAGTTCAAATCGGCGGCCAAGGAGATCGGCGACGCCAACAAGATGAGCCTGGAGCGCATGGTGCAGAAATTGGTGGAATACGTCAGCAAATTCATGACCGACGGGATGCCCGTGAAGCCCGCCCCTTGAAAACATCCAGCTAAGGCCGGACATGTCGAATCTGACAAGGCTTTTCTGCGCGCCGCGCATATGCTCGTTCGAGTACTTGGACGATGGCGCCGCGCCTATGCAGGTGTTGTCGCTGACCACCGACGCCTCGGACGACAGGGTGGACCTGCTGGTCTCGGAATACCAGTCCAACCTGAGCGTGATCCACCAGCTGAGCTACTCCTTCGACAACTACGCCTACGCCTTCGTGTTCGGCGACAGGCCCACGACCTACGAGATATCCGCCGTCGTCTTTCCCGACGTCTTCGTATGCCCGGCGGCCACTAAGAAGCGGACCAAGCCCGGCAAGCCGGAGAGCGCCAAAGACAAGGATCCCATATACCTGGACTTCGTGCACGCGTTCTTCGAGGACCACAAGCTGAAAACGGGGAACGTGAACCCATCGCCGGTCTACGCCACTGTGGGCGCCATGTATGCGGGCTCCGGGACCAACGCCAAGACCATAAAGGGCTATATAGTGTCGTACGAGATATCGGCGGCGCCCGAGGACTCCATGCGGGCCGACGTCAAATTCACGATGCTCGGCTTCCTGAACTCACGCGACCAGTACGACGCGAAAGACTAAAAATGGCTAAAGCTGAAACGAATCTGAATCTATTCGCGAAGCCTTGGGTGGGCGGTTTCTTCAACGCCGACCCTGACGAGCCTTCGTCGGCGGCCTCGCTGATGACCGTGACGGACGGCGGCCTGGACGGAACGACGAACGGCGCGAGCCTTAACCTGATCTTCTCCTCGCTCAAGACGTCCACGGACGTCATGCACCAGGCCCACTACTCCTTCGACAACGACGCCTATGTCCTCACTTTCGGAGAGCGGCTCGGAGTCTATGAGGTCAGCGCCACGACTTTCCCGACCGATAAGCTATGCGACGGGGCGGCCAAAGATATAAAATATGTGCAAGGCATGTTCAGCCGCCATAAGCTGAAAGGCGTGTTCAACGAGCCGGGCGCTGATAACTCGCAGCCGCGCATGGTGCGTTTGAACCTAGGCTCTAAGACGATCCTCGGTTATTTCATCTCCTTCCACACGTCGGCCATTCCCGAGGATTCTATGGCCATACAGGTCCATTTCACTCTAGTCGGCTATGTAAAGAAGTAGGTTGCGCGATGGAATGCAAAGTCAACAGGCTCTTTTCGGTTCTCGCCCGCGGCGGCCGCTCGCCTTACGGCAGGGAGGTCTGCGGCAGGGTCGAGGCCGACGATAGATTCGAAGCGGTGCTCGCGGCCGCCTGCCCCGCGGGCGAGCCCGCCTACCAGGCTTTCTGCGCGGACCAGGCCGTCCAGGCCGCCGCCGGCAGCTACCTGGCGGGGCGGCTGCGGGAGCTGGATCCCGTGAACACCTACGCCTTCCCGTTGCGGCATGCGTGGGCCGCGGAGGTCGACTGCGCTTCCGCGTCGGCCCGCGTGAGTCTGAACGCCGGCCCTAGGTCGTGGGTGGCCGGGGAGTTGCGGGCGCGGGCCAACCAGGCCCTCGGCCTGGTATACGCGAGCTGGCGCGGGCCTGAGCGCGCCGAGCCCTGCGCCCTGGCCGAAGGCTCGGCGGCGTTCAACGTGGCCGGGCTGGGCCGCGTGGAGCTGGCCGGCTGGGACTACGCCCCGCTGACCGTGTCGATAACGGCCCCCTTCGAAAGGGAGCTGACCGAGCTGGAAGCCGCTCTCCGCTCAAAGCCGATGCCTTGGCATACGCCCGAGCTGCGCGAGGCCTTCGACTCCAAATTCGAGCTGCGCGATAGGGTGGCCGCGGCCGTTCTGAACATTCTCATGGAACACAAGGGGGCCTGATCATGACTGACAGGAAGGACGTGCCGCCTCCGGCGATGACGAAACACTTCGCGGTGTTCAAGCGCGACGCCGCCTGGAAGGCGGCTTTCGACGAGATATCGTCGAACTACGTACTGCCGAGGATCGGCGGGTCCGGCCGTTTCACAGCGGGGGCCTCCTCGGCGATAGACCTGACCGCTGATCCGCGCGGCAGACTCACCCGCGTGTCCGTCCGCGCGCGGGTCCTCGTCGGCAGGGCCAGCTCGAAACGCGAGATAGCCTGCACTTCGATCGACGTCGTCTACGATAAGCGCAGCATACCCACGGCCTCGTTCAGGCCAGCCGTGGGCTTCCCGCTGGAGAGCCCGGACCGGTTGTCGAACTCCGTGTTCAAATTCGAAGGCTACATGGAAGGGACGCCAGTCGAGATCCGGCTCTATTATAACCAGCCAGGCCTCGTGCGCAAGAAAGCGCCCGGCCCGCGGAAAGCCAACGAGTACCCGCTGTTCAAGGGCTACATCACATCCATATCAGGCGACAAGTCGACGGCCAGCTCGACGTCGTCGGGCATCGTAGTCCATTGCATCCACAAGGGATGGTGCCTGGCCTCGCTGCCGCCCGTGTCCCGGATCTTCGTGGCCGGGTGGGGCAACACCACCCTGGACACGCTGATGGCCAGCAAGACTCCGCTGGCCAACGGCAGCGACGCGACGAAGCCGGGCGCGACGCCGCCTTCGCTGGACCTGCTCACGAAGGCCGACAATCTCTTCAGCGGGTTCAAAGACTACCTGGCGGCCGTCGCCAAGAACGAGGAGCTGGCCAGCCCCGGCGTGCGCGGCTCCGGCGACAAAGCCGCGCTGAGCTTCCTCGAGAGCAACCTGACGGTGTCCAAGAACGCCACTTTCGGAGCGGAGACGGACAAAGGCAGCAGCGCCACCATGCGCATGCGGATCGCCGGCGCCATGTCCGAGTCGCTCACCGCCAACTGGAAGACGCAGACCGCCTACGACCTGATCTCCGCCCATATGGGCTCCTTATACTCCTCCGTGGCGTGGACGGCGGACGGCATGCACCTAATGGCGGACGTCTCCGCGCTGAAGGCCCATGAGCTGCTGCTGGACTCCTCCTACCTGTTCGGCGTCTCGAAGAGCCAGATGGTGAACCCGCGGAAAGTGGCCGGCGTGGCTTTGGTCACCCAGTACCTGTCGCAGGATAAGCATCTGGACTCGGGGGCCGCGTCCGGCTCCAAGGACGCCCAGAAGCTGGTGATGTACCCGCCGCAGACGGACGAGCAGGCCAAGTACCACACCTTCGCGGAACACGCCGCCAAGGCCAGGGCCGACATCAAGGCGGCCTTCACGGACATGTTCGGCGGCGAGGACAAGGCCGGCGGCGCCGGCATGTACCTCGTCGTGCAGCCGCCGGCGTGGGCGTCCGGGATATTCAGCAGCGAGTCGCCGGACTGGTCCAGCGGCCTTGACAACTTCGTACGGTCGACGGACAACGGCGACCTTTTCAAAACAGGCTCCACGTTCGACGCGCTTAAAACCAAGAACGACCTTGACAAGCAGCGGTCGTATTGGCAGAAGCTGCAGGACGCCATCGCCATGTGCGAGTTCGGCCACCGCGTGTGGCGCGGATCCACGATGCGCATATCCACGCCGTTCATACCGGACATAGCCCTGGGCCAGCGGGTGAAGATAAAATGCGAGGCGCGGAAGGACGGGGTCAAGAACGACCTGTCCGTGTTCGGCGGCAACGTGCTGCACGGAGCCGTCGAGACGGTGACCATCCACGCGGAGCCCGGCGCCTTCTACATGGACATCGACCTGGACATGGTCCGGTCGGACAAGGACAACGAGCTTTACGGGTTCCCCACCCACCCGCTGTTCAAAACGGTGACGGCGTCGTCCGAGACCAAACCCATCTTCCAAGAGCTGCCCTGACGCTATATTCAGTTGTACTGGGTTTTCAACTTGGAGGACAGCATGGCCTATTTTCCACCTACACAGCAGCCGCGGCCGCAGGGCAAGACCCTGGCGCCCGACGAGTTCCACGCGTGGAAGGCGGACCCCACTAAAGAGCGGATGGCTTTGCTGCTGGCCAAGGTGGACCCGGTCATCGACAAGGCGGTGTCCAGCTACGGCGGGTCTTCGGGCCCATCGCTGAAAGTCCGCGCTAAGATCATGGCCGCGCAGACCATCGCCAAGTTCGACCCGACCAAGGGGATGCACCTGAACTCCTATCTCATCCAGAATCTGCAGGCTTTGAACAGGGAACGCGCGGACCGGCAGAACGTCATACACATACCGGAAGCCTCGCTGCTGGCCAAACATAAGATATACGCGGCCGCCACCGAGCTGAAGTCGGAGCTTGGGCGCGACCCGACCATTGACGAGCTGAGCGACCATACCGGACTCGACTCCAAGGCGCTGGCGGCCGCCAAGCGGTACGGCCGGACCACCTCCACCTCGGCCGGCGAAAGCGATAAGGGCGACCAGGGCGCCCATAGTCAGGGCGACTTCGCCCAGGTCTGGATGGACTACCTGTACCACGATCTGGAGCCGCGCGATAAGAAGATCATGGAGTGGACCACGGGATACGGCGGGGCCGACATAAAGCGCAAGGGCGACATAGCGCGCGAGCTAGGCGTGTCCGCCGCGGCCGTGAGCCTGCGCATCAACAAAATACTCAAACGGATGGAAGAGGGCCAGACATACGCGGCCAGGGAGGCGGTCACCGAATGAGCGAGGATGCCAAATCGACAGGCTCCATACAGGATCTGCTCGGCTACCTGGAGTATCTGCTGGAGCGCTTCGACGCCAAAACCCGGTGGGCGCTGCCAGCCGGGTCGCAGTCGCTCGGCGACGACCCCGCAGGCCCGGCCAACTTCCTAGGGTCGCAGGGCAACCCCACCCGGCCTACCACCATACTCGACAAGCTGGACGCCGACTCCGCCCTACGGGTGAAAAGCGGTCTACGCTCCAAAGCCGAGGCGGCCGCGCTGGGCGGCAATTTCTGGGACGCCGGGCTGGATTCCGACACTAAAGCGTTCTGCGCCGACATAGCGGCGGAGCTGGCGGCCGAGACGGCCAAGATCGGCAGCCCGGTCAAGACCGGATCCGACGGCGGGTCGGCGGCCGACCAGCCTGACTACGCCAAGATCATATGCGACGGCGACGCCATGGTGCTCGCCAGGAACGCGCAGTCGGCATATCTGGAGAGCTCCATGGACGGATTCGAACGGCGGCTGCGGGCGCTGTCCTACGAGCGCGGGCTCGGCCGGCCGGACGGCCTTATGGCCAACCTGGCCTCGGTAGGTCAGGTCGCGGGTTTCCACCTTGGCGTGAAACCACCCAACGAGGATGGAGGGGCCGTCTGATGGCTCGGCTGGACATCAACGTGATATCGAGCTCGGCGGACGCGGCGCTGGCCTTGGACGGCGGATCCGTGGGCGGCAAGGCCAAGCTAGCCCAGCGGACGCTTCTGCTGATGCTGAAAGACCGCGGAACGGCGACCGAGCCTGACATGGACGGCACCGGCCTGCTGGAGACCAGGGCCTGCACGCTCATCAAAGAAGTTCTGGACAACACCCTGGCCCGCGCGGCCGAGACCGCTTCGGCGCGCATGCTGGCCTACCCGCCGCCAGACTCGGACGGGGAGGACGCGCTCGGGACGCTGACCGCTTACTCGGAGGCCGCGGGCGCGGACTCCGCGACGATACGCATAGCCATACAGAACGAGGCCGGCGCCACTGACACATTAACACTGTGAGGATTTGAGATGGATCTTACTACGGTCAGCCTACAGGCCCGGGCGGAGGCGGAGGCTCTCATCCGCGACTCGCTGATGTCGCTTTTTCCGACCATCGACGTGTCGCCTGGCACCGCGCTGCACGAGCTGCTGGCCATCCCGGCCGGCGCCGTCAAGGCTTACATAGACGCGCAGGCGGCGGCGTTGCGGACCAGCCTGGACCTGGCCACGAGCGACGATCCGGCCGTGGTCGCGGCCCTGCTTGAGAATTTCAAGCTGGCGCCGAACCAGGGCTCCGAGGGCCAGGGTCTGGTGAAGCTGATCTTCGACGCGTCGTCGCAGGCCGTCGTGCAGGCCGGCACCGCGCTTAAGACCGGCGGCACGACTTTAAGAATCCCGCGGACATACGCCGGCGTAGTCGGCATGGCCTCGATCGCGGCCGCGGAGTCCGGCTTGTACAGGGAGCTGGAGCGCGAAGGCGACTACTGGGTCATGTACGTGCCCGCCGTGACGACCGGCGGCCAGAACGATCCGATCCTGCCCGGCCAGTACCTGCAGACGCTGCATCCCATCGCCACGCTGGTGCGCGCGGAGTCCGCTTCGACTTTCATAGGCGGCCGAACCGCCGACACCCTGGACACGCTGCGTTCGAAGTGGGCCGAGTCCAGGACGATGCCGGCATGCTGCTCGGCCAACCATATCCGCAAACTGCTCGCCATGTCCTCGGTTCCCGCGCTGGACGTGAAGGTGGCCGGGGCGGGCAGCCTGGAGTCGTGGCGCGCCACCTCGGTGTTCGGCGTGGCGCCCGGCGGCGTGGTCGACGTCTACTCCAAGACGGCGCTGTTCCCATGCGTGGACTACGTGCAGGTCAAGGCGACGCTGGTCGACGCCGCGTCCAGAACGTGGTCCGCCGTCGTGACGCGGGATCTGATGCCCGGCTTCTACAGGATAGAGAGCATAAACTACGGGAGCCGCAGCGCGTCGCGCGACGCCATCGTCTCCGAGACGTGGTCGGCCGACGTCTCGAACTACCCATGCGTGAAATGCGGGTCGAACCCGGATCATTTCAGATTCAGCGCTTTCCAGCAGTGCGTGCTGGTCTTCGTCTTCGCGGCCGCGACGCCCGGCGCGGACGGATCGGCCGCCTTCTTCCTCGAACTCACCGGCATGCCCGGCATAAAGACCCACCAGGCGGCCTTGGACGATCCCGACGCCGGCGTGCCCGGACTGGATGTCCTGGTCCGCGCCCCTGTTCCGGTGTTCGTATCGCTGGGCGTCCGGCTACATCTAAACCCCGGCGCGCCCGCCCCCGACGTGGAGGCGCTTATGGTGAGGGCCTCGGCCGCCGTGAACGCGGCGCCCATGGGCCGCGGATGGCTGTCCGGCGGCTGCGTGGCCGCGGCGCTGGCCTCGCCCGACTACGAAGTCGTGTCGCCGGTGATGCTGGAGGCGACGCTGTTAGGCCAGGACGGGCGCGAGCTCCGGTTCAGGAGCTCGGACACGCTCAGAATCCCGCAAGACGCGGCGGCGGGGGCCACCCTATCCACCTTATGCTTCATGTGCAGGCCTTCCTCCGTCTCCATAACCGTGAAATAGGTGCCAGATGATAAAGGCGATATCCAGTAAATTCTGGACCGAGGTCTGCGGCGACTGGCCTGCTCGATTTTTCACTATGTTGGATTCTGTGCTGGCCGCGCAGCCTGACGACGAGGCGGCGGCCGCCAAAGCCTCGCTAGGGCCCAAGAGCTTCAAGCCTTTCAAGTCAGAGCGCTTCAAGCCTCTTTTCTTCGGCCCCTACGACGTCAAGCCGCCCAAGGCGATCCTGGACGGATCCGCCGCCCTGGACGGGTCCGAACCGCTGAGCGGCAGACGCGCGGCCGGCTACTCGCTGCCTGCGCCCGCCGGGCTGATAGGCGCCGACTACATATCGACGGCGCCCGACGGCTCCGGGCGCATGCTGGAGGCGGCTAGGGACTTCATAGTCGACGCCGAGGCGCGGGAGATCGTATTCAGGCAGGATCCGCTCGGACTGCCTGTCCGCTGGGACTCGTCGGCGGGCGGTCGCGAAGGCCGGCTCTGGCTGATCGGCGCTAGACTGGACGACGGAACCGCGGCCCGGACCTCGCGGATGTTCGCAGGCATATCCGTGCCTTGCGGCGCGCGCACGGCCGACATAACAGGCGCGCTGTGCGACTGCCTGGTCAACGGGACGGCCAAGGCCTCGCTGGCCCTGGCCCTGGGCTACATCCTCGACGCCGAGACGTCGAAAGTCGCCGGCGTCGTCGAAAGGGTTTTCAAAGACGCGGGCAGGACGTGGGTTCTCGCCGAAGGGCTGCTGCACTCGGCCCCTGGCTCATGCTCGGCGGTCGTGGCCGCCGGCTCGAAGGTGCGGCGCGGCGATCTTCTGTTCGACGCCTTCACGCTGCTGGGCGAGGGCAGCGAGCTGGACCCTGTCAAGGTGCCGGCCCTGTTCATAGGTCCGGAGCTGACCGGCGGCAGGCTGGTCGACGGCGTCATGGTGGACAACGCCGAGATGGCGGCGCCGGCCTCGCGGTGGCTGCTGGCCAGCAAAAGGGGTGGAAAAGGTCTTGTGGAGGATGTCACGGAGTCGGATTACAGCTATCTTATCGACAGGCTGGACGGCGGCGACGCCTACCTGCTGGTGGACGACGGGCTCGACGAATACAAACTGACGGTGGGGAGCAGCGGACCGCCCTGCCAGGGGCCGCCTAGGGACGTGGCCGCCTTCAAAGCTTACGTGAACGAGGCCGAGGCCCGCGGCGTCAGCTTTCCGGCGGCGGTCGCGGCTGGCCGCAACGAGAAGCTGAGGATGAACCCGGCCGCCGAGATATGGAACGGGGCGCTGGCCAGGTCGTGCGCGCTGCTCATGGTCGACCCTGGCTTGGACCGAGGCGCGTGGCGGCTGCTGACATGGCTGGCGGGGCTGATGCCCGCGTGGACATTCCTGCGCGTGTGCTCGGAGCAGCCCTGCTGCGACACGTACGCGTGCGCGGACTCCGTAAGCGAGTCCGTGGAAGTGTTCGACTGCGTGGACGTCGAGGACGGATCCTGCTCCATAAATGAAAACATAAACACAACGAGGTTCGCGTTATGACCGAGACACTGCACAAGACCAGCGGTTGGATAGATATTTTCGAAGTCAGGGGCGGCGTGTGGCTGCCGCTTGGCGGCCAGCACAACATGATAACCAGGCAGGGCGGCGACGTCATGGCCGCGGCCTTGGCCGGCCTGCGTAAAATAAACTGCGTGTACTTCGCGTACAGCAACCAGCCCGGCGCGCTGGAGATAGGCGCCTCCGAGCACAACACGGCCGCCACTTACAGGGCCGCCGTAGCCGGCCGCGGGGTGGCCAGGTCGCTGGCGCTGAGCTCGCCCTGCTTCGCTTCGTCCGGCGACGGCTTCGCCGCGAACAGGATGACAGTCACGGCCGTGACCTCGGGATCCAAGCTCTCGGGCGAGGACATGGCGGACGGCGTGTCCGCCATATACCACGCGGCGCTCGTCTCGGTGGCCGACGAAGGCGACGCGCAGACGGACATGGTGTTCAGCTGCGCGAACCTGGACGTGGAGCGCGTGAAATCAGCGGGTGCGCAGATAGGCGTGCGCTGGACCTTGAACTGCTTAAACTAAGAGGCTGACCCATGAACACCTACTGGCCGGCCGCAGTGCCCGCCCTGACCAGAACCAGCACCAACGACTACAAAGAGCTGAATAGGCCGCTGGCCGAGCTGGCCGCGCGGACCGACTTCCTCAAAGCGCGGATGGACGAGCTGGCCGCCGGCGAATGCCTATCCACGCCCGGCGTCCGCCTGGCCGCCGAGGCCAAGGAGGGCTACGCCATGGCCTACAGCGGCCAGCGCGGTCTTTTCGCCCCGGCCAGGGCGGCGTGGTCCGCTGAATCGTCCGCGTCCGGCGCGCCGCTGCCTGGCGACGTCTCGGTGCCGGCCGGCATTCTTATCCGCAAACACACCGACACCTCCGGCGATCTGGTCACGGCCGGGTCGATGCCCGCCTTCCCGCATCTCTACAACCTTTTCGGATCCGCCTCGCCGGCGCCTGGCCTTTACTATCTGTCGGCGACCGAGCCTGGCCGGCTGACCCTGGACCCGCCCGCCAATCCAGTGTTGGTGGCGCTGCTTACCGGCGACGGTCTGCTGACGCTGCTTACCGGCGATCCGCGCGGATCCGCCCACGAGCATGTCAGCCTGCAGCTGGCCGGCGGCGGCTGGCTGGCCGCCGTGCCCGCGAACTTCCCCGCGGCGGCGATCCCGGCGGGCGCCGCCTTTGGCTATGACGCCTACGCGGACGGCTCCGTGGCGGAGATGACGGCGCTGTACCAGGGCAAGGCTTTCCTGACCAGGAACGACACGGGGGCCAACGTGCCGGCCGACCTTTTCACGCTGGACTCCGAAGGCATGTGGTGGCTCGCGCCTACGCCGCCCGGCGACATGACGGTCTGGCTGACCCGGCCTGCCGCCGCGGCCGCCGGGGCCGTGCGCGCCATAGTGTCCACCACGCCCGGCGATCTATCCGTATCCGTGGCGAACGGGGTGGCCTTGATCGGACTGGCCGAAGGCGAGGCCGCGTATGGAGTGCCCGGCTCGACTGTGGTCAAGGGCATCGACGGCCGCTCCGTCCGGTTCGGGGATGTGGTGGAGTCCATAATCGGCGAGGGCGGCATAAGCGTGGCCGCCACGGTGGCCGGCGGCAAGGGCACTGTGACCATATCCGGTCTGGAATGGGCCGAGCGCCTGATAGACGCCGTGCCGCCGATACCAGCCCTCGGCCACTGCTTCCAAGCCGGCTCGCCTTCCACGGCGAGCTTCACCGCCTACACGCCGAAATGGAGCGCGGGCTTCAAAAAACTAAAATTCTGGATGTGGGTGCGCGGCGCGCCGCTCGGCCGGTTCCCCGTGGAGGGGGCCCGCGTGGCCTACTCCATATTCTACCCGCCGGGCCATCTCGGGTCGGACATGCCGCCGGGCGAATACAAAAACGGCGCGTGGAATCCGAGGCAGGCCCTGCCTAACGGGTCTTACGAATCGCTCGAGAACTTCGTGGACATACCGGGCTTCAGTCCGTGCCTGAACGAAAAGATGTACATCATGGAGGCCCCGCAGGCTCGGTGGGTGGACGTCGGACCTGAGTGCCTCGTGAATTTCTCCATCACGTTCGGCGGTGTGAGGCCCGTGTTCCTGCACAGGGTCGGCATATCCGTCATGAGCGCGTAGGCGGCGGCATGGACGCTGACACCCCACTGAACCACCTGAGCTACGGGCACATGCCTAAAACCTTCAGCGGAAACATGTCGGGCATGATGCCGTGCCGCGTGACCGGCAAGTCCGGCCCTATGCACATGGTCGACGTGTACCGCGACGGAATAGCCGCTGGGCCTACGGGCATGAGCCAGCCCATGCTGGTCATGGGTATGAATCTAGCCGATACGCTGCCTACCGGCACCTGGCTGCTGGCTTCGCCGCAAGAGCTGGCCGTCACCGGATTCACGGAGATCGACGGCTGACGGCACAGTCGAATTAAAACGGACAGGTCGCGAATGGCTGAACCTCTCATCGAGCCTATGAGTCAAGGGATCCTGGATCTGACCGGGCTCCAGAGCTCGCTGCCCTACAACTGCCTCGGGGTGGTCCGCATGATACGGCCCGCGATGGCCGGGGTGCAGGGCCTGTGGCTTTGGACCTGCGCCTTGGGGGACTGGGCCGGCCACTATTACATATCCGCCTCGCTGGATCTGAAGGTCAGGGTGTCGGGCGGCGTGACCGGATCGGCCACTCTGCTGAACGCCGCGCCTTTGGCCCGCGTCGGGGATTTCTGGCTCACCCGCGGATCGGTGGTGGTGGCCGGCGGCGTAAGCTGCGCCGCGATGGACTGCATGGACCACTACACATACTCGTATGAAGGCGGCAGCGTGGTGGCCGGCTACTGCATGGTGCCAAACCTCGACACCGCGACTGTGGCGGAAAGCGTTCGATACGTGGACGCCATGAATCTGCGCTGCGTGGCCTGCGCTGAAGGCGGCCCACCCTACGACCTGGACCGATACGTGCGCAAGCTGGCCCCGGCCTACGTGAAGGATATGATCGCGATCACGGACGACATGCCGGCAGACCAGCGCGCCGAAGCCGAGGCCGCGAACGCCTCCATGGCGGGCGGCTACTCCGGCCGCGGCACTGCCTACGGCCTGAAGGCCCAGGTGGAATGCCTGCCGGTCATGGGTTGGCGCAAGGTCGCGGACGGCAAGATCTACGGCACATACATGTCGAACGAGGGCATGGCTCCGCGCGTGCTGCGCAGATTCAAACAGGATCCTGACTGGAGCTCCAGCTCCAACTCCAGCTCGAGCCGCTCGTCGAACAGCAGCTCGTCGAAATCCTCGCAGAGCTGGTCGTCGCTATCCTCCGCCCATGACCTCGACGCCGACCCATCCTCGCAGTCCAGCCCCTCGTCCGAATCTTCGTCCAGCCCCTCGTCCGAATCCTCGTCGTCGAGCTTCTCCTCGGACTCGTCCGTGTCCGATTCGGACAGCTCGTCATCCATGTATGGGGAGTTCGTCATAGTCAAAACCGACATGCTCACATCCTTCCGCGGAGGTCTGCGATGCGGGTAGTCATGATGCTGGACCGCAACACCTGCGAGGCTTTCCCCTATTATCTGCCTGACAACCCCTATTTTGAAGTTCTAGGCATGGTTTCGGACGTTTCAAACAAAGGGCTGACGACGTCCGAGCTAGCCGACTGGACTATAAAGCCGACCACCCTATGGCTGTGGCGCGACAAGGAGCGCGGAACTTTGAAAGTGTCCGAATGGTCGGAGCTGGCGAGTATGCTGCTGACCCGGACCTCGGAGGACGGCACCGGCGAGGACGGCGTCGTTAAACACTCTAAAGCCGTTCTCGGTCAGATAGCGCCTGTCGGCAAAGCCGCCGGCGAGCTGGCATGGGAGCAGTTCATGCGCCGGAGCGGCACCTCGTACTACGCGGATCTGTTGAAATCCACGAACCCGAACTCGGTCGACAAGACTTACCAACACGCCGGCATAGACGCTAAAGGCGTGTACTCGCCTGCCGGCGCCATGCTGGACGGTGTGGTCGCGGACAGGGTGGAAGTAGCGCCGGACGCTAAAAAAGGAGTTTTCATCAAAACAGGCGAAGACATAACCGGCAAGTACGTGGAGAACGTGATGCCTGACCCGGCCGCCGAGCCGCCCGTCACCGCCGGCTCCAAAATGGTCGGCTGGCGCGTGGCGCGCGATCGCGTGACCGGCACGGCCTTCCACGAGATAACGGCCGATCTTAAGATGGAGCGCCACCGCGGCGAGGTTGTATGGCGGCCGCTGACCGGCAACATGAACAAGATGCTCACGCGGGCGGCCGTGCGCTGGATCTCGGACTGGAACTCCGACACAGATGAGAACGGCCGGGTGTCGTCGGTGACGCCGGTGTGGACCTACCTGAGCGTGGCCTGGGTCATAACGAAGAGCGAGTACACGCGCGCCGTCGAGTTCCTGATGGCTGATAGCGGCAGCCTGGACGTATGGCGCAAGATAGACTCGGCGGAGAGCGACCCGGCAGATCCAGCCGGCATGTACGGCAAAGTCGATGTGCGGGTTCCGCCCAGGCCGAAGACCGACGCCGAGCTCTACTCGACATCCTCCGCGTCGTCGTCAAGCGACTCAAGCACCTCGCATTCGTCAGACCCGCCGCCAGTCGTCTACGAGTATCACACCACCAGCTCGGAGTCATATTCAAGCTCCAGCCACAGCTCGGAGTCGCCTTCCAGCGGATCGTCCGCGTCGAGCGCCTCGTCGACATCCGAGTCAAGCGCAAGCTCGGGCGAATACGGCGACCCCATGATCCTGGACGTTGAGTACGGGCTGTCGGCGGGCTTGGGCAAAACCACTAAAATGAAATTGCTTGTAGGGAGGGCGCCCGCATGGACGTGACGACTTGGGATTTCGAGGGTTCGGACTGGGCGAACCCGGACCCCGGCGACTGGCGCTATCTGGGCGCTCTGTCGAGGGCGCTGCATGAGCGGCGCGAGGCGGCCGGGCTGACCACGCGCGGATCCGCCGTATGGCGCGACTGGACGCACACGCCCGCCGCGTTCGACTTCACAGCTTTCGATGCCGAGCTCGCGGAGACCGCCGGGGCCTTCATAGACGACGCCATGGCCTCCGTCGAAGAGCATCTGGACCGGCGGGTAGCGGAGGTCGGCTGCGGCGACAGGCGCATGGCCTGCGGCCCGCTGAAGGAGGATGACGCTTATTGGGTGATCGGCGACCTTGGTTACGACGGGGTGGTCGTGGAGAAGATCCGCGTCGATGGGTCTACGGTGGAGACCGAGGTCAAATGGACCTCGGCTTCCTGTATGACGAACGGCGCGGCGCTCGTTCGAAGCCTTATGTACAGAATGTCGTGGTCGCGGATGCTGGAGCGCGCCGGAGCCGACCAGTCGGCGCCGGAAGCCGCTCCGAGCATAGGCATGGACGGGTTCACCTTCAAAAGCCAGGCCATGCGCGCCTGGGTATCGCTAAGAAGGCGAATGCTGCCTACTCTGACGTGGGCCGCCGTGGAAGCCGCTGAGAAGGACTCCGACGGCAAGCCGCTTCCGGACGCCGCCTTCGACTTCCTGCATTGCGTGCGCAGCCGGTCGCGCGACAGGTATGACAACTGCCGCGGCTCGCAGATGGTCACCGGCTCCGACGGGTCGTGGTTCGACGACTCGCCGCTGTCCAGCGTGAACGCGGCGTTCGGCGGCGTCTGCCGCTTCTGGTGGTGCTGGATGTACGGCGTCTACTACGGCTTCGTGCCTTTCGACGTAACTTGGCGGACGGGCGAGCCTTTCGAGCAGCGAGGCATGGGCGTCATCCCGATGAAAGGCAAGGACACGTACAATCCCGGCAGGAACGCCGGGAAATGGTGCGACTGCGGCCTGGAGCTCTGGGAGTCGCCGGCCCCGAATCCGGACATATGGCGCGACGGACCGAGCAACTACCCGCGCGACAGGCTCGTGGACTTCGAGGCCGAGGCGGCCGTGGAGTACGACGGCGGATCCCTATACGGGCCGCGCGTGACCGTAAGCAATGACAAAGTCGTGGAGTGGTGCCTGGTGGACGGAGTGTGGCCGCCCGCGCGGCATATGATGGACGGCAGTTTGCGGTACGAGGCGGCATGCCCTGACCCTTATAAGAAGACAAGCGGCGGCACCGGTTATTTCACCACGGGCTTCAACCTGCCCTTCGGCGGCGGGGCCATGTGCGAAGGCGCCAAGAACAGAAGCCTGAAATGTGAATACGATCAGTACGAAGACGGCGTGGCCGTGGTGCAAGTGCGGCTCAACTCCAGCATGCCCTGGCAGTATGAGCGCATCTTCTGCGTATCCTGCGTCGGCGACTTCTTCCTAGGCTCGACGCAAGGTTCCATCGGCTCAGTAGGGTGGGTGGCCGAAGGGCCCGGCGAGGTGTCGTGGACGGAGAAAGACAAGATGGGCCGCAAGACGATCAAGCTGTGGAACGCCGGCGAGGCGGGCAGCGTGAGCACGTGGTGGCAGACTCTCGAGATCCGCTCGCTGGCTTCCGGCAGAGGGGCGGCCCGCGTGGAGATCTTCGAGGATCGGACCGATGTGCGCACCGGATCCGAGGGGTCGACGGGCTTCGAGGACATAGAAAACAGCGTGACGGCCTATTCGACCATGGACGCGGTGGCCAGCGACGCGTATGTGCCGCCTACGGCGCCTGGCGTGCCGCCTTACGCGGTCCACTCCACGCTCCAGGAAGCCGGATCGCTCACCATAGCAGGTTCGAAGGACCCCGTGGCGGCCTCGGCTTGGGCGACCGGCCGCAAAGGCGGGTCCAAGGGTCGTTGTTATTTCGCGTTCTCCAAGGTGGCGCTGCCGGCCATGGTCCGGGTAGCCACTTCTTTCACCTTCAAATAGAAAGGATCGGCCATGTTCTCAATGGGCGAGTTGATTGCGTCGAGGCGGAGCGAGCTGCTGGCCGCCTACCCGGAGATCGAGGAGCTGCTGGTGGGCCAGTCGCGCGGCGGATGCTTCAGCTGCTCGGCCCGAAAGGCGCTGAGCGCCGTCCGCGCGCTCGGTAAACGTGTGGACGGCCTCATACCAGACGAAGTTTTCAAATCCGTCACCGTCGGCGACCTGAAAACAGGCGGGCGGGGAGCCTTCATGGCCGGAAAACCGGAAGCCTACTCGCCTGACGCGTCGGATATGGACGACGAAGCGCGCGTGGGCTGCCTCGACTGCGTGCTCAAACACCTCGCGCGGGCGCTCGTACTGCTGGAGGAGAGCGAGCTTGGCTACCCGCAGCACCGCGACCTGGCCATAATCCAGGTGGAAAAAGCCTTGACCCACGCTCCAGATGACGCGGAACTGCGAAAAATAGCCGCCGCCATCAACTCAGGAGGCCTTTTCGGCGCTTTCGCCAAGGCTGTAGGCCTGATAAAGACGAAATTGGACTCCGGCAAGGGCGGTAGGTGGCTTTGGATGGCAGTCGGCCACCTCGGCGAGGCCGAAGCGGAGGCTTTGCTCGACAATCAGATACTCGCGGAGGAGATCAGGCAGTTCAGAGTCGCGCTGATGGGCGGCGTGAAGCTCGACATGAAGGCTTTAATGGACAAACTGGAGATGCTCAGACGCCGCCAGCGCGACCTGGAGGCCGCGAACATGCCTAAAAGCGAGTGGAATTCGTAAAAAAATACCTGAAAGGCGGCCGCCATGACTCCGGAACTGATAAAAACGAACAAAAAACTGATTCTGAGCGTGTTTCCGGAGGCGGCCGGGGCCTTCGAGGCCGCCTCAGGGTGCCGGAGCTGCGGTTCCGCCCGGGCTCTAGGCGCGCTATTTTCTATAATAGCCCGGCTCCCTAAGAAGGGGCGGGCCGTGGATAAGCTGGCCGGCATCATACCAGCGCTGGTTCTCCGGGACAATCCGTGACTCGAAAGGCATTCCGATGGCTTACATAGAGCTAAAACACAGCCTACAGCTTGAAAACGGGCGCTGGAGGCTGAAAATGTGGACGGCGAAGGCCGTCGACATGTCCGAAAAGGTGTTCGTGTACCAAAAAATGCCTGATTTACCCTACCAGCAGCCCGATCTGGCCTATTTCGTGAACATAGCTTCGGCCGCGGACATGGCTGACTACCCGGAAGACGCGGCAGGGCCTGATTTTCCGTTTTTCAGGAAAAACGGAGCCGATCTCAGCTTCGCGTCGCTGGTCATGGCGGAGCAGGCGGCTGAGTCGGCGGCCGGCGACGCCGGCGCCTTGGCCCGGACAGTGACTAAACTCGACGTCTATATATAACAGGGGGGCGCCATGGCTTGGTCCATTGATACGAACACCTACGGCTCGGACGAGGAGCGCTCGCCTGGGTTCCGCCTCACTGTGCGGGTCACGGGCGGCTACCCTTTCGTGTACGACGGCGAAGACTTCCTGAACACGGCTTCCTGCGCCGACATGCTCGACATCCGCTCGGAGGCCGAGGCGGCGGCCGGGCCGCTCGTCAGGCGGGCGGCCATCGACCTGGTGTTCCGCTGCCCCGACGCCCTGGACGACATGCTGGCCGCGGTGGAGCGCGACCTGGCTATCCTCGAGAGCTTCGAAAACAGCTAAAAGCTGGTCATTTGGCGGCGGCCTCGGCCCGCGCCATCTCCTCGTTCAAAGCGGGGTCCGCAGCGCGGGCCGCTTTGATCTCCGCCAGCATCTCGGCCTCGGCCTGAGCCAGCTGCTCCGGGCTCATGATGTTGTCGTTGAGGATCGGGTTCAGCCCTCTGTCCGACTGCGCCCTGGCCGCTAGGCAGGCCCTTGACAGCGCCGCCAGCATGTCGTGGTCGGCGGCGGCGCCGCCGGACCGTCTGCCCAGCTCCGTGATGGCCGCGATGCGTTTGGCGGCCTCCGTCGCCGAGAGCATTCTGAATTTATCCTCGCCGTCGGCCATGTCGACATACTCGGTGACCACGAACCCGCCCCGCGCGAACACGCGCTTTATGTGCACCTTCTGCTGGTTGTCGGGCGACGCGCGGATCACTCCGGCGAATGACGTCTCGGCCTCCTGGGGCAGGCTTCGATCCTTCAGGATGTTAAAAACCGAACTTGCGCCTTTCTTGTTTGCGCATGAAGCTTCTTTTCGTGTAGCCTTTACTTTCTGGACGGACATTGCCAGCCACCTTACTTTTGGGGTTCTCTACTGCCACTACCTCGCCGGGGTGGAGATTCACCAAGCGCTCCGCGTCCACCTTGGACCACTCGTAGCCTTTGGATATGTTCAAAGCCCTATAATGGGCCGAAGCCTCGAGACCGTACGCTCCGGAGCATACCGGACTGGACGCGCATACGATTATCCTGCCTATCTTCGACTCCGACAGCGCCAGAAAAGGATTCGGCGTGTACCCCTTCCAGTTGGAGGGGATCACCATCGACAGCGCGCCGAGGCCCGCGTCGGCGGCCGCGGCCTGGACGGCTGCCGCCGCGTACGGCCTGTCGAACACGAAAAGATCGCCTATCTCCCTGTCGAAACCTGCGCATATGGAGGCCTTTATGAACGATCTCAGTATTTTTATGAACGTGAACGAGTCGTACAGGATCAGCCCGGAGGCCTGCATGGGCCGCAGCGACGCCGGGAACACAAGGAAGCTGCCTGCCGGCGACTTGGCTATCATGTCGCACGGGCAGGGCTGGCTCTGCGTCCGCTTCTCCCACACGTAGCTGTAGTCGGGCAGTCCGCGGATGAACTCCAGGGCCTCGCGCCTACTGGCCAGCCCGATGAAGTTCGAGCCTGCGGTCATCACCCGGGACGAGTAGCGCAGCTTGGCCAGCATGTACGCCGCGTGCGGCTCGTCGACGAGCTCCGCGAGATCATCGCGCCGGGCCTTGAACCAATTCCAGAAGCTGGCCGTGTACGCGTCCTGCGAATGCAGACATTTGGGGCAGGCTATGTAGGGCGAAGGCTCACCGCACTTTGGACATAGACCGCCAACGGCTGTAGAGTATCTGAGACGCTCCATGTCAATCACCCGGAGGATTAAAAAATGCGTGATCAATACGACGATGCGGATAGAGGCCAGCTTTTCAGACTGGGTAAAGTAATCAACATTCCCGAGTTTGTCAAGACCGCCAGCGTATCGGATCCTGAAGACTTGAAAGGCCTGGCCCCATCCTCGTTCGGCGATCCGGCGCGGCGCAAGTTCCCGCTGGGCAGCAGGCACGACGCCTGGCTGTCCAGACTGTACTTCGCCAAGAACGCCTCGATGTATAAGGACGCCGGCGAGCGGTCGGCGGTCCGGGCGCGCATAGAGCGCGCGGCCGGCGTTTGGGGACTGCCCGCCGAGTACGAGACGAACGGCGGGATGCCTAAAAAGGCCAGGCAGCGGTTCTCGATCCCTATCAAGGCCGCCGGCGGCTGCACCTTGGACTCGCTGGTGCTGGACTCGCCCCGCGATCTCGAGAAGGCCGCCATCCAGATCTTCGACAACAAAGGGCTGTTCACTTTCGACCAACGCAGCTCCGTGGCCCGCAAAATGTCGCAGCTGCCCATCTGCAAAGAGGCCGCGCTCAGGCCCGACGTCGCGGAATACATGGAAAAGGCCGCCGGATACGGAATGGCCTCCAAGTCGGACCTGATGGCCGCCGTAAGCTCACGCGCGCTGCTCTACGACAAGATCGACCCGGCGGTGGCCGCCAGAGCCTCCACGCTGGCCGACAAGCTCGCGGAGGCTTCGGACCTCATGCCCGCCGACCTTGGCAAGGTGGCGGCCGTCCTAGGGGCCTGCGACGAGGCCTGCGGACTGAACAGGCACTACTCGCGCGGGCTGCAGACTCCGGAGGAGGCGGTCTTCAAATGGACATGCAAGACGGCTTCCGAAGCTTTGCGCGACGGCAAGGTGCGGCTCATGAACGGCCGCTCGGTGCCTATCGAGAAGCTCTCCGAGGAGGTGCTGGACCGCTATTTCAACGACGTCCAAGGCGAAATCCCGACGGGCAGCCATATGGACAAGCTGGCCATGGCGGCGAGCCTGCCGCGGCCGGACGCGGACGATCTGCTGAAGTACGCGGAGGTCGACGACCTGAACCAGGAGTCGGCGGACGGCGACCGCCCGCCCGTGGACAGGGACGCCACGGGCAGGGACGCCGCCCACAAGGCGGGCAAGGCGAAGCGGGACTACGAAGAGGGTCGCGACGAGCCTGCCGCGACGGACTGCACCGGCAAGAAGGCCAGCCTGCTGGCCATGTTCGCGAAGGCCGTCACCGATGACTGAGAAATATAGAGACGCGGCTGAGGCTTTCGCTGATCCGGAGCTGTTCGGATCAGCGGCGCTCGTCCTCGCCTACGACATGCTCGGCGACTTCTTCGAATGGGAGCCTGAGACCATCGAGGCGGACCTCCGCGCCAACGGCGCGCGGCCGGGGCGCGGCTGCATGGACCGGCTTATGGCCGCTGCCACCGTGCGGTCGTCCGCCGCCTTCCACGAGAGTCTGGAGACCTTCATGGACGTCTGCCACGCCTTGAACTTCGGCAGGGTGTCGGCTTCCGCGATGTCGAACGCGGACCTGGACGACGTGGCGTGGGGCTGCGTCGAGGCCCGCGTGATAGAAGGCACCGAGGCCTTCGACGCGAACGGGTTCGCGGACGACGTCAGACTGTACGCTGGGTTCCTGCTCGACAGGGCCGGCTTCGACAAGGCGCCGCGCATACTGGACTTCGCCGAGCTGCCGCAAGGCCGCGGGGCCGACCTGCCGCTGGACGGCACGCTGCTCGGCGTGTTCGCGTCGAACGTCGCGGAGATGACGGAGCAGCTGGACGCCGGCGCGTCGGCCCGGCTGCAGAAGCTGTTCGAGCAGATGCGCCGGCTGCCTTTGCGCTCAGGCAAAGTGCCTAATTAAGACCACTGGGCCTGCGCCGGATCCGTCAGATCCTCCACGTCCAGCGTGGGCGTCAAAGTGTCCACCAGGCTCGGGTACATGCCCCTTATGTGCCATATCGCCGAGCACGCGAAATTCAGAGCGTGGGCGAAATCGTCAGTGCAGCCGTCCTCCCTGACCATAAGCGTGTACGAGGACCCCCGCGGCGTCTCATGGGTCTCCTGCAGTATGGCCATGAGATCCCTCAGAATGTCAGGGCATGTGTCGTACGCCGGCAGTAGGACCTTGCGCCGTTTGATCATCTCGAACAGGATCATCAGCGACCTGGTCTTGTCCATGTTGTAGCATGACCGGCCGCCCTGGCCTTTGTAGTAGGATATCACCTTGCGCGAGGAAGGCGAGAACACCAGCTGGAACGGGATGACCTGGCTTGCCGGGTAGCCGGACTGGATGAGGACCGCCTCGCGGATCATGCCCGCGCCGGAGAAGTCGTGGGCGATATAGGCCGCCTTGGACATCTGCGCCAGATCTATCACCCGCTGCGCCTCCTGCTCCGGCTTCATGCCCATAGGCAGCCGCTCCGAGTACATGCAGATCAAGTCGTCGTTCGGCGGCCTTATGCCGACCAGCGAGACGGCCGTCGTGGACTCACCCGAGGACCCGAACCCGCTCCAGTCGACACCCATGACGACCGGCCCCATGCACTTCAGATGATCGCCGAGCGCTGAAAGCGTGTTCGGCTTGCCGTGCGACGCGGCCCTTATGTCCTCTTCCGTGAAAGGCTTGGCGCCCTCGTCGCAAGGCTCGCCGAGGATCTCATTGTTGAACTTGGCCTTGCTGTAGGCGCGCGGGCCCTCCATCTTGCCGAGCAGATCCTTCCACTTCACCTTGCTCCAGCAGTGGATCGGATGCACCGCCTGCGGCACGTGGTACCCCTCGCAGACGCCGCGCAGCCGCGGCCGGGCGTGGACGAAGAAGCCCTTGCGGACGTCGAGGTCGGAGCCGCACTTCGCGCAGCAGCAGGTCTCCTTGCCTATCATGCGCTCTAGGTCGTGCGCCAGGGAAGCCACGTTCTCCTTGCCGCAGCCGCAGGGGGTCACCCATTCCGCCATGGAGGAAGATTTGAAGAGTTTGGACAGCGTGTTGGAGTTGGTCAGCGGCGTGCCCGAGAACTGCAGGAAGCCGGCCGTGTCCTCCTGGGCCGACGTGCACTCCTCGATGACGGGCAGGAATTCCTCGTTGATGTCCTGGGCCTCGTCCACGGCCACCTTGGCCACCGCGAAGCCGCGGAGCCGATCGGGGTCGAGGAAGGCGTACGAGAAGTTCAGCGTGGAGCCGTTCGCCAGCACCTTCTCATAGATGGACTTCTCGCGGCCCTTGTCGACGAGGGCGCGGGCCGTGTCGGAGCTGGACAGCAGGACGTCCACGTATTTCGTGGAGAACCGCTTGGCCTGCTCGTAGCGGGGCTGCACGAAAAGAGTGTGGAAGTAAGGAGTGACCGCGCCTTGTATAACTCCTTGACTGGCGAGGCTTAGTGAGTTATGGCTGACTATTCCGTCTAGGATGAAATTATGATGAGTGTCGACTTCTATGTCCAGTGTAAGCGCTGCCGGTATTGGTTTTATGCTTACTATCTCGTCCCATCTCACGTCCCCGAACGCCGCGCCTCTTATCTTGCCGGCAGATTCCGGCAGCGGCGGGAATGGTTTGCCTGGTACCTGTAAATAGGATTTGAATAGCTCCAGCCCCCTTCGCGTCTCTACTCTAACGACGTAAGAATCTAAGCACCTTTTACCATTGCGCGATGTCTTCCGCCTGGTTATGGAGGAAGGTATTCCGAATTTAATCAGTAAAGACCTCACGCCCATGGCAAGTTTTCTTGACGCGGAGCTGTAGGAGCACTCCACGGCGCCTCGCGGCGCGTGCGCGCCTATATGGCCATCCGTCGCCCACAGCCTTGTGAGAAATAAAACGGTGTCCTCTCTGTTCAGATCAAACGCCCATTCAGGTATGAACTTGGTGTCGGAATAACAACCGAGCAGCCCGTCCGCCTTCAAGTACTCTACGAAAATAGAATGCCGAAAAAGCCTGACGTGCTTCGCCGTCGTGCCGTATTTGCCGGACACTTCCCCGGCATTCTCACCCACTAAATCTATAAACTCGTCGAGAGCCTCTCCCGGGCAGGCTGTGAAGACGACGCGGTCTCGATGCGCCATGGACCCGTCGCCTATCAAGTACGCGGTGACGGCGATTCTAGCCCTGGTCTCTACCCTGCTGGAGAAAGACCCGTGCCTCGCCAGCGACGCCAAACGACTGCCTACCTCCAACTTGGACGCCGCTTCATACCCGGAATACGTCAACAGCCTGTGGTTCGGCGTGACCGAGAAAGCGGACCCCATACGAGTCTCTATCCGGAGCAAAGGCTGCGTTCCGTTGTCGAAGATATTGAGTATCCTCTGGGAGTCGGCCTTGAATTCAGGGTCGACGCATGAGACCTCATCACCAACCTTCAGCTCGAACGCTTTTTTATACAAACCATTGGACAAACGTACTAACTCGTTGATTTCAAGACATTTCCCCATTTGACGTCCGCACATATAGATAAGACGTTTCGGCTGCTCCAATCTGAAGAAAGGCTCGAACATGAAATGCCGCTCGAGCGTGAGCGATTTGCCGTTCAGTTTGAATAGCCTTAGAAGCGGCACGAGATTGTCCAGTTTCACTTTCGGCTCTTCAGCCATCATAGCACCTATGTTTCAGGGCCGCGGCCCATGTTGGCGTAGGCGGGCGGCCCGCCGACGGTATGTCCGCGAGCGGCAGGCAGCTGGCCGCCCGCCACTCGGCCGGTCCGGAGAAAGGGCAGTGCGCGCAGAGCCGGTCCAGGCCCCAGACCGCCGTCGGCGGCTCCGCGCGGTAAAGGTCGGCCATGCCGAGCAGCCTGGCCTGCGGCACCGCGCCGCTGCACGGCAGCCACCCGCGCGGATCCAGCGAGAAGCCGCACCGGTAAGGCATCCTGCACGGGGTCGAGGCCAGCCCTAGGTCGGTAGGCGAGGCGAACACCGGCAGGTGGGCCTTGAGGCGCGGCGGCCGGCCCCCGAGCCGCACCGCCCGGCGCCAGCGGCCCGGGGGCGGCGGCAGGACGCCGTTGGTGTCGACCTTCACAGAGCCGACCAGGCCGGCGTCGACGGCGGCCGCCAGCAACTCGGCTATCTCGGCGAAGGCCGGATGCAGCAGCGGCTCGCCGCCGGCCACCTTCACCCGCTCCGCCCTCGCGCCGGTAGCCGACAACTTATCGATAAATGACGCTATGGCCGCAGGGTCCACCAGTCCCGCGTCGGCGGGCCGGAGATGGCACAGCCGATTGCAGTCGGGGCAGGCCAGGTTGCAGGCCATGACGATGTTCAATTCCACACGCACTGCTACTTCCTACGGTAGGTTAAAAATAAGCCGGATCCAGTCATAATATACCAGTCTGCGGACCTAACTATTTTTTTTAACTCCGAACTCTGGCCGGCCCAACAACACGAAAGGAGAGGCAGTATGCGTAAAACGGCAAGAAAGGCACAGAGGGTGAGGGGGTTGGAGTTCGCGGACGGATCGAAAGGCCCGGCGCTGTCGACGCCAGGCTTGAAGACGGCCAGGCGACCGGACAGGAGCGAGGGTGTCAAACCGAACCCCGGCGACGCCGACAGAAGGCGCGGGTCCGGTGGCTGACGCCATGGACAGACTGCTGCGGATGCTCAACGACGCCGTCGAAGAGCATTCCGCGGACGAGCCCGACGAGCTGTCGGGGGAAGGGGATTTGGAGTCGGAGGAAGCCGGCGGCCAGCCCGTTACGGTCAATGAATTCCACAACCACGGGGTGGTCGTAATACAGAACAACCACTATTACCGCTAAAGTTGGCACGGGGTTTGCGTCGCGCGCGAATATAGTATTATCTTATTTTTAGTATTTAATAATACTCTTAAGATTTATCCTATTTCGCGCGCGTGTGTGTGCACGCCCGCGTACGCGCCTGCGATAAGTATTATTCTTATTAAAACTATTAAACTGTAAGAATAAGAGTAATACCTTTCTCGCGCGCGTGCATGGGCGCAGGTGCGGGGGCGTGCAGGCCTGGGCGTGCGGGCGCCTTTTAAGAATAAAAATATATATTTTATTTATGCAGCTTCGCTGCTAATAAATAAAAATATATTACGAAAACGAAGGCGTTTTTGAAAAAGAAATTTGGAAAATTGTGAAATCGATCGGAGAGCCTCCGCTCGGGTGGGGGCTGCGCCCCCCCTCGCTGGGCTCCGAAGATCGAAGCCATGGGAGCTCGGAGCTCGGAGCTCGGATCATTCACAGCTAGCCGGCTTCGAAGCCTGGGCTAACATTCAGCTTCGAAGCTTGGGCTAACATTCAGCTTCGAAGCTCGGATCATTCACAGCTAGCCGGCTTCGAAGCCTGGGCTAACATTCAGCTTCGAAGCCTGGGCTAACATTCAGCTGCGACAACCAACCAACCGAACAAGGAGGCCGAATGTCCAGAATCATCTTCATCGGGGACGGCCACATGTCCGAGCTCGCCTGGAAGTCCAGGCCTTCAGCTCGGTGGGACGCGAAGTCCGCCCTGCTGGCCATCGTCGGCGCGGAACGCGGCAGGGCCGACGCGCTCGTCTTCTGCGGGGACTGCTTCGACAGCAGAAGGCCCTCGCCGGACGAGTTCAAAGCCATGGCGGACTGCCTCGACGGCAGCGGCCTCAGGGTCCTGCACGTCCAGGGCAACCACGACAAATGCCGCGGCGAAGGCTGGATGAGCCTGCTAGGCTCGGAAAGCCTGCACGGCCGGGTCGTCGACGTCAGCGGGGTCAAGCTGGCCGGGGTGGACCACAGCGGCCCGGACGAGCTGGAGGCCGTGCTAGGCGGGATCTGCGACAGCGGGCCTTTCGACGTCCTAGTCCTGCACCAGGCGCTCAGCGAGGCCGGCAGCAGGGAGCCGGGATGCCTCAGCAAGGCGGACGTCCCGCACTGCGCCCGGATCGGCATGGTGGTCGGCCACACCCACAACCCGATGGCCTGCCGGGACTCCGAGGGCCGCTGGGTCGTCAGCCCGGGCTGCACCCACCGGCGCAAGGTGGACGAGCCGCCCGGCACGTACGCCGTCCTCGAGGACGGCGCGTTCAGCTCGGAGCGCGTCCAGTGGGGCCGGGAGCTGCTCGAGCTGACCGCCGAGGCGGCCGCGGCCCGCGAGGAGCCCGCGGCCGATCCGCCGCAGCTGGCCAGAGTGCGCGGGGCCGACCCGCGCACTCTGGCGAAAGCCTGCAACAGGCTGGCCAAGCTCGGCCTGCTGGTCTTCCCGCAGCTCGAGGCGGGTCCCGGCAGGGAGGCCGTGAAGGTCAGCGTCGGCGAGCTGTGCAGGCTCGAAGACGCGATATCGTCGTTCGCCAGCTCGCCGGACATGGCGGGCTTCCTGCTGGCCGCCTGCTCCGAGGGCGTCAGGGAGGTCGATCACAGGTCGGAGGTCATGCGGTCCGAGCGGGCCGAACTCGAAAGGAGGCTGGCAGATGCCCAGGCTGTTAGGAATGCGGGCGTCCAATCTGGGCGTCCATGAGACGCTCGAGGTGGCGTTCCCGTCGGGGATGACGCTGCTCAGAGGCCGCAACGGGTCCGGCAAGAGCACGATGCTCGCCGGCCTTTTTTTCGCCTTGGCGGGCGACCACCCCGAGGAGGGCAAGACCAAGGCCTCGCTGCTGGCGTGGGGCGCCAGGAAAGGCTGGGTCGAGGTCGACTTCGAGGCCGAGGGCAAGGCCTACAAGGTCCGCCGCGCGCTGGACGCGGCCGCCGCGTCGCTGGAGGGCGGCGAGGCTAAGATCACAGGCGCCAAGAACGTCGACGCCGCGGTGGCCGACCTGCTCGGCATGGACCGCGACTCGCTGCTGCTGGCCGCCTTCATGAGCCAGCGGGACAGCACGGACATCCTCACGGCCACGGAGTCCAAACGGCTCAGGGAATGGGCGCGGCTGGCCGGCTTCAAGCACGCCGAGCGCGTCAGGGAGCGGCTGCGGGCGGCCTCGGCCGAGATACCGCCGCGGCAGGACATGGCGCAAAGGCTGGAGGCGCTGCGGGCCAGCTTGGCGGATAACGAGAAAAGAACGGCGGCGGTGGAAGCCTCGCTAGCGCCCCTGGCAGAAACGGCAGCGGCCGCAAAAGCCGCGGCCCTCGTCTATATACCCTCCGGCATCAAAGCCTCTGAAAAGGCCCTCAGAATCGCTGAAAACGCCATTAGCCTCGAAAAGACGCTGGTGGGGCTTATGGCGCTGCCGCCTAGGGCCGAGGTCAAACCGCCGCCCGACGCCGGGCTGCGGGCCAAGGCGGCGGCCTGGTCCAGGGCGTACGAGCTGGCCGGCGCGATCGCCGAGGCGGAGCAGGGCTTGAAGGCCATGCCCGAAGCGGCGGCCGTCGAGCGGGAGCTGGCCACGGCGCGGCAGGAGGCGGAGGCCGAGACGGTCCGGTCCGGCCTATCCGCCGTCAGGTCCGGCCTGAAGGCGGGCATGACGTGTCCGGTCTGCGACAGCATCCTGGCAGCCGATCCGGGCCAGATCCTATCGATAGGTTCAAACCACAGGGCGGCGGCGCGCAGGCTGGAGTCGGAGCTCGCGGCCAGAAGAAAAGCCGACGACAGACTGGCGGGCCTGAGGGCGGATTTCGATAAGTCGGCGGCGATGGCGGCGGGCTTCGACAAAGTGGCGTACGACGCGGCGATGACGGCCGCGGAGGGCGCGGCGCTCGCGGCGCGGGGCAACAAGGCCCGCGACGAGCTGGAGGCCGAGGTCGTCAGGCTGCACGAGGCGGGCCTGCGGTTAAAGGATATCGCGGCCGTGCCGGACGACACGCCGGACCCCGCTCTGCTCAGAAAAGCCGCCGACGATGCTTCTATTATTCTAATAGAAGCAAAATCCGAGCTTAGACACTTGCAAAGCTTGAAGGCGATGCTAGTTTTAGAGCTGTCTGAGATCGAGGCTTGGGAGGCGTTGCGGGCGGTGGAGGACGCGCAGCGGTCGTTTCTGGAGGGATCCAGGGCGGCGCTCGCTCCGGACGCGGCGCCAAGGGCCGCGGCGGCCGCGCTGGCCGCCCCGCTGGCCCAGGCCGTGTCGGCCCAGCTGTTCATGATGGGCGCCCCCTTCTCGCTATCGATAACCAGCGAGCTGGAGCCGCGGGCCGTGAAGGACGGCCGTAACGTGTCGCCGAGGGATCTATCAGGCGGCCAGCGGGCCATGCTGGCGGTGGCCGTGAGGCTGGCGCTGGTCGAGACGCTGGCGGGCGGGGTGCCTTTCCTGGTGCTGGACGAGCCCACGCCGCATCTCGACGAGCCGAACAGGGAGGCGCTCGCGGCGGCTTTGACGGCCACCAGGGACTCGCTGGCGGCCTCGGGGATCCAGATGATAGTGTGTTCGCACGAGCAGGAGCTGCTGCCGGCGGCCGACGCCGAGATAGTGTTCCAACAGGTTGGAAAGAAGGTGGCAGATGCTGACGATATCAGGGAACCTCGCGATGGTGGCGCCGTGGGAGCCGACGCTTGAGCCTTCGCTCACGGTCAGGCGCAAAATATTCGATCCGCGCTCCAAGACGCCGACTGAGAAGCTCGAGCTGCTGTATTCGGTCGACAAGTCCGGAGTCGGCGGCTACGTGCCGGCGGGGCTTGCCGAGCGGGTAGCGCGGGCGCTCGTCAAGATGAGGGGCGCGTGTCCGATCAAAGACCTGCGCAAGTGGGCGGCGCTGCCGACGCCGGACTGGTCCAGGATAGACCTCACCAAGCTGCGCGACGGCCAGGCCGAGCTGCTGGCCGCGGTGGCTTCGAGTCATAGCGGCGTCATCGTGGCGCCGCCGGGGTTCGGCAAGAGCACCTGCCTGTGCTTCATGTGCATGGTGTACCCGGACGCCGTCATCGTGGTGGCCACGCCGAGGGTGTCCGTCGTGCGGACCATAGCGGACAGGATGAAGACCTTTCCGGCTTTGGACGGCCAGGTGGGCGTCATGTGCACCGGCAGGAACGACGGATGGACGAACCGCATCACGGTGACGACGACCAAGGGCATGGAGAAGGCGCGGTACGCCGACTGCGACCTGCTGGTGCTCGACGAGTGCCACTGCGCGGCCGCTCCGGGGGTATCCACGGCGCTGGCCAAGTTCCACGAGGCCCGCAAGTGGGGGCTTAGCGCGTCGCCCACGGGCCGAGGGGATAACGCCGACCTGCTGCTGGAGGCTTTGATCGGACCCGTCCGGTTCGAGCATACCTACCAGCAGGCCGTGTCGTCCAAGTCCATCGTGCAGATCGACGCCATGGTGGTGCGCAACAAGGAGCCGAGCCCCGGCAACTACGGGACGCGGATAGCCATGAAGCGGCACTGCGTGTGGCGCAACAACAAGCGCAACGACCTGATCGCCTCCGCGGCCAGGATATGCAGCAATCAAGGCCAGACGCTGATCATGTGCGAGACGGTGGAGCACGTCATGGAGCTGCGCAAGCGGCTGCCTGGCTGGGTCACCGTGTATGCGGCCTGCGACAAGGCCCGCTACCAGGGCTTCGTAGACAAAGGCATGACGGACGAGCCATTGAAAAGCGCCGACGACCTCATCGAAGTTCAGAAGAAATTTGAGCGCGGTGAGATCAATAGAGCTATAACCACGATGACATGGCGTGAAGGAGTAGATTTTGTCAAACTAGCCTTCCTGGTGAGGGCCGACTCTATGTCGGGCGAGATACCGGCCATACAGATAACCGGCCGGCTCAGCCGCACGAACAAAGGCAAAAGCACAGGAATACTGGTGGATTTCCTCGACGAGGCGGACACTCAAATGCGCGCCTCGGCCTGGAAAAAGATCAAGCTCTACAAAGCCAAAGGTTGGAACGTCAACGTGATAGACGGTGTGGACAAGCTCAAGAACCTAGTCGAGGTGGAGTTTTAAGATGGACGAGCATGACGAGATGCTGGCGCTGCTCGGCGGTCCCTACAGGATCACGGGCAACCCAGGCTGGCCGGGGCTTAAAGCCAGGCTCGACGCCATGGGCGCCACCTGGCCGGAGTTCCTGCGCGCGGTCTCGTACGAGGCCGGCGCCTCGAAGCTCGTACCGGGCTTCCTCGTGTCGCCGGCCGCCTTCGAGCTGTTCGCCAGGGCGCGCGAGACGCAGCTGGCCGAGAATGAGATGCGCTGCCAGATGCAGCGCAGGCGGGTGCTGACCCTTCTCAGGGAAGGCAGGACCCCTGACGACATAGCGTCGGACGGAACGGAGTGCCTCTGCGCGGTGCTACGCTACTTCCTCGCTAGAATGGCCGAATCGCCCGACGCGGACGCGCTAAAGGCTGGAGCCAAGCACGAGGATGAGGCCAATCCAGACCTCACCTCGAAAATAGTAGGATGGGACCCAGAATGGCAAGAGTATCTGACAGAACTCCGCCACCGCAGCTAGAGCTGACCAAGACCAGCTACGACGTGCTGGCCATGCACGTGGTCAGGGACCCTGTGGTGTTCGCGGAGTTCTGTGAGCGCACCAGCCCGACCACGTTCGACAAGGTGCTCTACATGCCGCACGACATGATAGCGGAGGCGGCTGCCAGGGTATACAGGGAGACCAAGGAGCTGCCCGGTCCGCTATTCCTCCGCAGCAAGCTGCTGGAGGTGCTGAGCGAGCATACGCTGCCTGACGAGGCCAAGGCTGCGACGCTGGCCTTTTTCGACATGGCGGCGGCGGTCGGCGAGGAGTATCTGACGAGGTCTTGGGCTCTCAAGATACTGTCGGCGGTCATCTCCGCGCAGGTGGCGAAGCGCTCGGGCGAGAAGCTGATGCGCGCGCTGGAGCAAGGCTCCAACCTGGACCACGCGTTCGAGCAGATCATGGCCGACAAGGACCGGCGCCTGAGCGGAATAGGCTCCAAGAAGTCCGGGATAAACCCGTTCGAGTGCATGGAGCGGCTCATGGTGAAGTCCGAGTACCACGCGACGGGCGTGGACTTCCTGGACGTGGTGCTAGGCGGCGGGTTCCGGCGCGGCGACCTGGTCGCGCTGCTCGGCGGAACCAGTGGCGGCAAGACCACCCTGGCGCTGCAGGTGGCGTTCGAGTGGATCCGGCAGGGGCCGGACAGGCACACCGTGGTGTGCTCGTACGAGCAGCCGGCCGAGGGCGACATAGCCGAGAGGCTGATGACGCTGGCCACCGGCATGCCCTCCTCGAACTTCAGGGGCAGGCCTTTCGCGGATATCGACCACGCCGCGATAGACATCTTCAACAAGAGGCTGTCGGCGGACCAGCGGTCGCGCTTCCACTTCAAGGACATGTCGGAGGGGGAGCACGGCAGGCGCGGCATGGCCGACATCAAGGCGGCGCTGGCCGAGTTCGGCTGCCCGCGGCATGACGGCGCCCCCACGCTGGTCGTGCTGGACTGGCTGCAGCCGCTGCTTCAGCGGGCCATGTCCGGCTCGGGCCGGGAGGCTTCGGACTCGTCGCAGCTTCGACTGTACGGCGGCATGTTCATGGACGAGCTGAAGTCGTTCAAAAACAAAGAGAACGTGTGCGTGTTCATAACGCACCAGCTGAGTTCTGAGGCCGCGGCGGCGGCGCCGAGCCGCAAGCCTGTGTGCCAGGACGCCGCCGAGTGGAAGGGCTTCGCCAATCTTACCGACCTGACGTTCGCGCTCGGGACGCTGTCGGACGAGTATGTGGCGTGGCTCGTGGCGAGCAAGACCCGCGGGATAGCCAAGCAGTCGCGCTTCCTGAAGCTGAAGGGCGAGCTTTGCCGCTGGGTGGACGCGGAGTCCGAGTACATGGTGTCGTCGTCAGGGAAAGTCGTGTCGAAGGACATGGAGATGGAGGACGACTCCGAGCCGCCGCAGAGGCGCGGCGGCTACCGGCCGACTGCGGCCTCGCAGTTCATGCGCTAACAGAAAGGAACAAATGCCAAGTGCTTAACAACCCCCTATATGACGCGCTGCGCAAGCTCTACGGCAAGGTCCAGGTGGCCTGCGAGGGCGAGCAGGGCGTCATCACGGAGACGACGCGCGGCGATGGATGCCTGATCGCGACCCGCGCGTCGGGCGGCGAGCAGTACAAGCTGAACTGCCCGGTCTGCGGGGACACGCGCGGGCGGCTGTACATCAGCCACTGGGCGTACCGCGTCATGACGAAGTCCGAAAAAAGACTGTGCACGAACGGGCTCATGCTCTGCCACAACGAGAAGTGCGACCTGCAGGATGTCAGATCCGCCATAGGCCGCGCCATCGGCCAGATGGAGGCCGGGACCATCCGACAGTGCGACATCGCGGCGGCCAAGAAGACGAAGATCATGGAACTGCCCGACAACGCGGTGCCTATCAACTCGATGGACGCGCCGGCGGCCTGCAAGGAGTATCTGGAGGACAGAGGCTTCGCGTTGGAAAGCCTCTACAGGGACTTCAAGGTCCACGCCGTCGAGCGGCTGAAGGAATACCCGGAGCACGGCCCGAAGATCATATACCCGGTCTACTGGAACGGGGAGTGCGTCTTCTGGCAGGCCAGGCTTACCTACACGCCGACCAAGGAGCAGGCCCGGGCAGGGCATCACAAGTACTACATAACCCCTGGCGCGAAGAAGTCCGACTACCTGTACAACAGGGACGGGGCTTTGAAGTCGCTGGCGGAGGCCAGGCCCGGCGCCACCCGCTTTGTTGTTCTAACAGAAGGTGTTACCGACGTTCAACGCGTCGGGACCTGCGCTATGGCGTTCTTCGGCAAAGCGCCGTCGACCACCCAGCGGCAGATCATACGCTGGACGCCGCTGCACAGGGCCACCGGCATCCTGCTGCTGGACCCGGACGCGGCCGACGACGCGGACGAGTTCATGGCGGAGAACGGCGGCACGAATCTATTCGCGGGCGGGCTGTACAGGGTCGACCTGCAGGACAAGGATCCGGCGGAGCACACCACCGGCGAGATATGGAACAAGATAATCAAAGCTGTAAGCGCCGGCCAGGCCGGATAACAGGAACGAAACAACAGGAGGAAGAGGGCATGCGAACGTGAACATTTCGATGTGGCGAAGCGGATCGAGTCCGCTGACAGGGCCGAGGATAGCGATCGACACGGAGACGGAGCTGATCGTCGACCACAGGACGCCGCCGCTGGTCCTGATGCAGGTGTACAGCGGCGGGGACACGGTGCACCTGGTCAAGTGGCAGGACGCCAAGGAGTACCTGGACAGGCTGTCGGAGGCCTGCCCAAAGTCCAGGGTCGTGTTCCACAACGCGCCTTTCGACATCGCCGTGCTGGACGGCCACCAGTGGCTGGAGACGGGCGTGGAGGACGGCCGCATCGGCGACACGATGCTCAGGTTCGCGCTGTGGAAGCTCGCCACCATGGGCGACTACGTCGCTTTGAACCTGGCGACCGCGGCAAGGGACGTGATCGGCATGCCGCTGAACAAATCCGAGGACATCCGACTCACGTTCAGCAGGGACATGATCGAGCCGGACGCCGCCCATAAGGAGTATGCCGCCGCCGACGTCATCGCCACCTGGCGGATCGACGAGGCGATCCCGAGGAGCGGGACGCAGACGGAGGAGACGCAGGTGAAGGCGGCCATGGCGCTCTACGACATCTCCAGGACGGGCTTGGCCGTGGACGAGCAGCGAAGGGCCAAGCTGGAGGCCAGGTTCACCAGAAAAGTCGAAGAGACGCTGGAGATCCTGGACGCCAACGGGTACGTGCCCGGCAAGACCGGCAACAAGGCGGCGCTGCAGACGGCCCTGAAACTGATCGAGACCATGTACGGGATAAAGCTGCCGCGCACGGAGAAGAAGGGCGAGATAAGCGTGTCGAAGGAGGCCATGGCCGAGATGTCGGAGGACATCCCGTTCCTGTCAGCGCTGAAGGAGCACGACCATTACAACAAGATCCTGTCAACGTACCTGCAGAAGGGCGTGGCAGGCGTGGACGGCCGCGTCCACACGCGCTTCAACACCCTGATAAAAACAGGGCGCACGTCGAGCTCAAAACCAAACCTTTTACTGCTCAACGAGTTACAACTCGCTGCATAATGTTGGAGGTTGTAAAACCCTTTGAATTGCTGGGATATCCTTAGGTCAACACACCACAGCGTGGCCGGCGACGGCGGGCGCGAAGGTTTGAGAAGAGGTTGACAAAAATACCTAAAAGGTATATAATAGATGTTAGGTATTAACAGGGGACAATCAGCAGGTAAGGGACTATGGTATGCAAGCAGACTCTCTGATAAGACTCGCGTTGAACGCTAGACTAGGCGACGGTTGTTTCTGGAAGCACCCTGAATGCGTGAACTACAAACTCGTATTCACAGGTACGAATAGAGACTGGATCGCCTATAAAGGAAGAATGTTCGACAGGGAACCGAAGCTAGCGAGGAAAGCCGGATCGACTAGAGAAGGTGTATTCAAGAACTCTAAAGATTTGTGGAGCGTGACCACCCTGGTGGACCCGTTGTTCACCGAGTATAAGCACAAATCTATAGGAGAATGCTTCGACGAGGTTCTTAAAATCGACTTCTACCACTGGTTTTTAGACGACGGGTCGGTCATAGAGAGGCGTGATTCATTCAAAGGGCGCCGCATGAACTACAGATACATCCTGTATCTAGGCAGCCTGTTGAGTGGTGACGCCTCCGACGAGGGCAGCTTCTTCGAAATGGTCGATCGAGTTTTCAAAGACACGCTGGCAGGCGCGAACCATGGAACGATCTCGCAGAACGGGTGCTCTAAGAACCCATGTAACGACAGGGCGTGGCAGATACCAGTCTGCATCGGACGCGAGCTCGCGATAGGGGCAGGCCGTCTAGGAGTCGAGGGATTCGAGAGAAAACTCAGATACAACCCATAGTTCAAACTTCAGAGACCATCCCGCAAGGGAGTAGGCGACCCAGGGTGAAGGGCGTCGAAGCAGAGGGGCGGTTCGATCCCGCATGATATGGTCCGCTCACCATGGCGACATGGTGAAAGACGCCTGACCCGGGCGTCTCAACAAAAGGCAACAGCTACCAAGGGCCGACGGCATTCGAGGGATGTACATCCCGGCCGACGGTCACGTGTTCTCGGCCACGGACTACGCGCAGCTGGAGTTATGCGCGCTGGCGCAGCACTGCAAGACGACCTACGGTAAGTCGAAACTGGCCGAGGTCATCAACGACGGCACGGACGTCCACAAGTTCCTAGCGTCCAAGATATACAACATCGACGTCGGGCAGGTTACGAAAGATCAGAGGCAACTGGCTAAGGCAGCCTCATTCGGTCTACCTGGCGGATTAGCCGCCCGGACATTCGTGACGTACGCCAAGGGGTACGGTGTGGACATCGACGAGCCGAGGGCTCAGGAGGTCAAGGCCATCTGGCTTAAAGCTTTCCCTGAGATGGAGGAGCACCTAAAGCCGATCAGCGTGGAGGACGACTACGGCAGGCCGTGTTTCACGGCGGTGACGCTGACAGGGAGGAAACGAAGCAACGCCACGTACTGCGAGGCTTGCAACTACGTCTTCCAAGGCCTTAAACTAGCTGCGTGAGGCCTATAAACGGGGTGAATTCGAAGGAAGCCGACTTGTCTATACCAGGAACACTGGTACGGTAACTTCGAGCCAAACCCCCATGGCGACATGGGGGAAGCGTGTAACGACTAGGTTCCCGAGTCTCACTGAGACGGTAATGGAGCCCAAGAGCGCCCTGGACCCTTAATAAGGGTTGTGACATAGTCTAAACTGACGCGAAGACTGGTGTTGCGTCAGAAGCGCCGGATAAAGAGCCGGCGCGGTAATAACATTGGCAGCGGACGGAGCGAAGCTCGCCCTCTGGGAGCTCCGCAAAAAAGGGTTGCGAATTACAAATTTTATTCATGATGAAGTACTTGCAGAGCTACCCGAAGGCAGCATAGACGATCTCAACCAGGAGGTGCACGACATAGAGCGTACGATGATCGACGCGATGCGGCAGGTACTGCCCGACATCGACGTGAAGGCCGAATCGGCCTTGATGGACCGCTGGTACAAGGCGGATGGCATGAGGGACTCGGCAGGGCGGCTCGTCGTCATTACCGAGGCTATGATCGAGGCCGAGCAGGCCAAAAAGAAGAAAAAGTAACCAAACACAGGAGCACCAAATGGCTTACAAAAGCTCACACACGTCCAATGAGCGCGAGGAGCGCGGGAACTACATGATCAGCAGCCGGTACCCGAACCACTATTTCACAAAACCCAACCAGCAAGGCATGAAACGCTGGGAGTTCAGGCTCTACCCGGCATACGACCAGGAGCGCGGCGAGTGGCTGCCGCAGTCGTTCCACGCGGACGGCGATCCGGTCAACGGGATCGGCGAGTCGTTCCGCGCGTACGAGTGCGCCATGTTCCTCGGCAACAAGATGATCAGCTTCATCAGCGAGACCACTGACTACCCAGAGAAGAACAGCCCGGCGTACATGTTCGTGAAGCGGATACTCAAGTTCTTCGAGGAGGAGGGCAAGCGCCGCGTCGACCCTGAGTGGCTCAAATGGCGCGACACCTTCAAGCTGTCCGTCCCGGGCGTCTGCATGCTCACCCAAGGCCTGCTGCTGCACAACCACGAGGGGCCGGTGGCCGACAAGATGGGCAACCCCCGCGGCCCGTGCGTGATCTACCTCCCAAGGTCGGCCACGATGGACATGGAGCCCAAGCTCACGACGAAGATCCAGCAGAACAAGCCGCTCTCCGCGGAGAACAGCCTGATCGGAGACATCACAAGCCCGGAGAAGGGCCGGATCATCGTCATCACGACCACTCCGTCCCAATCCTTCGGCAACAGGCCCGGCAAGAACACGGAGCTGTATGTCATCAACTCCGGCGCGGAGTTCCCGCTGGATCCCGACTACTGCCGCCGCAGCTACGTCCCGTGGGCGCAGCTGGTCCAGCTGCACGACGCCAAGTGGCAGATCGGGAAGCTGGTGGAGACGTTCGACGCCAAGAGCGTGGACTACGCGCTCGGCAAGGATCCGGACTACGGCAAGCTGCTGCCGGAAGGCGTGAAAGGCGCCCACTGGAACCACCCGAGCGAAGGCGCCCCGGTATCCATGTACCAGCCGCCCGCGCCGCCGGTCTACCAGCAGCCCGTGTATCAACAGCCCGCGTATCAACAGCCGCCGGCGCCGCCCGTCTACCAACAGCCGGCGTACCAACAACCAGCCCCCGCCGCCTACCAGCAGCCGGTTCCGCCCGCCGCCTACCAGCAGCAGGCTCCCGCCGCCTACCACCCGCAGCAGCCGGTTCCGCCGGCCGCCTACCAGCAGCCGGCCTACTCGCCAAACGTGGTCGTCGACGCGGACGGCGATGTCACGGTCATGGACGAGGGCGCGCAGCACGTGGCCCCGCCGGCGAACCCGGCCGCCAACGAGCTGCTCCGGTCCATCATGGAGGAGCGCGAGCGTCAGATGAAGGCCCAGGGCCTGAAGTAGCAGCCACGGCCGGCGGGCCCGCAGCCGCCGGCCTATTTCCAAACATGAGGCTTACATGGGTTTCTTCGAAAGTTACATAGAGGAGGCGCGGAAGAAGTTCGGCGACGACAAGCTTCTCGTCGGCAAGGAGGAGGATCAAGACCTGTTCGGGGTCGAGCTGCCCTCCTTTTCGCTCCAGTATCTGATCCACAGCAACATTCTGCCGATGTCCAAAATCATCGGCCTGGCCGGGCCGCCCGCCTCGTTCAAGTCGGCCATGGGGTTCGAGATCCTGAAGTGGCACGCGCAGGCCGGCGGCTACGGCCACCTGATCGAGACGGAGAACAAGCTGAACCCCGCGTTCCGGGACAGCGTCCTCGGCAAGGAGGCGGCCAGAGCCGTGAAGACCGACACTGTGGACAGCGTGGAGCAGGCCCAGATGCTGTTCAGCAACGCGCTGAAGTACTACAGGTCCAAATGCCCGGGCAAGGACATCCCGTTCGCCGTCGACGTGGACTCGCTAGGCGCGTCGGCCGCGGCGGCGATGCTCGACGAGATCGAAAAGACGGGCCACGCGTCCAGGACGTACCCGGAGGCGGCGCTGCTCTGGACTTTCTATTTCAAGAAGATCAGCTCCGACATCATCGGACTGCCTTTCACGGTCGTGTTCACGAACCACCTGAAGGAGAAGATGGACAGCAAGGTGGCGTTCGCCGAGAAGCCGACCACCAAACAGGGCGGCGTGGCCCAGGACTTCCACGCGATGTACTACCTGTACTTCACGCGGGTGGCCGACATCAACCTGGCTTCCAGGGAGGGCGCGCTGATCAGCATCAAGGCCCATAAATGCGGCACGGGTCCGGCCCGGCGCAAGATCGAGGTGCCTGTCCTGTGGCATTTCGAGGAGGACCCCGAGACCGGCAAGACCAGGCAGATCACCACATGGGACTGGCACGCCTCCACGGCCAAGCTGATGGTGTCGGAGCAGATCGTAGGCAGGATCCGCGACGTCTCGGACGTCACGGTGCAGTCCAATAGGTACTCCTCGAAAAGGCTCGGCGTGGCCAGCGTGTCCGACACGGAGCTCGGCGCGGCGCTGTGGGCGGACAAGGCCTACATGAAGGAGCTGCGCCAGGCTACCGGGTTCCCTGAGTGGCGAGTATGGTCCAAGCCGGAGGTCAAGCAGGCTAAACCGGAAAAGGCGGAGAAGCCTGCCGCGGCCAAGAAGCCGAAGGCCGAGAAGCAGTCGGAGCCGGCGAATGGCGCGGACGCCTGAGGGGTTCTTCGACGGGTGGGACGCGGCCAAGGCGAAGACCAAGGCCGCGGCCACCCTGAGCTACGGCGCGAAGGCGCTGGAGAAGGTCTGGCCGGGCTGCGTGGAGCGCAGGCGGCTGAAGGAAGGGGCCAACCCCTTCCAGGAGGCATACCACAAAACAGGCGCCCGCGTGTTCGACGAGATGACGGCGTTCAAGGCGGACGCCAGGATACAAACACTGCTAAAAGGCTTTTTCAAGTCCGAACTGTGGAAAAAGTTCGCCGAACGGCTTGAAGAATCCAAAGAAGCGGCTATCGTCTTCAACGTCGTCGGCGCCGGCGATTGGGTGGTGCACGCCAGGCGGAACTGGCGCAGGCCCGACGCGGGCCGCCCGCTGATCATGTATAGCGGCTCCGAGGGCGGAACCGTGGTGATACAGGAAATGGCTCAACTCGTCGAAAGGCAGTAGACAATGGGAGAGATCGTAAAAACCGAGCTGGCAGGGACGCAGGATCTGAAATCCGAGGCCGTGGGCAGGGAGACGCTGGAGAAGCTGCGCGAGATCGCCTCAGGCAGCCACAAGCATGAGAGCTACCAGGCTCTTGTGGAGTACCACAGGCGGCACATGCGCGGCTTCTACCGGAAAGCCATGGTGGCGCGGTGGGAGCTTGGCCACGACCTGTTGAAGATCAGGAACGGATCCGTGTACGGCGAGAAGACGCTGGAGAAGTTCGTCGAGGACCTGAACGACCCTTCGTTCTCCACTAAGCTGGCTTACGCCTGCGCCCAGTTCGCCGAGATGTTCTCCCCTGAGGAGCTCTGCGAGACCATGCGCTACGAGCATGTGTACTGGGGCGTCGTGACCCGGCTCATGCGCGTCAAGGACCGCGAGGACAGGCGCAGGCTGATGAAGGCTCTGGACTCAGGCGAGATACAGGCGTCCAAGCTCGACGAGGAGCTGCGCCGGATGAAGGATTCCGCGGAGGAGTCCGAAGCGCCGGACGAGGATCTCGGCGATTCGCGCGTGGAGAGCGGCGAGGCCGGCCAGTCGGAAAACCCGCAGGAGCGGAAGACCGTCACGAAAGGCTTCAGACAGCTCATAGAGCACTGCGCCCTGCTCCGCAAAGCATGCAAGCAGGCCATGAAGGATCTCCAGAATCTGGACCTGGTGGCGGACAACGACGAGAAGTACGAAGAGGCCGTCGAAGTCATGTGCGACGCCGTGGAGGAAGCCTCCGCCGCCATCGAGCTGCTCTCGGAGTATAAGACCGAGGCCGCGCGCTACGCCACCCCCTCAAGAAGTTAGGAGGCGGCGATGTCAGGCCCAGCTTTGCGAAGATGCCTGTTGTGCCGCCTGCGGTTCTGTTCGAGCTGCTCAGGCGAGCGGTACTGTCCGACATGTAGGAAAAGACATAAGACAAGGTTGCAGTCCGGCGTGGAGGTCATACCGTGCACGGCCTCCATGGAGCGGCACATGCAGACCGTCGAGCTGTTCGGGGCGGGCAAACTGGAGATGGACCCGAGCCCCGAGCTGCTGACGCGGGTGGACAGGTTCCTGGCCGACCCTGGAGCCGACTTCGACGACTCCGAGATATATGACCTGATCGACAAAGCCTCTAAACCCAAACGAAGGAGCACGCGAACATGGGCCACGAAGAAGATCGCAAGGAAGCCGGAACTGGCTCCGCCCGCTCCTCCGCCGCCGAAGGCTCCGGAGCCGCCGGCGGTGGCGGTCGAGCCCGGCGAGTCCATCACGGCGTCCGCCGGCACTCTCACGAAAGTACGCAGAGTCCGCGCCGGCAAGGCGCGGCAGTTCGCGGCCTGGGATGACGACATGCTCTGCGGCTGACGAGGCCCCCAGGCTGCGCCACGCCGAGGCGGCGAGACTGCGCGACGAGGTTTTCAAGGCCCTGCGCGCGGAGGGGCTGGCGGGCGACAAGCCCACGGCCCCGGACTGCAGAGCGCTGGCTTTGGCGGCTTGCGCGGCCTTAGGGCTGCATGGCGCGATGACCGCCAAAGCCGCCGCCGACACGCTGCTGCACAGGTTGTTCGGCAAGCCGGTCACGGCCAAGCTGCTATACGCGGCCGCGGCCGCCCTGGCCGGCAACAGGGACGCCCTCGAGGCGGGCGACGCCATCGCCGAGTGGGACGGCCGCGCGGAGACCTGGACGGCGCTAGAGGTCATAGACGTCGTAAAGGCGGGCCCGGGCCGCCGCGAGGTGGCCATGCTGGCGGCCACGGGCGCCCCGGCGGGCATTGTATTCAGACCGACGCTCACTGACAGGTACGCCCAGTTCCTGCTCCGCGAGATCGGCTATCCCAAGTTCAAACCATGCTCCGCCAGGGAACTGTTCGGGCTATGGCTCACCTGCAGGGTCCGAATGGACGGGACGCGGCCTAGGCTCGCCTCGGTGTGCGCCTCGCCGGCGCAGCGCAAGCGCACCGCCGCCATCAGGGCCATAAGGCACGGCGGGTGTCCTTTCAACAAGCCCACGGAGTGCGAGGACTGCTTCCGCGGACTGGACGCGTGCCCCGGGGCCGTAAGGCCGGTATCGTTGGAGAGGACGGAATGCGCCGCCTGCGGCCGCCAGCTATGGCTGGAGCCGGGCGCCGTCAAAGAATGCTACAAATGTTCAGAAAGGATGGCGAACCATGATTCGATTCAGACCGAAGGACCAGCCGAACGGGCCTATGTACATGCCGGCGGCGGATGTGACGCGGATGCTGCCGAAGGCTGTGTCGGCGTCGCTGCGGGGGCTGGAGGGCCGGGAGGCGATCCAGCCGGACTTGAGGACGCTGGCCGCGAGGCTGGCTGAATTCATACATTCCGCCTACGACCCGAAGGCTTCGTGGGAGGCGGCCGCCCTGCCAAGCGTAGGCAGGCTCGAGGACGGGATAAGCGAAGAGGCGTTCAACGCTTTCCTCAGGCAGTTCCTGGCCGCCATGCTCGACCTCTACTGGCACAGCGCCAGGGAGTGCCCGGCGGATCCGACGCTGCCGAAGGACGTGGAGTCGGCGCTGTCGTTCGCGGCCGTGCTGCGGACCATGCCGAAGAAGCTGCGCGAGGAGTATCTCGAGCATGCCCGTTCCGTGAACTCGCTGCCGGGGCGCCTGGACTGACATGTCGGACACCATAGGCGACGCGTGGAGCAGGAAGTTCCGCGTGGACCCGAGGCGGCGCGCATGCCTGAGTTTCGCTACGGACGGGCTTGGATCCGACTCCGTGCCGATACAGATAGGCGTAAGGATAGGCGGCGAGACCGGGTTGTGGTATGTGACGGGCGGCGACCCGCGCAGAAACGCCGACATCACCAGGATCCTGAGCGACGAGTACAACAGCAAGGCGCTCGCCGTCGACGACGCCGTAGGCGAGCTGGCGGCTTTCATGGCCAAGCGCGGCGACCCGCAGCTCATTCTGCTCAACTCGCTCAAATGGAATAAGAAGACGCTGCCTGTGATGCTGCCGCGGCTGTGGGCCCTGCTCAAAGGCAGGGCGCTCATCGGCCTCGGCGACGCCGTATGCGCGTACAAGCACGACGGCTTCGAGCTTTCCGAATCCCCGACCCTGCAGGCGGGGGCCGACAAGGCGGCCTCGCTGTTCGCCGGACTGCCCGGCTACAGCAAGCGCAGGCTCCGCGAGCTCTGCGAGGAGGCCGGCGTCGAGGCCGCGATCGTGCGGTCCGAGGAGTTCAGACCATGGGCCACGCTATGCGAGAGCACGCTCCTGCGCCTGGACGCCCTCTATGAGGCGCATCTGGCCGAGCCACTTAAATTATAGCCGGGCCAGGGCATAATACATTGAGCGGAGTCCCTAAGATGTCGGACCACGACGTCAACGAGCAGATGCGGATCGTCACGGGGCTGCTCTCGATCCTAGGCAAGATCGGGACGGCCTCCAAGGAGGCGACCAAGAACAGGCCCGCGGACGAGCGGGCCAGACAGACGGCTAAAAAAATCAAAAAGGGAGAACGGCGATGAGCAGCAATCTATGGAAACGCATCGAGTCCAAAGCAACACGCGGCGTCGGCAGGGGCGACTGGGTCTGCGGCCGCATAATGGAGGACGTCCTGGAGTTGGGCCGGATCCATCCAAGCGGCATCGTCCAGGATATTCTGGCGAAGGCCGCGCAACTGCATGCGGATGTCCTGGCCGAGCACAAAGACAGAATGTCGTGCTCGATGAGTCTGTTGGCGGCCAAGCCGGCGAGCGCCATGCCGCGGGCCCTGGCCGCGGCGGATGACGCTGTCGCCAAGAAGCTGAGGGGCGCGGTTGAAAAAGCGAGCAAGTCGGAGTCCGGCATCAACAACCTCGGGCAAGCCTTCCCGAAGGCCTAGGCCTTCGAGGCTCCGCTCAAAGAAAACAGGGGCGACCCTGTTTTTTTTTAGCCATGCTGGACAACAGAATGTTCAATGTGTTCGTGGAGGAGTGCTCGGTGGCCAGACGGGTGCTCGGCATGGGCTTCGTTCGGGTGTCTTATCTGTTCGGACTGCCGCCGGACTTCCCGACAGGCTCCGAGGCCGGCAGCTTCATGGTCAAGGGCTGCGGCAAGGCGTTGGTGTTTCTGAACCCGGATCCCGGCGACGCCGTAAGGACCGAGGAGGACGTGAAGTATCTGGCTTGGCACGAGATGCTCGAGCTGCTGCTCACCCACAGGCTCAAGATGTTCGCGGCGGACGCGGCGCGGGGCAAGTTCGACAGGGCGGCGTGGGAGCGGCGCGTGCACGAGGTGGTGCACAGCCTGATAGGCGCGCTGAAGCCGGATCTCATGGACTCCGTGCTGGACGTCGAGCCGCAGGCGCGCCGGGACGAGGAAACCGAGCTATAGTTATAACTGACGGGACATCGAATCCGACAGGCTGCCTACGAACGAGGGGGCGTTTCTATGTATAAGGTCAGCGAGAACGAGGGTGGACTACTTGCAGGGCTGGCCTCCCTGATGCAGCTCGGCGATCCGGGCACGCCCACCATTCCGGGACACGACGACAAAAGCAGGTACATAGGCGACCTGATCATGCAGGCCAGGGCGCTACGCTATCTGGAGCGGCAGAAGCAGAGCGCGGCCAGCATGCGCGAGATACAAGTGTTCCCGGACATCAACGCGGACAAGCGGTACAAGGGCCTGCTGAACAAGCGCAGCGAGGAGGCCGCGGGCATCGAGAAGCTGGCGATAGGCCCGCTGGCCGCGCTGCCTTGGATGTTCGGCGGCCCGCTGATGGCCTACTTCGGCTACCAAGGCGCGAAGGACGCGCTGCACTCGGGCTCGGCCGCGATAGCCGACCTGCGCAGAGGCGACATCGACGCGGCGGTCGGCGACGCGGGCTGGACGGCCTTCGACCTGGCGACGACGCTGCCGACCGGCGGTTTCCTGCTCAGGGCGCTAGGCAAGGGGCTCAAGGCGGGCGCCGTGTCGAGCAAGGCCGGCCGGGCGCTGATGAGCGGCGACAAGGCGCTGCTGCAGGCTGCCGAGGCCGCCACGCGGAAGAATCTGGAACATATGGCGGGCAGCGGCCAGGCTAAGAAATGGACGGCCCTGCACGCGAAGCCCACCGGCCTGCTGAACTGGCCGCAGAAGCTGCTCGAGAACAGCGTCGGCGGCGACGTCAACGCCGCGGGCAGGATGTGGGGCGCGGGCCGCAAGCTCGACGAGAACCTAGCCCTCAGGGCGCTGGATCTGCCGAACAGACTCGGCTTCATGCCGGCTTACCTAGGCGTGAGCATGGGTGTGCCGATGGTCATGGGCGAGCGCGGGTATGAGAAGAGGGAACGCGAGCTGGCCGCCGACAGCGAGCAGGCTCGCGAGAAGCGGAAGCGGAAATTGGCCGAGCAGATGGGCATACCATACTTCGAGGCCGCTGGCAATTAACGGAAAGGATGTCCAATGGGAATCAAAGCTGAGATGGTTGATCTCGCAGCCAGGATCGCGATGGGAGGCGTCCACGCGGCTCCTTTCGGCGCGATAGGCGGAGTGTCGGGCGTCATGAATTCGGACTCGACGGGCGGCGCGCTCGTCGGCGGCCCGCTCGGCGCGCTGGGCGGGGCCGGGGTCGGCTTCTTGGGCGGCGCGCTGGGCCGCGGCCACGAGGCAGGCACTATACAGGCCCTCAAAGCCCTGGAGTCGATCGCGGCAGGCGGTGCCGGCGGCGTGGTCAACGAGGACTTCTCGGACGACACCTCGCACAAGGTGCTGTCGGGCATGCTGCTCGGCGGCGGCCTCAGGGCCGGGCGCGAGCTAGGCAAAGGCGTAGGCAGGCTGACAGGCGCGAGCGGCGAGGGGGCGGCCAAGTCCGTAGCCAAAGAGATACCGGAGGGCGAGGCCGCCAAGGGAATAGGCGCGGGCGGCCACCTGGCCAGCTTCCTGACCTCGGCCCTGGCGATGCCGGTGGCAGGCGCGGCCGGCATGGGCCTCGGCCGTAAGGTCGAGCAGCAGCACAAGGAAAGAAGAGCCGATAAGGATCAGCATAGAAGGCTGGTCGATATGCTGATGGCGAAACGTAGCAAGTAAGACGAGCGTTCATATCTTAAAAGCGCGTTTCCGCTATTGCGGGGGCGCGCTTTTTTTTATCGAGGTGGAATATGAAAACAAACGACGTCCGGGCCATGATGGCCGGAGCGGAGAAGGCGGGCCGGCTCGTCGCCGGCGGCGCGGCGGCCGTGGCGAAGGCCCACGACGAGATGCTGACCAGGGGCAGGCTGCGGGCCGCGCTTTCGCTGGCGGGCGGCATTCTGGACCTGATGGGCCACGGAGATAGCCGGCGGCCGCAGCAGGTGGAGATCATCGAAGCGCGCGTCATAGACGCCGAGCCGAAAACGAGGAAAAAATGAGCGTACGCGGGCGGAGTGGCGGCTCCGCCTTTTTTTTAACTGGCCCGGCCGGACTGGACAAAGGTAGTGGGCGGGGTTATCTTCATACAAGCCACCCATTCCGTTGTCGGGTGGAGACCGATGTTATAGGATGCGGATTATGATTCAGCGGTTTGACCGTTCATAAAAACCAAGTGGACTGTCTATCCGCAAAGAAAACAAAATCAAGCATCATAAGCGCGGAAGACGGATAGGGCAAAAAAACAGGGCCGGCTAGGCCCGAAGTCACGCCTGCGGACAGCTATGAAGCTGGTGGAAGCAGGAACTTAACCGATACGCACTTGTGCGTATCAGAAAGCAGGAACTCGAAATGTCAAACTGGAACATGAGGCGGGCGGCTTATCTGACCGGTTATATGAGCGGCGGAATGAGCAAGCAGGCCGATAACGCGAAGACGATGACAAACCTCGAGGAGATGGGCACCTCAGTATCAGGCAAGGCCCTGGGTGCCGTGCAGGGCATCGACGAGCAGCAGCTCGCCAAGCTGGTCATGGCGATCGTCGGGGCGGGCGGCGGAAAACTCGCGTCCAACTACCTTATGCCTAAGTTCATCCAGGACAGCCCCTACGGCGGGATCGCCGACCTCGCCGCTGTCGGCGGCGGCGGGCTGGCCGGATACATGGCGGCAGGAAACAAAGCCTAAGAAAAAAAGAGGACCGGCATATGATGACCGACTTCGAGAAAGCGGCGTTCTACGCCGGCTATACCTCCGGCGGGCTGCGCAAGACGGCTGCCGGAAGTTCTACCAACACCGATGCGGCCGACGCGCCGGTGATAGGCGGTCAGCAGGTCGACGAGGTGAAACAGGCCGGAGCCCCGCCACCGAAGCCTCAGCAGCAGCAGCAGCAGCAGCAGGCCGCCGGCAGTCCCTCTGTGCCGACGACGGAGGGGCCGTCCTGGCTGGAGCGCAACGGCGAGACCGTCAGCAAGATAGGTGTGCCGCTGCTCGGCGCGTGGCTGACCAACCAACTCTTCGGCAGCAAAGTGATGTCAGGGGCGGCCGGACTAGGCATCTACAGCATGCTGCCGAGCAACTTCAATTTGTTCGGGAAGGGGTCAAGCGCGCCTGGCGGCATTTCAAACGTGGAAAAGGCAGAGCAGATTCAAAAGAGTCAACAGCAGAACACGGCAGCCGTGGGTGGAAATCCTAAAGCCACGACGGCTGATAGGAAAACGGCCGCGCGGGCCTCCATGAACAGCGACATAGACGTTCTCAACACCAAGGCTGACACGGTACTGGCTGTTCTTAACGACAAGCAGGTCACACTCCAGGATAAAGATGTGGCCGCCAGCAACGGACGCGAGATCAAGGATTTCGTCGAGTCGGCCCTGGCTAACGGGGGCGTTCCAAAGGCTTTCTTTGATCCTGGTAAATCTAAAATATGGGCGGCGTACTCGGCTATGTACCCAGGACCAGCTTCCAGTATCCTAAATGCACTGAATAAAAAACAAGGATACATGCCGAATGACCCGAATGGGTCGATCACAGGCCAAGGCGATGAGATGCGCTACTCGTCCCGCCCATTCAGAACGTCAACAAAATGGCCTGGTCTATACCGCGATTCGGCCATACAGGGTTTCCACGGACTTGGTTTGACGAACGGAGACCAGTCTAGCGAGCTTGGCGATCCTGCGCTGCCTTACTGGATCAGGCATACTTTGGGAGGTGCGGCCAGCGCGGCGGATACAGTAGAGCCGTATATAACAATGACGCACCCGGTAGGATGGGTCAAGGCGGCTCTTCGTGAAAATCCGTTGGATATGAGCAAGCAGACTGTTATACCCAACACACAGCTGTACAACTACTTATATCCAGACGCCATAAAGTATAAATAGAAAGTATCAAGTATGACGCAGTACAGGGGCTTCACGCAGGTGGCCGGCGACGACTTCTACGCCGAGGATCCGATCAACGGGATGACAGTCATCCCGGCCGAGCACGGCGAGGGCGGCGTGGACACGCCGGACGGGCCGCGCAGGTACCCTCAAGTCAAAGTCAAGAAGGTGGAGATCGTGGACGGCCAGGACCATGTGGTGGAGGAGGTCAGCGTATGCGGCCCTTCTTTCGCAGATGGTGGAAAATCGCCGGCCGACCATAGGAAAGCGAAGCAGCCGAAAGGCCGGGCCGCGAAGGCGCAGACCGAGCCCGCGGCCAGGGAGGGCGTCAAGCTCACCCAGGTGAAGATAATAGGGCCCTTCGGAACGGCCGCGATACCCTGCGAGAGGGTGTTCCAGGATGGGAACATGCTTGTGCTCGTGACGCCGCCCGACGGCGCGTTCATATCGCCGCCCGCCTCCGACGAGACGGTGATCGTGTCGTGGGCCGGGCGCGAGCTGGAGGCGTACCCTGTGGACGTGGCTTTCCAGGATCCGTCGGACGGTAGAAGGTTCATGGTTCTCATAACAGGATGACAGCATGCCCTCCAATATATTCACGAACGACCTCAGGCTTACCAGCCCCCATTGGCGCGAGTACGGCTCCCCTTTCTCTACATACGCAAGAGCTTTATATCCGACGACTTTAGAAGAAGTTTTTAATTGGTCGGAATTTCTGTGGCTTCATAACGGTTTGTATTCCAAGGCTTTACAAAGAGCGGTCCGTTATTTCATAACGCAGATCGAGGTCACAGGCGTCCGCGACTACAAGATCCGCCGCAAGTACTCCGACTACCTATGCGACAAGCTCGGGATCATGAACATGCTGGCCCAGGTCGGCGACGACCACGTAGCTTACGGCAACGCCTTCGTCTCCATGTTCAAACCTTTCAACCGGAACCTGATCTGCCCGAAATGCGGACTGTACCGACCGGCTGAGGTCGTGGACTACAGCTTCACGGGCTTCCAGTTCGTGGCCAAATGCTCCAAGTGCCACGTCAAAGGCCCGCAGGACGTCAAAGACATCCCGACGTCCACCGACGATCTCAGACTCATCCGCTGGAACCCGCGGTCCATCGAGCTCGAGTACCACTCGCTGTCCGGCGAGAAGCGCTTCTTCTATGAGCCGCACGCCAAGGTCAAAGGCGCGATCAACAGGGGCGACCGCATCGTGGTTGAGAACACCCCGATGGAGATGCTCGAGGCGGTCAAGAACAACCAGAAGTTCCTGTTCAACCGAGGCGAGATCTACCACATGGCCAGCGGCGTGCCCGCGTCCTTCGTCGACGACACCGCCGGCTGGGGCCTGCCGCCCTTCCTGCCCAACTTCGAGCAGGTGGTGCAGCTGCAGATGCTGACTCGGTTCAACGAGGCCATCATGATGGACTACCTCGTGCCGCTTCGGCTGTTCTCGCCCGGATCGCGCGGCGGCGAGGCCGGCGACCCGCTGATCAACATCGACACAGGCCGTTTCATGCGGTCCATCGAGAACATGGTCAGGCAGCACCGCAGGGACCCGACGTCCTACCATTCCGTGCCCTACCCGGTGAACTATCAGGCCATCGGCGGCGAGGCCAAGCAGCTCGCGCCGGTGGAGATGCTCGAATACGCCACCGGCTCCCTGCTCAGCTCCATGGGCATACCGCAGGAGCTGTACAAGGAGTCGCTGGGCGCGGGCGGGCCGCCGATCGGCCTGCGCATGTTCGAGCGCAGCTGGACTGGCTTCGCGTCCGATCTGAACCGCTTTCTGGACTGGGTGACCGGCAAATGCGTGGAGCACCTCATGTGGGAGGACGTCCGCGTGAGGCTCGTCAAGACCTCCATCTACGAGGACGACGAGGTCCGCCAGACCAAGCTGAATCTGCTCGGCGCCAACAAAGTCTCCAACACGACGGCCTTCATGGCCTTCAACATCGACTATGAGTACGAGGTCGACAAGATCCTCGACGAGCAGGCCATGTTCGACGAGAAGGTGGCGGAGATGCAGAAGAAACAGCAGGACGCGCAGCAGAACATGCAGATGATGGCGACGCCAGGCCCAGCGCCCGCGGCGGGCGGCCCGCCAGCCCAAGGTGGCGGCCCAGGCGGCGCGGCAGCCCCGGCGGCCCCCTCGCCAGGCGGTGGCGGCGGCACGCTGGAGGACATGGACATGCAGGCGGACCAGACCGCACAGCAGATCATAGCCATGCCTTCTGGACAAAGGCGCTCCCAGCTGCTAAACTTAAAGAAGACGAACGACGCGCTGCACGCGCTGGTCGTCTCGAAGATACAAGCCTACGAGAACCAGGCCGGCCAGACCGGCGTCAATATGACCAGGCAGGGGCAGATCCCTGTGGGGCAGCAACAATAAGGAGCCTAAAATGGCCGACACATGGACCATGTACAAGCAAGCGTCGCGCGCGTTGAGCAAAAAAGCCGGGGCCAGCAGGCCGCAGCCGGCCGTCAAGCGGATCGCCAAGTCGGCCGCCGAGTCCGCGGCATGCCCGGCCATCAACAAGATCGCCTTCATGGAAGGCTACATGAGCAAGCGCGCCGCATCATTGTTGGACGGGGCCAAAAAGTTTTTTGGTGTGGGCGGCGGCGGGGGCGGTGGCGGCGGGGGCGGCTTGACACGGGAAGTGGTGAATCAGTATTCCCACTTCGTCGAGCCGAGCACGTTAGATGCCCTCAAAGTTTTGAAAAAGGCTAGGATACAAGCAGTAGGCGATCCAGCGGATACCGCGTTCAAGGTCGCCTACAACAATGCCGACACGCAGACACAGGCTGCATACGACTTACTGTTCCGTAAGTATAAGAATGGGCTCAGAGCAGAAGACTTAAAAATCGGGCATGCGCTGGGGGAGGGCGAAGGCTTCGAACACCTCAGCGACGCACAGAAAGACGTTGTCTACACGCACAACCCAAAGATGGGCGCGAAAAGACCGGCGCATATAAGGGCCCGCGCTATGAACGCGAATCCCCTGGACGCTTTCGGTAAGAAGCACAATATAGATCCTTCTGATGATGCGGAGTTGGCTCTGCTTTTCAACACCAACCCCGCCACCCGGATCGAGTACGAAGACATCTTTAAGCAGATGAAAACGGATGACGCCATAGCGGCGGCCTCGGAGAAGCCGAGCATGCTCGGGCCTTTGGCCATGGGCGCCGGCGTGACCGGCGCAGGCGTGGTCGGCGGCGGCCTGATGTTCGGGGGCGGCAGCAAGAACGGCGACCTCGCTTAAAGCTCCGTAGAGAAGTTCCAGCAGGGGCCAAGCGCGGCCCCTTTCTTTTAACTCTTCCCGCGGAACCCCCATGCCAGACATCCCCAAAGACGAAGCGGCGCCCTGGTCGCTCAACTCCGCGCTGAACGCCTGGAACGGAGCCACGGGCAACTCGCCCCTCGTGCAGGGCCTGGCCCTCGGGCTGCCCACATACTTCCTCACCAAATGGCTAGGGCAGAAAGCCGAGTGGGAGTACGCCCAAAGGGCCGCGGAAGCCATCGACGACCCGGAGGAGCGGGCCAAGTTCCTGGCGGACTCGTACAACGGCAAGGCCTCCGGCAGGCTGGCCGCCATCTTAGGCTCCGGCGTCGGCCTTTCGCCTCTGCTTTTCAACACAGGCAACATCGTCAACTCGCTGAAAAGCGACAACCCGCTCGGCAACCTGGGCAAATCCGTGCTATCCTACGCGCCGGTCGACAGCTGGAGCTTCGGCGGCTCTAAGGCGCCGGCCGCGCCGCCTAAGGAAGGGAAGACCCCGGGCATTGAGAAAAATGAGGCTGAGATCGAGAAGCTGGCCGACTACTACATGCGCGACCCGTACCCTACTGAGCGCCGGTCGGCCTCGGACATGACGCTCGGCAGATCGTTCGTCATGCCGATCATCCGCCCGCCGATGTTCCTGCACGAGCAGGACATCCCGCAGCACAACTCCATGGAGCTGCTGGCGACCCAGCAGCCGGTGCTCGGCGGCCATCTGACGCACACGCTGACGAACGGGCTGGCCAACGCGGAGCCGGGCGGGTCGGGCATGATCAGCACTTCGGACATATTCCACGGCTTGGTCGGCGCCGGCGTGGGCGCCGCGGCCGGCTGGGGCCTGGCCCATGTCATGGGCACCATCTTCGCCCAGCCGCCGGCTTTGAAGAATAAAATGGCCCAGTACGGGGCCATCGGCGGGGCTATACTAAACTCTGGGCTGGTGCCGAAGGCGGCCGGCTACCTTCTTAAGTAGGCCGGCTCGGACCGGCCTGCGGGCAATCAACAGACGCGCGTCTCGGCGTGTCGGAAAGGCGGCTGATCGAAATGGCTGACGTGAACGCATTAAACAGAGTGCTGCTGCCTACTGCGGTGGGCTCGCTGGCGGGGTACGGAGTCGGCTCCATGGACGCGCCGACGTCCGAGGACGTCAAGATCGCGCTTACCGAGCACAGCCGCAAGCGCATAGAGGAGGCGATGGACTCGCTGGTCAGGACGCGCAGGGTCGAGGAGCTCAAACGAAAGGTGCTAGGCGATGGCCAGACCCTCAGGCTTTGACGCCAAGTACGGCGCGCAGTGGTTCGACGGGCTGCCTTTCAAAGGCGCCCCCATGGACATAAAGAAAGGCGACCCCGACGACAAGCAGCCCGTGCTCAAGCGCGACGTGAAGATAAGGCAGTTCGACACCTCCTCGCCCGAGGATATGGCCGCATGGCAGGGCGTGATGCAGCAGGTGGCCGACGGCCTGTCGGTCGTCTCGTTCGAGGAGAAGCAGTATGTGCCCGAAACCAAATCCTGGCGGGTATTGGTCAGGTGGTTCGAGGAGTACTACACCAACCCGGAGACACCCCCGAAATGAATCCACTCATAGCAGATCAGGTGGCAGGCGTAGGCCAAGGCCTGCTGGACGCCTCCAAAGCGAACAAAGAATATGTCGACAAGGCCATAACGGCCGGCGGGCTGTCCGCCCTCGCGTCCGTGCTGATGGGCCTCGCCATGCGGCAGGGCAAGAAGAAGCCGGACCAGGGCAAGAAGCTCAGCGAGAGCCTGCAGCTCGGCGACCTGTACTCCGATTCGGCCGATCCCGCGGAGGCTATGCGGCGGATATACAAGGCCGGCGGCGAGAAGACCGCCATGGACAAGGCGGACCTGCTGGTCGGCGGCACCGGGCTGGCCATGGCGTCGGCGGCGCCCGCGGTCATGTTCGCGAACGTCATGAAGCAGCGCAAATCGGAATCCGCGTTGGACGTCTCCAAGAAAAAGCTGCACGACGCCTTGGCGCGCTACCACCATCTGCTCAAGAAGGAGACGCTGTCGGGCTCCGGGGTCGAGGTGGACGAGCTCAAGGATAAGGCGCACGCCATAGTCAAAGAGGGGGCCGAGAAGCTGAGCGTGCCGATGGCGACGCTGCTTAGCGGACTCGGAATAGCGGGCGGCGCGGGCGGTTTCAACATAGCGTACGACCAGGGCGCCAAACGGACGGAAGGCGCGGTGGCCATGAAGAAGATGCGCGAGGCCATCGAAAAGCAGCAGCGGCTGCAGGGCGCGCCGGCCACGGCGGACGTCGGCATGACGCCCGAGGAGATGATAGCCTACGAGGCCCTGCGCAGGGAGCATTCCGGCAAAGGCCGCAAGGCGCGCGTGGCCCAGCCCGCCGCGGAGGATCAGCGGAGTTCGGTGTCGGCCAGTCCGGACGACCCCGCCTTGAAGGATTTATTGGCGTCCGTCTAAAATAGGTGCTATGCCATGGCGGAACCCAAGCAAGAGCTGCCCGGGCTTGTCGGCCTGAACGACTACGACGCCCGCCGCAAGCTCATATTCGACTACGCGCTCGAGGGCGTCAAGACCAAATTCCCGGTGGAGAACACCCAGGTCAGACTGAAGGTCGACAACCTGGCGTACGACGACGATAAGAATTTCACGCCGATGGACCAGAAAGAGGCGCTGCTCAGCGGCGGCTCGCTGGGGCGCAAGCTGAAGGGCAACTGGGTTCTCGAGGATCTGAAGACCGGCGAAGTGCTGGGCCGGACCTCCAAGAAGACCATAGCCAACATCCCATGGCTCACCGACCGCGGAACTTTCATACGCAACGGCTCCGAGTCGAGCATCGTCAACCAGATGCGGCTGGTGCCCGGCGTCTTCGTCAAGAACACGGAGGACGGCAGGGTGGAGACCCATGTGAACGTCAAGCCCGGCACAGGCCATATGTTCAAAGTGTCGATGGACCCGGCCGATCCAGTGTTCGAGGTGATGGTCAAAGGCCGTAAGATCAAGATGTACCCGCTGCTCAAGGCGCTGGGGGTGCAGGACGCCGACATGGAGGCCGCGTGGGGCACCGAGATCCTCGACAAGAACCGCAAGCGCGACGACACGCGGTCGGCGGTGTCCGCCGCGCAGACGTTCGGCGCTTTCCGCAGGATCAACAAAACGGCGGACGAGGCCCCGAAGCCGCCGGCGCCGGAGCAGCCGGAGCTCGGCATAGAGGACGTGGCCGCCGCCTTTCAGAAGATGGAGCTCGACCCTGAGTCGGTCAGCTCCACTCTCGGCAAACCCTACGCCAACGTGTCGCCGGCGCTGCTGCTCGACGCCACGAAGAAGATGATCCTGCTCAACAGGGGCATGGCCGAGGCCGACGACCGCGACTCGCTGGAATTCCAGCGGGTACACATGGCGCATGACTTCATCAAGGAGCGGATCGTCAAGGATTCCGGCGGCATGATCTCCAAGATGTTGTGGAAGGCCACCGCGAAGCGGTCGCCGGACGCCATACCGGGCGGTGCGCTGGACAAGCATGTCGACGCCCTCTTCAACTCCGGTGGGCTCACCCAGTACGTCGAGGAGATCAACCCGCTGGATCCCTACGACCAGGCGCAGCGGCTGACTCGGCTCGGCGAGGGCGCGCTGGGCGACGCCGTGCCCGACGAGGCGCGCGCAGTGCAGCCCACCTTCCGCGGCTACGTGGATCCGATACGCAGCCCGCAGAGCTCGGCGGTAGGCCTGGACATGCGCATGGCCCACGGCGTGAAGGTCGGAGCCGACGGCCTGCTGTACAGGGAGATGGTCAACGCCAAGACGGGCGCCGTGGAGTGGGTCAGCTCGACCAAGGCGGCGCGTTCCGTCATAGGCTTTCCGGAGGCCCTTAAAAGCAAAGACGACTATGTCCCGGCCACGGTCAAGGCCGAGGGCCTGCAGTATGTGCATAAGGGCACGGTGGACTACGTGATGCGGAGCCCCGGCGACCTTTTCTCGACAATAAGCAATCTAGTGCCGATGGTGTCCGGGACGAAAGGCCAGCGGCTGCTCATGGGCGCCAGCTACCACCTGAGCGCGCTGCCGCTGCTGCACCGGGAGGCGCCGCTGGTCAGATCGGCGCTGCCCGACGGCTCGGATTCGCACAAGGCGCTGGCGCCTTACGCCGGCGTGGTCAGGGCGTCCGAGCCCGGCTTCGTGGAGAGCGTGGGCAAGGAGTCCATAAAAATCAAAGGCAACGACGGCAAGGTCAAAGAATACCCGCTGTACCACAACTTCCCTTTCGCCCGCAAATCCAGCATGTCCAACTCGGCGAGCGTGGAGAAGGGCCAGGCCGTCAAGACCGGCGACCTGCTGGCCACGAGCAACTTCTCCGACAAGAAGGGCGAGGTGGCCCTGGGTTTGAATCTGAGATGCGCGTACATGCCTTACAAAGGCTACCTGCACGAGGACGCCATAGTAGTCTCCGAGTCGGCGGCTAAAAAGCTCACGTCCGAGATGATGACGTCCGTCAAGATGCGCGACTCCGAGGGCGTGGAGCCTGGCCTGGCTTCGCACATGTCCAGCTTCCCCTCGGCGTTCAACGAGGCGCAGAGGCAGACCATAGGTCCCGACGGGCTGGTGAAGGTCGGCACCGTCGTCAGGCCGGGCGACCCACTGATCCTGGCCGTGAAGCGGCAGGCGCCGACGGTCGGCTCCATGGGGCGCAGGCTGACCACCGACCACGCCGTGACATGGGACCACCATGACGCCGGCGTCGTCACGGACTCCCGCAAGACCAAGGAGGGATGGCGCGTGCAGGTACGGGCCAACTCCGCCGCGCAGCCGGGCGACAAACTTTGCTATTCGGACGACACCGAGATGCTCACGTCGCGGGGATGGAAGCGCGTCTCCAGCATTGACACTGCCGACTATCTGGCTTCCAGGACCGAGGCCGGCGAGCTGGAATACGTGCAGCCGATGGCTATAGTGGACTACGAGTACGAAGGGCCGATGCACCTGGTGGAGACGACGCAGGTGTCGCTGATGGTCACGCCCGAGCACAGCCACCTGGCCAAGCGGCGCGGCGCGGACGCTTTCGAGCTCATCCCGGCGGCCGAGCTGTTCGGAACCAGATACAGGCTCAAGAAGGACGCCAAATGGAAAGGGTCTTCGCCTGAGTACGTGGACATGCCCGCCTACACGAGAAAAGCAGGCCAGGGCGGCGCGGGCGAATTGCTCGTGAAGGGCCGCAGGCTGAGTGTGGACGCCTATATGTTCCTACTAGGAGCCTACCTTTCAGAGGGTAACTGCTTCGCCTACGACGGCAACTACGGCATAGAGATAACGCAGATCACCGAGCCCAACCGGAGCGACATGCTCGCCAAGCTGAGGGAGTTGGGGATCAAATTCAACGAGGTTAACAATAAGACGAAGGTACGGCTGTACGGGAAGGACCTGGCGCTGCACTTCGAGCAGTTCGGCCGCTCGCACGAGAAGTTCATACCCGACTGGGTCTTCGACTGCGCCAAGCAGGACCTGGAAACGCTTTATGAGTGGCTGATGTGGGTCGACGGATGCCGCGTATCTACAAGCCACTCGTACTGCACGACATCCGAAAGACTGGCAGGCGACATCCAGCGGCTCTGCCTGCACATAGGCCTGGCCGGCACGTTGAAGCGCAGAGACGCGACAGTGGGCGAGATCAAAGGTAAAACTTATGCTCTCAGGCCGCGGTACGACATCTCGATATACAGACAGAAGCTGGAGCCCGAGATCAACCACGGGCACTGCAAGCGCCAGAAAGGCCAGCGCGAGGAGTGGGCGGCCTACTCGGGCCGCGTGTACTGCCCATCACTGCCGAGAAACCACACCGTGTATGTGCGGCGCAACGGCAAGACCTGCTGGTCGGGCAACTGCGGCAGGCACGGAAATAAAGGTGTCATAGGGCTCATACTCCCGGACGAGCAGATGCCGAAGGACGCGCAAGGCAGGCCGCTGGAGGTTCTGCTCAACCCCTACGGCGTATCCGGCCGGACGAATTCCGCGCAGATGATAGAGGCCGCGCTGGGCAAGGTCGCGGCCAAGACGGGCAGGCCCTACGTCATGCCGCTGTTCGGCGACGATCCGGACGGCTCGCTCATCAGTTTCGCCAAGGCCGAGCTGGCCAAGGCCGGCCTGCGGGACAAGGAGGACGTGTTCGACCCTTCGCTGAACAAGAATTTGAAAGACGTGTTCGTCGGCAGCCTTTACATGCACAAACTGCAGCATACGGCCGAGGCCAAGGCTGGCGGGCGGTCGTTCGGCGGATACACCCAGGACAAGCTGCCTTCCACTGGCGGGCATGACGGTGGTAAGCGTATTGGTAGTATGGAATGCGGGGCAATGTTCTCGCATGGCGCCATGGAGAATCTGAAGGACATGAAGCTGATCAAAGGCCAGGAGAACTACGACTACTGGCGCGACGTCAAGCTAGGCCGGACGCCGGTCATGCCGCGCGGCAGCTTCCTGTATGACAAATTCAGGGCGCAGATGCGGTCGGCCGGCATTAACCTGGAGGACCGCGGCGCGAAGACGCATATATTCGCGATGACGAACGACCAGGCCAAAGAGCTTACGCAGGGCCGCGAGGTCCAGAACACGGACACCTACGACGCCAAGAAGTTCACGCCGATAAAAGGCGGGATGTTCGACGAGGCGCTGACCGGCGGCGCTGAAGGCAATCTGTTCGCCATGGTCAAGCTGGACGAGCCGGTTCTGAACCCGATCATGGAGGATTCGGTACGGCGCATACTCGGCGTCACCATCAAGGATCTGGAGGCGCTGGCCTCCGGCGACAAGCCCTACAAGGACATGTACGGCGGCAAAGCCTTGAAAGCCAGGCTCGCGGACGTCAATCTGGACATGGAGCTGCTGAAGGCCCGCAACGCTGCGAAAGGCTCTTCCGGCGCCACGCGCGACGCGGCCGTCAAGAAGATAAGAGCCATAATGTCGATGAAGGAGCATGGCGTTCGGCCGCAGGATTTCATGATGGACGCCGTGCCCGTGCTGCCGCCGTCGTTCCGGCCGATAACCACGATGGACGGCGAGAACAAGGCCGCCGACGCCAACTACATGTACCGCGAGCTCATGTTCGCCAGGAACGACCTGCGCGACGCGGCCGCCATACTGCCCGACAAGGATCTGACCGACGCCCGCCGCAAGGTGATAGGGTCGTACAAGTCGCTCGTGGGCCTGCAGGACACCGACAACGCGGAGCTGTCCGACAAGAAGGTCGGCGGCATACTGGCCACCGTCTTCGGCAAGAGCTCGCCCAAAGTCGGCCAATTCCACCGGCGCATGATAGGCATGTCGCAGGATCTCACCACCCGCGCGCCGATCATACCGGATCCGACGCTCCGGGTGGACCAGGTCGGCCTGCCTTTCAACCGCGCGTGGGAGCTCTACGAGCCTTTCGTCGTCAGGCGGCTCGTGCGCGGCGGCATGCCGGCCACGCAGGCCGCGAAGGCCGTGGCCGACCGCACGGGCCAGGCCGAGGCCGCCCTGCAGGAATGCGTGCGCGAGCGGCCGGTCATGATAAACAGGGCGCCCACCATGCACAAGCACAGCATAGTGGGCATGTGGCCGCTGCTGGTCAAGGGCGACTCCATGAAGGTGCCCAACGGAATCCTGGCCCCTATGGGGGCTGACTATGACGGCAACTGCGCCGACTTTAACACAGAACTTAAATTAAGATTATCAAAGTCCGCGCTTGAGACCTTCGCCGGTCTAGGGTACATTGTCGGTGTCGATGGGACACTAACAAAGGAGACCTGCATGCAGACGGCGGACACAAAGGTGGCGATCAAGGCCGAAGGCGTGGTAGCTACCACGCGTATAGGGGAATTCCCCCGCGCTGGCGTACCTGGCAAGGACAGGAACGGGGCGGACGTGTACGAGGTTCCGGCAGGCGTCGAGGTTCTGACTCTCGACCCGGCTACGCTGAATCCTATATTCTCCGAGGTGACCACGTTCACGGAGGAGAAAGACTGCCCGTGCGTCGAAGTCGCAACCGACACGCAGTGCGTCATAGTCAGCGACAACGAGTCGCTGTGCGTGTTCGACCACGCCTCGGGCGCGCTCTCGAAGATGGCGCCGAAGTCTTCCGTGGGCATGTTCTCGCCTTCCGTGCGGGCCATGACCACCGGCGAGGACAAGCACTCCAGGGATCTAGGGTGGTGGGTAGGCGCCTTCGTGTCGGACGGATGGGTGTCTGGAAATTATGTCGGATACGCCAAGTCCGAGAAGGTTAAAAGGGACGAGTTCGTGCGCATCACCAGGGAGCTGGTGCACGACAACTTCAACAGCCGAGAGCACGCCGCCTCCAAGGGCGTCGATAAACTCGGCGACAGCGTTAAACTGCATTTGAACGGCCGCGAGCTGGTCGACGCCGTGCGTGGCATGGGTTTCGTGGAGGACGGGCCGGATAGACAGGCTCTCCGCAAGCGCATACCGCCGAAAATGATCTTCGAGGGTTCGGACGAGTTCGCCTGGGGGTTGTTGTCCGGATTGCTGGACGGGGACGGTACGGTGGCCGTCAACATGCACACCGGCAAGCCCAGGTACACGCTGCGCTTCAGCACCTCGAGCAAGAGCCTGGTGGAGGGGGTGCGCGCGCTTTGCTGGCGCCTCGGGCTGCGCTGCTGCGTCAGCACCACCCCGCCCAGGGGGCATAGCAAGGAGGCGTACGTCGTGCTTCCCTCCGTGGTCGACGTACGGCCGCACGCCGGCAAATTAAGCTGCGTCGGGGCTTTAGAGCGCGAGAGGGTGGCAGGCCTGGCGGCGGCCACACTGCGCCAGGACATCAGGGACTACATACCGCTCACGCTCGATGAGGCGAAGAACTTGAAAATCAGGGCAAAGGATCTGGCCGAGAAGGCGGTGGTGTCGGCGCTTGATAAAAGGAAAGCCACGCCTTGGTTGAACAGGCAGTATCTAGCCAGGTTGATCGCCGGCGACTTCGCGCTTGAGAAGGCCTTCGAGGCCCGCATGAATCCGCGGATACGCTGGGAGCACATAGAACGAGTGACAGACGCCGGCCGACGGGACGTGTACGACTTCGGCGTTCCCGGCTCCAAGGTGTTCGCCGTCGACAAGGGCCTGATCATCTGGGACACGCTCACCATCCATGTGCCAGTGTCTGACCTGGCCGTCAAAGAGACCGTGCGCAAGATGATGCCGAACAGGATGCTGCTGTCCGGGCGCGATTTCAAGCTCACGTACAAGACAGGCCACGAGTACGTGCACGGGGCCTGGCTGGCCACGAAGCCGCCGAAGGAAGGCAAGGCCGTCGAGTTCGACACCGCCGCCGACGCGAAGGCGGCTTTCCGCGACGGCAAGATAGATGTGGACACGCCTATAAGAATTCGAAGCAGGGACATAGGGGGTGCCCGGTGAGCTCCGAACAGTCGTCGATCATCCATTTCGTGCCGGCCGAGGCCGAGGCCGACGTCAAGTCGAACGGGCTTATGACCGCGCAGGCCCTGTCGGCGGCCGGCCGGCCGGAGGGCGCGCGCCACCTGGCCAGCTATCTGGCGAAGATGAAGTTCAAGCCGGAGGCCAAAGCGGCCTACGACAAGGCGCTGGCGGGCGTGGCCGCCCCTACGGAGGATGAAAAGGCCGTGGCGGCCATGAAAGCCGTCCGCGGCGACACGCTGGCCGACTCCGGCGGCGACTGGGTGTATGGGTTCACCAAGGGGCAGGCGGAGCGCGTCCGCGGCATACTCGCGCGCAACCGCTCCAAGTGGCTGGACGGCAGGGTGCCGTACGAGATAGACCTGGCCGGCCTGAAAGCGGCGGATCTGCTCATGAAGGCCGAGAACACGGAGGCGCGCCAGATACTCGCCCAGCGCATAAAGGCCAATCGGCTGGCGGGCAGATCGCTGCTGCACGGCATAGAGCATCCGCGGATCATGGTCAAGGGCGGCGTGGTGCCGCCTAGATTTCTGAAAAGGATCGAGATGCTCAAAGAGGGCGGCGATACGTTAGAGAAGACACCCCAACTCTCAAAATCGGGACATAATGGAATGGACACACCCTTCGACCTGTATCTGACGAAAATGGCGGCGGCGCCACGGGTTAAACCCACGTTCGCAGCCGGCGGCCTCGGCGCCTCAGTGCCTGCCGAGGTTAAAAAGAAGCTGCTCGGCACGCCCGGCAAGGCGAAGCGGAAAGTCGACTTCGAAGAGCTGGTCGACAAAGGGGCGGTAGCCGATCCTTTCCGCAAACAGGCCGGGTGGCGTGAAGAGGCGGCCGGGTTGAAGGATGGCGTGGCCGACTGGGTGAAACGCACATCCCAATGGGCGCGAGACCCGCTAAGCTTAAAAGCCCTCGCCGCCGCGCCGGGCAGGATACTCAACGACCCCGACGCGATGAAAATGGCGAAGACCGAGATAGGGCCTTCTGCGGCGAGCCTCGCAAGGGTGATAGACGACAAGGCCGAGCTTAACAAAAAATGGAAGCCGGCGGTGGACGCGGCGCCCGATACACAACTTATCGACAGAGCGCAAAAAGCCTATGCCAATCCAGTAGTCCGCGAGTTCGCGGCCAAGTCCGATCTGGATAAGCTGCGGACAGGCATAGAAGGCATTCCGGCCGGGTACGGCGCCTATAACACGTACAACCACGCGGCCGGCTGGCTTACTCGGAATTATCCGAACGCGACGGCCGTGCTAGACACCGTAGCGCCTAAATGGTCACCTAAGGCAAGGGAGTGGGTGGCGGAGCGGACCATCGACAAAGCCAAGGCCGGCGAGGCTCAAATGGCGGCGGCGCTGGACCAGAATAAGGGTAAACTGGATATGGCGCAAAACCTGGCGCCTTTCTTCCCCATGTGGGAAGGTTTGAAAGGGGCGGCCGTCGGCGGGGCCAAGCAGCTGTGGGCGGGGGCGCCTGGATTCATAGAAAAGACGCAGGCCGGCGCGCTGCGCGCCGGCGAGCCGCTGGGCGGAATAGACAGGCGCGCGCTGGCGCCTATGCGAAATCAAGCTAGCTAACGAGGTATTGAAAATGGGAACTCCGTTCGACAATCAGTTGGAAGACATGGCCCGCGAAGGCCTGAGGAAAAGGGCCGAACTGGAAAAGCAGGCCTTATGGCCCGCGCTCCTGCTTAACGGAATACCGCTGGCTGCGATGCTGTACGGCGGGCTCAAAGGCATAGGCGCGTGGGGCGATCTATGGGGCGGGCTCAAAGGCACTCTAGGCGAAGGGTTCAAAAGTCTACAGGGCACGCTGGGCAAGGATAACGCGCCTTTCCTGCACGGAGTGGTCAAACCGCCGCCGGCCGGAACCGCCAAGCCGGGCACGGTCAAATAGCGCTCAAAAAAGAAAGCCAGTCTGGCATAATAGAATGTAGGCTCGATTTAGCCGTTCCGTTTTCGGAACGGCTTTTCTGTTTTTAACGGCAACAACAAAACAAGAGGGGGACCTATGAAGGAAGTGCTGTGGGGCGAGTACAAGCGGGCGGCCGACGACGCGGCTTATTGCGCGCGCGTGCTGGAGCGGGTGTGGTCAACGCCTGACAAGACGGAGTGGGCCGCCAGGGCGGCGGCCGCCGAGGCCAAGGCTGACGCCGCCTGGGGCATGTGGGCGGCGGCATGAGCAACTGACTCAAACGGAAAGAAAGGAAAAAAAGATGACGCAAGATTCCGACGACATTACGCTGCTCGAGGACTATTCGGGCATGATCAAGTCCGGCGACTACGCGGACGCTGCGCACTTGCTGGCCGCGGGGAACGGCTTCTCGGCCCACTGGACGGGCACGGCCGTCGACCTGGACATGCTCGACGCGGCCGCGGCCGCGGACTTTCTGAAGTGGTTCGCGGGCTCGATCCACGGACTGAACGAGCGCGAGCTCATCGACAACCTGTGGCCAGCCAAGGGCGAGGATCCCGACGACATGGACATCGAGTAAAGGAGCGGACGATGGAGATCAAACTGACAAGGCTTGATAAGCCGGCGTTCATACCGGTGAGCGGGATGTCGTTCCACGGCTCGGCCGAGCTTATCGGCTGGTACGTGGCCGAAGCCACGGACCGCGGCAACATCCTGGCCGAGATCGACCCGGCCGACCTGGCCAAGGTAGGCATGGGCGACCACGTGGACCGCGACGTGCCGCTGGTGGCGGTCATTTACACGGACGAGGACTACGTCAAGCACCTCGTCATCAAGTACCTGCTGGTCAACTACTCCAGCAAATACCACTACACGCTGGAAATGGCTATGGGCCAAGGGTCGGCCCATTTGAACAGCATGGTGCAGGCGCAGCTGACCCGCATGGGGGATCTTTGGTCGGACGCGCTGAAGTGACGGGCGGCCATGTTTGATCTTAAGTTCCTTGAGATCGACTGCCCGGACCCGCTGTTCCTGCCTTTGCGCGGGACCGCCCACCTGAGCGTGGCCCGCAGCTTCATCCAGATGAGCTGCGCCGGCGGCGGCCCGGAGTGGGACTACGAGCTGGGCCGCAACGACTGCGACGCCCTGGCCTTCGAGCTGGCCGCGGCGGGCGTCGCCGAGCTGATGGTGGACAAGCCGGTCAGGCGGGCCGCGATGCAGCCGGGCCAGGCCTGCGTCAGGCTGCGGCCGACGCGGTCGGTCCGCAGGACCGTGATGGAGGCGCTGGACGAGGACCATAGCCGCTATGTCTACTACGAGGTCGGCAACGGCGACCTGGACGTGGTGGCGCGGATCACGCAGGCCGTGTGGCTGCCCGGCCAGGGCTACCAGCAGTTGCTGTACGCCACGGCCCATGCCGTGCACCTGACGCGGGTGCCGGCGGTCATGCTGGCGGTCGGCGACAGCCAATATTACAGCCCGCGCAGCACGCTGCCGATGCGCGGCGCCGGGCCGCCGGTGCTGCTGGATGAGCTGCGCGACGCGGTGGCCGGCATGACCGCCGGCTGGCTTACGCTAAGGGGCGGGCCCAAAACGGGCGAGCGGATGGCCGCGACGGTACGATTATTAACAATGTAAACGGGAGTTTTATTATGGATATCACGCACGCGCAGCTCAAGTCGTTCATCCCCGCCGGCCGCCGCGCCGGCCAGGCCATCTTCCTCGCCGGCGCCCCGGGCATCGGCAAATCGCAGGCCATCCGCGAGGAGGCCGTCGCCAGGGCCAAGGAGATCGGCCGCGAGTTCATCGAATGGAACAAGCAGTCATACGAGATGAAGTGCCTGCTCGCGGACGGCGCCGAGGCCGCCCGCTACTACGTATATGTGGACCTGCGCCTGGGCCAGATGGACCTGGGCCAATTGTTCATACAGGCGCTCAACGACAAAAAATATATGCAGATGAAATACCTGGACGCCTTCGTGGCCCTGAGCCACAAGGACGTCGAGGGCATGTTGTTTCTGGACGAGTTCAACCTGGCCAGCCGGGTGGTCATGGGGTCGTGCTACCAGCTGATCCTGGACAAGGGCATCGGCTCGCTGACGCTGGCGCCGGGGGTGCAGATCGTGGCCGCGGGCAACCGCAAGGCCGACATGTGCAACGTGACGCAGATGCCGCCGGCGCTAGTCAACCGGATGGCGATGTTCACGCTGGACAAGCCGACCACGTCGGCCTGGATCGACTGGGCCTGCGCCCATTCCATCCGGCCCGACATCATGAGCTTCCTGCTACAGCACCCGGACCTGCTCACGGCGGAGCCGTCCAAGACCGGGGCCAACGACGCCAGCTTCGCCACGCCGCGCAGCTGGGAGGCGACCAGCAACATGCTTGACGCCCTGGCCTACGCCAAGGCGGACAAGGATGGCGAGCCGGTCCGGCGCGAGCTGACGATGGACGACGCCATGCTGGCGGCCGCGTCGCTGGTGGGCGACAGCCACGCCACGATGTTCGCGGCCTTCTGCATGAACACGCAGACGCTGGACGCCGACGCCATCCTGGCCCGGCCCGAGTCCGTCAACAATGTTGGCCGCCGGCCCGACGGCAGCGTGGACTTTTCCGTAAGGTGGTCCATCGTGGCCGCCGTGGCCGACCGCGTCAAGACGGAGGCGTCGCGCAAGACGAAGGCCACCGTGGTCCTGAAGCGGGCCGTCCTGGTGGCCAGCGCGATCGAGGAGGGCGAGCTGGCCGTGGAGCTGTGCCGCTTCCTACGGGTGTGCGGCGGCCTGGAGCCGTTCAAGAACGCGGTGATGAGCCTGGCGCACGGCGTCGGCCCGCAGACGCCCCCGGACTCGCCGGACATACCGGCCGCGTATAAGGCCGACTTCGCGATCTTCGCCAGGCTCATGCGGCTGGCGAACATACAGGAAATGGCGAAAAACGTGGAGTGACTATGGCCAAAACAAATCCGGATAGCTTGGTCAAGTTCGGCGGGCCGCACGCGGACTGGGTGCGGCTCAAGGCGTCGGCGGCCGAGATCATCGTGTTCGCGAAGGCGGCGCTGCTGGACAAGCACCCGTTCTTCGGCGGCCTGACCGCGGGCATGCGGGCCGTGGTCGACCCGGGCACGCCCACGATGGGCGTGGCCGCCACGGACACGCTGTATTACAACCCCGATTTCGTGCGCAGCCTGTCCGCGCCGGAGGCCGTGGGCGTCATGGCCCACGAGGTCATGCACGTGGCGCTGAAGCACGTGCTGCGCGCGCCGAAGATGGACCGGACGTGGAACATATCCGCGGACCTGGTGATCAACGCCATGCTGCTGCATGTCGGATTCAAGCTGCCGGCGGGCGGCGTGCTGCCGGACGGCGACGACAAGTACGCGTTCACGGCGGACCCGGCCAAGTGCGCCGCCCACGTGTTCCCCGACTGGGCCGGCTTCGAGCTCGCGCAGGGCGCGGCCGGCGTGACGATATCGAACTGCCGCGCCCGCCACATGGAGGAGGTGCACCGGCTGTTTACGGCCGTGTGCCGCGACGACCCGGACCAGCGCGGCGATGGCGACGGCAAGGCGGGCGAAGGCGAGGGCAAGGGCGACGGCGACCTGCCGGGCCGGCCCATCGACTCGCATGACTGGCGGCCGCCAGCCGACGAGGCCGAGCATGCCAAGGCGGAGCGGGCCGTCAACATGCGGGTGGCGCAGGCCGTGGACGCCGCCAAGCGCAAGGGCAGCATGCCCGGCGACTTGGAGCTCATGGTGACCGCCCTGCTGGAGCCCAAGGTGCGCTGGCAGGACGTGCTGCGCAACTACATGACGGCGGCGCTGTCCGACGAGCAGACGTGGGCCCGGCCGGGGCGGAGCTCGTTCGGGCTGGGCATGTACATGCCGGGCAAGGCCCGCGACGGCGGCGTCGAGTGCGTGATCCACATCGACACCAGCGGCTCGTGCTTCCAGCAGGGCCCGGAGTTCCTGTCGGAGGTCGTCGGCATCATGCGCGACGCGCAGGCCACCGGCCACCTGCTAATGTGCGACGCGGCCATCGCCGGGGAGTGGGACCTTGAGAGCCTGGACGCGGCCTTCGCGATGCCCAGCATCAAGGGCGGCGGCGGGACCAGCCACAAGCCGGTCGTGGACTGGATCCTGGAGCGGGCGCCGGACTGCAAGCTGCTGGTCACGCTGACCGACGGCTGCAGCGACATGCCCACGACGCTGCCGCTGCTGGGCCGCCATACGAGCGTGATCATCGCGCTGCCGGTCGACTGCGTGGGCACGGCCCCGCGGCTGGACCATCTCGGCACGGTGCTGCCCATTGAGTCCGACGCGTGCTGATAGAGCTGCGCGACGCGGCCGGGCTGGCGTACGAGCTGATAAGGGTCGACCGCGGCGTGGCGCTGCGCTGGCCGGGGCCGGGGCTGCTGTTCATGCCGTTCCTGCTGGACGCCGGCCACGAGGCGGAGGCGGCGGAGCGCGTGACCTGGCGGCTGCACTCGCGGGCGCTGGCCCGGCTGTGGCTGGGCGGCGCGGCGCGGGTCAGGCTGCCCGGCCGGCCCGAGCTGACGTGCGCCACCGACCTGACAGCCATGCTCGAGAAGTCCGAGGCGCTGCCGCCGCCGGCGTCGCCGCCGGACGCCTACGCGGTGTACGAGGAGTACGGCGAGGTGCGGCGGGTGTGGCTGAAGCGCGGCGGCTACTCGTCGACCTGCGCGCCCGTGCTGGCCACGCTGGCCCGCGACGGCCAGGGCGGCGACACGGCGCTATGGCCCACGGAGCCCACGCCGATGCGCGAGCGGCCGGGGCGGGTCACGGCCTGCCGCGGCAGGCGGGCCGCCGACGCGATGCTGCTACTAGAGAGGGAAGAGGCGCGTACGCTATTGGGCGAAATGTGAAAAAGTAAAGGGGATTGGCGATGAGCGACGCACTTGCGCGTAGCAGAAAGGTAGCAGTAGTAGCATGACGCAAACGATAAAGCTGACGCTGATGTGCGACGTGTCGTGCGGCGAGCTGAACGCGCAAACCAAACAATAAGGAGTCAAAATGGCCAAGATCATAACTGACAAGGAATTGCTAAAGGTGCTGGGTGGCATCATGAGTGCCACGGATGACAGGCAGACGTACTCGCGGCTGCTGGAGGATCTGGCGACCGTGGCGGCCGACTACACCGGCTGCGAGGTGGGCACGGTGAGCCCGCCCGACGACATCGTGGCCGCGTGGACCGTGGGCATAAGGGCGGGCGACGACCCGCTGCCGGAATTCTGGGCTAAATATGACAAGGACGGCGAACTATGATCGAGGTAAGAATCGAGCGGGTGTTCGAGATCGTAATCGGCGACACCAGCGCCAAGCTGAGCGAGTCGGAGGCGCGCGACCTGGAGACCTGCCTGGCGGTCGCGCTGGCCATGCCGGCCAAGGTGGCCAAGCGCGGGCCGGGCAGGCCGCGGAAGCCGAAAGGCGGCGCGCAATGACTACGCCGCGCACGCTGACGATCATCCGCGACGACAAGTGCTGCTCGTCCGAGTGCCGTTGGCTGTGGGCCAGCACGTGCCTGCTGTTCCGGGACAACGGCGAGCCGCAGCACCTGTTCAAGAACGGCGACAGCCACACCCCATGCCCGGACTGCGACTACGCCATGGAGAACCTGGCGGACTTCCGGGCGCGGCGGCAGGCGCAGCAGGACGTCCTCGAGGACAACCTGGCGGTGTTTATATGACTGAGACGGACTATAAGACACTGGCCAGCGATCTGGCGCTAAAGCTCGTCACGGAGCAGGCCAAGCGCGAGGCCGCCTTGTTGCGGTACGCGGCCGCCGAGAAGGCGCTGGCCGAGGAGAAGGCGGCCCGGCAGGAGATGCAGACGCTCTGGTCCGCTACGCTGAGGAGCCAGGCGGCTAGCGCGGCCAGCGCCGCCGAGAAGGCCCTGGCCGAGGAGCAGGTCAGGCTCAAGGACGTGAAGAGGGAGCTGGCGGCTAAGCAGGCCAAGTGCGAGGCCATGGCGCGGGAGCTGGTGGATGAGCATGCCCTTATGATGGAGGCCAAGGGCCTGCGCGAGAATGCCGAGGAGGCGTTGGCCAGGGAGACGGCCCGGGCCGAGGCCGCCGAGCAGGCGCTGAAGGCACTGAAGGCGCTGACCGAGAAGATGGCCACCGAGAAGTTCCGGCACGAGGTCGACGAGAGGGCCTCCACCACCATCGACTGGATGAATGCCTCTGACGAGCTGGAGGCCGCGCTGCGCGCTGAGGCCGCCGCTGCCGTCGATGAGGCCCTCGAGAGGGCCGACCGGCTGACCGGCCGGTGGACGGCCGTCCCGCTCGTGGACGCGGATGGCAACCCGACCGCATGGCCCAACTACGCGGTCAGCATCGCTGGCGAGGATGGCGCGGCAGCCATAGCGGCCGACATATCCACCCTAAAGGCCCACGAGCAGGCCATCACCGATGCATGCACGGAGCAGCTGCTCAAGAATATGGGCTTGACGTCGAATCCGCCGCCCACGTCCATCGGAGTCGACGTCAGGAGCGTAGGGTGAACGACGGCTGGCTGGTCGCCGTGCTCAAGGCCAAGGCCGAGTACGAGCAAGCGGCGACGCAGGCCAAGGCCGCGGACTCGGCCGACCTGTATCGCATCAGGTCGATCTACGCGGCGATGGAGAAGCGGCAAGCGGCCGTGCTGGCCAAGGCCCGCGCGTGGGCGCAGGCCGTGCGTGATAGCAAACAAGACGAAGAAGGGAGCGCGGTGTGATGGAAATGACGGTGACGAAGACGCACGAGGCCGGCTACGCCCAGGCGCTGCACGGCCTGGGGCTGCCCAAGGGGCTTACGAGCCGGGTCAGCCCCGAGGCGGTCGCCGAGTCGCTGGCTATGGCCGCGGGCGGCGACACGCTGGGCGACAGGCTGATCCGCGTGTCGGTGAAGTGCGCCAGGGCGGGCAACGGCCATGAGTCGTACCTGGAGCTGATCCAGACGTGGTGGCTGATCCGCGCGCCGCTGTTCTTCTGGCGGCAGATGGACCGCTACCGGATGAAGTCGCAGATTTCGGAGTCGACGATGCATACGCTGCGCGGCCAGGAGCTGGGCCAGGGCGACTTCCTGCACAGGCTCGACGAGGCCGAGCTGGATCGGCTGAACGCCATGATACGGGACCCGACCGCGGACAGCGAGGCCATCGCCGCCAGGCTGCCCAACGGGTTCATGCAGTCGCGGGCGGTGTGCGCCAACTACCGCGAGCTGGCCGCCATCATGCGCCAGCGCAAGGAGCATAAACTGGGGGTCTGGCGGACGCTCACCGACGAGGTGGCGCGCCAAGTGGACCACCCGGAACTACTTACATAGGACAGCGACATGAGCGGACAAAAGAAACTCGTCATCGAATTCGCCATGGCGCCGGGCTGCGAGGACCTGGTGCCGACGCAGGCCAACCCGGACGACACCGGCTGGGACGTCAAACTGTCGATGGACTGGCTGGTCCGGGCCAACGTGCCGACCGTCATGCCGACGGGCGTCGTGGCGCACCCGCCGGCCGGCTACGGCTTCACGCTGCGGCCCCGCAGCGGCCACACGTCGCGCGGGCAGCTGGTGCAGCTGGGCACGATAGACCACGGCTACGTCGGTGAGATCGGCGTCATCATGTTCTCCAACCGGCACATCCAGTTCCACCGCGGCGACAGCGTCGCCCAGCTGGTGCTGGAAAAGGTGCACGCCGCGACGGCCGTGGTCGTGCCGTGGGACACTAAACGCGAGACGGCCCGCGGCGCCAAGGGCTTCGGCAGCAGCGACGCGCCATGAAAGTCAAGCATAACGGCGTCATGGTGGACGTCTGCGAGAAGGGCTGCCCGGGCTACGCGTGCTTCTGGCCGCGCACCGACCCGGGCGTGTTCACGCAGGGCCAGGGCTACAAGTCGCGCGGCAGCGGCCCGGCGGGCTGGCTGTGCGGCACCCGGGAGATCCACGGATGCCCGGACAAGCCGGTGAGGACAACAACCACAACCAAGGAAAAGCTATGAACGAGAACAGGATGGCGAAGCTGCGGGACCTGCTGCGCGTGCAGGACCTCGACGGAAACTGGGACGCCAGCAGTTACATGCGCGGGCTGCGGAACGGGCTGGAGCTGGCGTTGGCCGTGCTCGAGGACCGCGAGCCGGCCTACAAGGAGGCCGCCGCCTTCAAGGCTATCAAGGAACGCGAGGCGACCGCGCCATGAGCATCCTGGCGAAGGAGGCGGCTCCGTGAAAGATCCACTGTCCAGGATCGCCAAGCTGTGCAGAGACAACATAGCGGCGTTCGGCAAGAGCTACGACCCGCGCTACCCGGCCAAGCCGGGCCAGGCCAAGGGCCGGCCGATGACCGGCGCCAAGGCGGAGGGCGCCGGAGTGGCCGCGTGCGCCGAGGAGGTGCTCGCGGAGATACGGGCCATCAGGCGGGAGAACAGGCGGCAGGCGGATAGTCAAAAGGAGCTTAGATGAAGACCACCGTAATCAAGATAACCCGATTGGAGATCGAAAACAACCGCGGCCAGAAACTGCAGCTGGATCCGGACGAGGCGTTGGCCCTGGCCGACAAGCTGCCGGCGATCCTGGTGGACATGGGCATCGACACGGACATCAAGCGGCAGGCCGCGGCGCTCGAGACGATCTGCCCGTGGTGCGGCGGCAGGAAGAAGCCGGATCACCATATCTGCAAAAAGTGTGCCGCAGCCCTCGACGACGGCATCCACACCGAAATCGCTCAGGCCAAACACAAACATTCCATGGACGAGGCCGCGTACCACGCCGCTGTCAAGGAGATTTGGAAGCGCGAGGCCGCGCGATGAGCGACGACGCGCCGCTGACCATCGAGTCGGACGGCGGCGTGCTGATGCACGGCGGCCGCACGGTCCGCATCCAGTGACGACGGACATCGACGGCGCGCCCATCGACGAGCACGGCTACGAATATCTGCGGCCGGGCTATCCGGGGGCGGACGCCACCTGGCAGGTGTGGGTGCCGCCGGGCGGGTGGCTATCCTGCGCGGACTACGGCGCCGACTGCGAGGATAGGACGCGGCGCAGGGCGTCCGCCGAGATCGACAAGCCGCGGACTCCCTGGGACCAGCTGGACACGTGCAGGACCTACTACGTGACCTGCCCGTACTGCGGCCACGAGGACCGCGACGGCGGGGAGCTGTTCGGGTCCAGCTACGACGACGAGGACGCGGAGAACGAATGCCACAAATGCAACAAGCTGTACTACATCAGCCGCCAGGTGGAGGCGGTCTACTCAACGAAAAGGAAAGGAGAATAAGCATGAACGATGAAGTGCTATCAGCGTGGGCGCGGAATAGAATCAAACAGCTGGAGGAGGAAAACCAGCGGCTGAAAGTCGAAAAGATCCGCGGGGAGCCCGAGCCGCGGATAGGCGCCCTGCGGTCGCAGCCGCGCGACGGCCACATTATCGTGCAGATATATCGCGGCCAAGCCATAGGGTGGGAGGACGTAATGGCTCCGTTGGACGCTCCGGGCAAACTGTCGGCCGACAAGCAATTTGAGTTGCGCGCCCACGTGGCCGCCACGCTGATGGCGGGCATGCTCTCGCGCCAGGGCGAGTACGTCGGCATGGTGGCGGACTCCGTGCGGATGGCCGACGAGCTGCTGGCCGAGCTGGCCGGGCAGGTGGCGCCATGACTGACAAATGGGCTGCGTTCTTGGAGGCCACGGCGGCCGCGGCCGAGGCCGCCGACGAGCTTACACGCGAGCTCGACGACGGCAGCGGCATGCCGACAAGCGCGGCCGCCGAGCTGCGGGCCGAGCGCGACCGACTGAGCACACTGGCCGACGAGGCGTGGGACGCGTTCGTTCAAGGCGATCCGCCGTGGCCGGCGGGCATGCCGCGGTGTCCGTTCTGCGGCTGCGCCACGGGCTACATCCCCGTGCAGGGCTGGGGCTGCCTGCTGGTGGAGTGCTGCGTGGACCGTGGCGGCTGCGGCGCCCGCGGCCCCTGGCGGGATAGCGTCTCGGAGGCCGTCGCCGAGTGGCGCAAGGTCTGCGAGCGTGCGAGCGTGGTCATAAAGCACTGCGACGGCAGAGTGCGCGGCGTGTTGGCGAACACGTCGGCCATCGACGTGCTGCTGGTGGACGACAGCGAATGCCCGGCGGACATGTCGCCGGCCGAGGTGGCCGAGACGATGGCCGAAATCGCGGCCAACCACCGCGTCGAGCTGCCGGTGGACACGCCGTGGGTGGCCGATGCGCTCTAACAAGTGCTCGCTGTGCGGCGTCGAGGCCGCTGTCACGTACGGCGTGAGCCGGCGGGCCACGCGCAAGGCGTTGCGGGCCATGGGCGCGCCGACCGCCGACATCGTCTGCCTGTGCGGGCCGTGCATGGACAAGGCCGCCGAGCTGGGCTCGAACCGGCCCGTGCCGGCGGCGGAGCTGTGGGAGCTGGGCGGCCACGCGGCCGAGCTGGCCCGCATGGTCGAGGCGTGCGCGCCGCTGCGGCCGGATGGGCTTACTGGCGAACAGGCGTCGGCCGTAAGGGCCGCCGCCTACGAGCTGCGGGAGCGGCTGTCGCGGTTCCTGCGCCGATAACAAATCAAACAAAGGGGATCGTATGGGAATTCACGTAGGATTCGCATCGTTCCGGGACAGCGAGATCACGGAGCGGGAGGAGCTGCGGGCGGAGAACGCCAAGCTGCGGGCCGCCGCGGCGGCGCAGCCCGACCCAACCAAGTTCAGGATAATGGACCGCCGGCTCAGCGCGGACGGCAAATACACGGCGCTGGTGGCCATCTACGACGGCTGCACGAACTACGAGGGCGTCAAGCTCCTCATCATGCGGGGCAACTGGCTCGACCGCAAGGTGGACCGGCTGGATCCGCATTTCAATCCTGGGTCGGCCGTGGTGGCCCGCTTCAGCCCGGACCAGGCGGGCACTGATCTCGCGTCGGATCTGTTCGGGTTCCGCGTGGGTCGGTTGGCCGACACCCGGATGTGGGACGCCACTTGACAAAATATCGAAGTGGCTTTATAGTGTACCCCGTGCTACGATAGAGCGGCTTCATAGCATAGGCCCTTCTATGCAAACGAAGCGTAACAATGATGAACAATGTGTAACTAGGTGCAATCCCATGAAACTCGCTGAATACACGTCAATGTGCGTGTCGAAGCGCAGCCAGCGACTGGCCCACGCCATAGCGGAGCACGAGGGCCGCAAGGTGTACAAGGCCATGGAAGTGGCGCTGGACGACTACGTGGCCCGTAACGGCATACCGCTGCCTGAGGCCAAGCCCGTAAAAGCCAAGCAGGCACCGATGGTGCAGGCCGAACTGGAATTTTAACTAACGTCAAAAACAACAGAAAGGAACGGACAATGGCGAACAGCAGCGAGATGATGGCCCCGGCCACCTCCAAGTGGGCGTTCGAGGGCAGGCAGATGAGGATCGAAATGATCGACGGCGAGCCATGGTTCGTCGCCAAAGACGTGTGTGAGTGTCTGGGGTTGGGTAATCCGACTGAGGCTCTCAAGCGACTGGACGATGAGGAGAGCACCCTCATTTCAATTGAGGGTGCCAGCAACGGCCTGCCGGTAAACGCCGTCAACGAGTCCGGCCTTTACAACCTGATCCTCGGGAGCCGCAAGCCGGAGGCCAAGCGGTTCAAGCGGTGGGTCACCCACGAGGTGCTGCCCAGCATCCGCAAGCATGGCGGCTACATCCTCGAAAGCAAACTGACGGAGATGCAGCGCGACCCGCGGGTCATGGGCAAGCTGTACATGGACCTGGCGGACGAGATGGACAAGCGCAAGGCCGCGGAGCGCAGGCTGGACGAGATGACGGTCGTCGCCACGGAGCAGGACGGCGTCATCCAGCGGCTGCTGCCCAAAGCGCAGTACATGGATCAGGTGCTCCAGCCGGACAACCTGCTCAGCGTCAACGTGGCGGCCGCGGACCTGGGCGTGTCGGCCATCAAGCTGAACAAGTTCATGGTGGCCCACAAGCTGGTCTACAAGCAGGGCAAGGTCTACATCCCGGGCGAGAAGATCAAAGACAAAGGCTTCTTCGACTACAAAAGCCACGTCATCGCCTTGGAGGGCGGCCAGTCCAAGACGGTCGAGCACCTCTACCTGACGCAGACCGGCCGCAAGTTCGTGGCCGAGCTGTTCGACAAAGAGCGCGGCCCTAAGCTGAGCGCGTGACATGAGCAAAGACGACGTGAACATGAGCGACTGGTGGTTCGAGGGCAAGCTGGTCCGCGTGGAAAACATAGACGGCGCGCCCTGGTTCGCCGCCAAAGACCTGCGGGCCATCCACGGTTGGCCGCGGGGCGCTGAGATGACGCTGCCCGCCTGCGAGCGCAGGCCCGCGCCGGAGGCCGGCCGATGAGCGGCCTGCGCACGCGCATGCAGGACTGCGATGACGCCCTGGTCGTCATGCGCGAGCTGGAGGTCGAGCACGAGTTCGACATCCACGGCAACAGGGAGATGCTGGCGGTGGCCTACAACATCAGCCACGACAACCTCGAGCTGGTGGCGCTGTCCCGCGGCCCGGGAGCCGGCGACGACCGGGTGGTGTGCGACGACGAGGCGTTCCTCCCCGTCGAGGTGCTGGCCATGGCCGCCCACGAGCTGGATCGGATCGCGCGGACGGAACAAGTCCACGAGGATGAGTACAGACAGCTGCGCGACTACGTGCAGGACATCGTCGCCAGGCGCGACGACGAGGAGGACCTCGAATGAGCGGCGGGTCATTCGACCATCAGAACTATCGGCTGATCGACATGGCCGACACGCTCGACGCGTTCGCCTACCGCTGCGCCAAAGGCGAGCAGGATGAGTATGGCAACCGCTGGCGGGCCGAGGCGCGGACGCTGGCCAAGATGCGCAAGACGGCCAAAGAGCTGCGGGTGCTGGAGCGCAAGCTGCACCTGATCGACTACTGGATGGCCGGCGACAGCAGCGAGGATAGCATTCACGCCGGGTGGCGGGAATGCGAGAAACCTGTATCGGAAGGCAACTAACACAGCAAGGGAGAGTAATATGAGCAACACAGTGATCAACGGCAGCAAGAATGACAACGGCGGCGACAAGAGCTACGAGGAGTTAGTGGCAAAAGAGGCCAGACGTATCAAATTGATGGTGCTCACCGGAGTGAGCAATAAGTATGAGGGTCCGTTCGTATTGCCTTTCGGGTCTGATCTGCCGCCGCTGCCTAAAGGGTATTTCTGGATGACACCACCACTGGCTCAGGCCATGTTGTCCAATTCCATCGGCAACCGCAAGGCGAAACGGGGCAAGGTCGAAGCCATGAAGCGCGACGCGCTTGCCGGGCTTAAGGCTGATCGCGGTGAGCATCGTCAGGGCGCCCCTAGCGGCCAGTGGTCCGGCTACGCAGGCACCCCGATACGGATCGACGAGCTGGGCCGGTCGCTGAACGGGCACAATAGGTTCCTGGTCGTGATTGAGCTAGGTGTCTGCATAATGCTGCCGGGCATAGACATCGTGCCCACGTCGCAGCTGAACCACCGCGGCTGGCTGCCCGGCGAGGATATCGGAACCGTGCGGTCAAAGGCGGACAGTCTGAAGCAGGACAGTCACGTGGTGGCTGCCGCCGAGCTGCTGTTCGATCTGGCCACCAACATCAGGGGGCAGTACACGACTGAGGGTGAGATTGAAGCCGTGATCGAGGCGTTTCAACCGGAACTGGATCAGATCGATCTAGCCTTTAGCAAGCGGAAGGGGGTATCCACGGCGGCGATACAGGCCGCGGTGGTCCTCGCCGGCACGCCGGACGCCTTCGAGCAGTATCGGGCTTTTTGCTCGGACTGCAACGAGCGCCACGGCGTCAGGCTGACCAGTAAGCTAACACTATTGAAGAATCTCCTAACGGGGGCGACTGTCCCCAAAAACGAAGGTGACAAGGAGATCTTCTCCGCGGAGGCCGGCAAGTCCCTCTGCGGCAGGAAACGTCAACGGGCTGACGCGGAAACACCGGACGTCGTGGACGTGGCTGCCTTCAACAGGGATATCCTTGAGAAGGCCACCCGTGGCCAGCGCGGTAATCTCAAAAAGATGGCCGTGGCCTACATGGCCTTCAAAAACAGCAAACGCCTTACGCTGCAACGCAGCGAGGCGGACATCCTGAATGCCTTGCAGGAGATGCGCGGCATCGTCGTCAGGCGATTACGCACCCGTCTGCCGAGCAGCGTGCTGGCCAAACCGAAAGACCCCGTGCTTAGGGGGCCGGCCATCTCGAAGACCGGAGGGGCTAAAGGGGTGGTCGAGCCCCCTAACGAGACCAAAGGTCTTAAAGATATGATCGATCATCATAACGAGTCAGACGCGCAATAAACGATATAAAAGGAGGCCCCCATGGCCATCGATGCTCTTTGCGTAAACGCAGTCCGCCGGCCCGGGCTCAGGATGCCGGACTACGCCAAGGCGGCGCCGCGCGGCGAGTGGATCGTGACGTCGGATCCGCCGAAGGTCTACGCGCCGGACAGGCTGCGGCTGTTCGTCACGGGGCGCGGGCTGCCCCGCTGGGCCGAGCACAACACGGCGTTCGGCGACGCGTGGGGCCGGCCGCTGGACAAGCCGGCCAGCCGGGACTACCTGGCGCTGGTCGTGGAGGGCACCGCGTGGCTGCCCGCTTTCGGGACGACCTGCGGCGTCGAGGTGGTCCAGGCCCCCACGGCGGCCGACATGGCCGTGCTGCGCACGCGGCTGGCCCGCCGCCGGCTGGGGGCCATGTAGCGTGCCGCTGGATGTCTGCGAGGGCGCGTGGCGGCTAGACTGCCACGACCACGTCGACTGGGGCGACAGCTACGTGGAGGTGGCGGCCATCTACCTGACCAAGTCGCGCGGCGCGCCCCGGTGGCGGCTCCACCGGGACATGCCCCTGGCCGACTGCCTGGCCCGCCTGGGCGACATGCGGCCATGGGCCGGCCCGGCCATAACCTGTGCCATGTCGGACATGCTGCTGGCGCCCGACGCTGACTTCATGGAGCTCCGGTCGGCCGGCCAGCGCACCCGGCGCAGGCTGCTGGCCACGCTGCGGCCGCCGACGCCGGCGGCCGTGAAGGCCATCCACGCGGCGGCGGCCCGGTTCAGGCTGGGCGCCATGTGACAAACCAAGAAAGGAATCGACCAATGACCATCGACATGATGCTGCGGGCGGCGTGGGCCGCCCTGCCGAAGTCGGATCCGCGGCGGGCGCTGCCGCAGTGGGCCACGAGCGATGCGACGGCCTTGACCTGCAGCCACCTGTTCGGCCCGGGCTACGCCGCGTGCCGCCTGGCCAACGGCTACAAGGAATGCTATCAGTTCACCCTGATCAACGCGGCCGGACGGTGGCGGTTCCACAGAATGTGCATGGAGCTCAAGGACTACGCGGCCATGCACCTGGCGTGGCCCGGCCGTAAGTCCGCCGACGCGGTCAAGCTGGCCAAGCCGCGGGCCTACCTAGGCGCGTGGCGCGTGAAGACGCAGGCCGTCGAGGACTACCCGTACGAGCGGATCGAGCACCTGACGTTCATAGGCAGGGGCAACGCCCGGCGGCCGGCCTGGGTCCAAAGCGACGCGATGGACAACAGCGACGGCTGGATGACGGGCAAGCCCAAGGCCAGCGCCCTGATGGAGGACATGGTGGCCGAGGGCGCCGCCGGCCCGGGCCGGGCGGGCGAGATCGTGCTGGAGTTCGAGCAGCTCGAGGCCCCGAGCGCCGCGACGCTGGCCGCGCTGCGCCGGTGCGTGGCCAGGCGCCGCCTGGGGACCATGTGATGCTCGCCGACGACTTGGCGGCGCAGGCCGCCCAGGCCATGGGGCTGGCCGCGCGCCAGTCCAACTGGTGGAGCAGCGAGCGCATGCCGGCCCCGGCCTTGCACGCCGCGCGGCAGGCCGCCGTGGTCGACTACGTCGTGCGGCCGGGCTGGGCCGCGTGGACGTACATCGACAAGCGGGGCGAGACCAGGGCGGCCCAGCTGAGCCTGATCGCCTACAGGCTGCCCGGCGACCGCTACGAGGTGCGCGCCACGGCCGCCGAGCTTGCTGACTTCGACCGCATGTGGCTGGCCGACCACCCCGGCGGCAAGCCGACCGAGCGGCCGCAGCCCAGGCAGCCCAAGCCGCCGCCCGAGCTGCGCGCCCTGTGGCGCGTGGAATGCGATCGCGAGACCGCGGCGGACGGCTCCACGCGGAGCAAGGTGTTCCTGGTCGCGCTGACGGGCCCGGCCGGCATGGCCGCGGCCGCGGCGTGGGCGATCAACTACGAGCCGGACCCCGTGTCCGCGATCGGCATGTGCCGCATGAACATAGCCGCCGACCACCGCATACACGGCGGCAGGCCGCCGAAGGACTGCTGCTGCCTGGGCAGGTGGCCGGGCATCATGGACGCCGGCCGCCGGCCGACGCCGGCCGACCTGGCCCGGCTGATGGACGAGGGCAGGGCGCACTTCGGATCCGCCAGGGACGCGGTCGAGTACACCCTGGTGGCCACGCTTATGGCCCCGGACGCGAAATTGGCCGCGGCGCTGCGCCGCAGATTGGCGCGACGCACACTAACTAGAATGTGAAGGGATTTTAATATGGCAAGCAATGTGGCTCATGGCAAGACCAAGGACTACGCGGTGCTGGACAACTTCGTATACAACGCCGTGCCGCGCGACATGGCGCGCGACGGCACCGGCTGCGGCGGGTTCAGCGGCGCCTGCGGCTGGCCGAAAGGCGAGCCGTTGTTTCACGTTAAAGACGGCATCCTGCACAGCTACCGCATGCCCATCGGCATGCGGTGCAAGGGCGGCTTCGTGGTGGCGTCGGACTACGGTCAAAGCAGGAGCACGACCCGCCACATAGCCCGGTACCGCGCGTTCATCGGCGCGGGATGCTCGCCTGGCGGCGTGCCGGTGTCGGC